TGTGTGATATGTGGACTTGGGTGAGGGTGTGATTGTTGATGGTCTTGATCTTGGATGAGGGTGTGATGTGTGATATGTGGACTTGGGTGAGGGTGTGATTGTTGATGGTCTTGATCTTGGATGAGGGTGTGATGTGTGATATGTGGACTTGGGTGAGGGTGTGATGTGTGATATGTGGACTTGGGTGAGGGTGTGATGTGTGTGATCTTGGATGAGGGTTCAACCTAATCGGCGATAATATTTCGGCGGAGGGTGGTATATGGTTGCTTGATTCGTTTGGGTTCTGGGTGAGGTATCCCTTTGCGTCATCCTCGTCCATCCTGTGCCATGTGACCATCCCCTCCGGGGACCCTTTCCCTATGGCACTCACTTCCCGCTATATATAAACTTCCCTATTGTAATAGGTAACCGGAAATGAGTAGGATAACGATTATTGAATCTGAAAACGATAAGCGATAACTCATATCTGGTCAGTTGAAATGAGTACCCGGTCACATGTCAAATCCGCCACCGCCACATATCCTCTTCCAGTTTTTGTGACATGTGACCACCACCGCGACCGTCAAATATTTATAATGATGTGCCGAACTTGATTGTGATTTGAAAAAGATTGAAATACTTTTTCTAATAGTTGTTGGATGCAGTTATCACGGACAACGAACAACAACAACAACAATATGGCTTACTACAAACACGAGAACTATTTCAGCGAGAAGGAGATGACTGGATGGAGTGAAGAGCGCAAGGCTGGACAGCGTGAGTTGAATTGGGATCTTCGTCTTGAGCATTACGCGGTGAGAAACCCGGGGATGTTTGTGAAGATGACTGACGAGTGGGCTGCTGGATTCAAATGTGTGGGGGTTCCTACGATGAAGATGCTTTACATCCTGAAGCTTGCGAGGCAGAACGGCATTGTGTCGAAAACTGTGCTCAGGTTTTGCAGTGCTGAAGAGCATCTTTTGGAGCAGCGTCCCAACTTTTCGAGTCCTGCGTCTGTTACGTTCAACGATGCAGCCTACAGCGCCAACTGCCGCGCGGCTGTACCTGGGATGATGCCTGCAAGTTCTACTGCACGCGCTGCTGCGAAACTGAAGCGTGAGAAGAAGGCGTCTGCTGTGTTGGCGCGCGCTGCTGGAAAGACTGCTGCTGCTGAGAAACGTGCGGCCGAAGAAACCGCGTTTGCTCTGGTGGTGGCACTTGAGCGCACTGCTCTTGAAAAGAAGATTGCTTCCACGCGTAAAGCGATGGGTGTGCGCAAGAACGAAGAAAATCCGGCATCTCTGTGCCAACTGATTGGTGAGTGGGAATCTGAGATGATGTTGCGTATGTATGCTGCGCGTAAGTAAATGTGTGACATGTGATGTGTGACATGTGATGTGTGACATGTGACCCCCAAAAAAACAAAATACAAATAGTGTATGTTTTTTTTTGATGATCCACCGATTTTTCGAGTTGGTTGAATAAAATTGAAATACTTTTTCTCATATTCGACGGATGACAGCTCCCTGACTCAGACAACCCAACAACAAATGATGACTACTGCTACGACCTACTGGACTGCTACTGCTGCAGCAACTTCGACAACCCTCTATGCGCCTCCCGTGAAACATTTACCTGGTGTCAAACTTTCCATTGAGGAGCGCAACCAAAAGAGTGATCAGCACCAATTCGGTCTGTGCGGCGACTGTGACGCCGGTCTTGACGACCGCGCCGACTTCATCATCGGGAACCACGCCACGTACACACGCCTCCTGTGCAACAACTGCTCCGCGTATTACGCCGAGGCGCGAACGGCTTTACGCGTTCGACGATTCCTCAGATCCATTGACGATGTGAATGTTTGATGACATTTTATGACATTTGACCCCAAAAAAAACAAAATACAAATGGTGTATGTTTTTTTTGTGACATGTGACGATCACCCGTTGACATGTGACGATCACCCTTTTTCAAGTTTTTTCATGTTCCGCCGATTTTCCAAGTCGGTTGAATAAAATTGAAATACTTTTTATCATATTCGACGGATTACAGATCCCACCAGACACACAGACAATGACAACTACGATGAACCAGACTACGGCACCTGCCACCACCTCCCAAGACTACTGGACTGCTACTGCCGGATTTGTTGCTCTTTTCGCAACTGAAGAATCCACGCACTGTGAAGAAGTTTCCGCACTCACCTCGAAATGGAATGACCACAAATTTGGTCTTTGTTGTGAGTGCGATTGCGGACTTGATGATGAAGCCGACTTCGTCATCACCGGCAATTTGAATGACCACGACATTGTGCTCATGTGTTACACCTGTTTCACTAACCTTACTCAAGAATCACCCTACTACGCTTATTAAAAATCACCACCATACACGCCACCACACAAATTGTTGATTCGGGGGGATTATATCCCTTTTTTATTCGGGGGTTCCGCCCCCCAACGGCGGGATCTACGGGGGTTCCGCCCCCCAACGGCGGGATCTACGATCTATCGGCAGCTACGCTCCATCCTCTGTATAATCCTCCGTCCATCTTTACCTACGGTCCATATTCACGGCAGAGGGGCTCGGTCTCGTTTTATCTGGATTGGTTTGTATTGTTCGAGAGATTTGGTTGTTGTTAGTATTTTAATCTATATAATCTCTCGACATCACAAGTTTAACCGGTTGTCATTCATTCTGTATAATCCTCCGTCCATCTTTACCTACGGTCCTCCTACAGAGGTAGGAGCGCCCGCTTGGCGCGTGCTTCCATATCGACGGTCGCTGTGGCTGGGGTGGTTTTATTCAGGGTTTGCTTATTGCTTACAATATCAATAAACAAACTTAAATACAACCCCGGTTATAATGTATAACCATGGACCCATTCAACATCGTAGATTTGATTGAAAACAATCCGATAACCAAGTTATCGACCACATACCAAAACACGCTCCTTACGAAAATCAAGGCGAAATTTACAGAAACAGAACAACAACTATTTGTGGCGAGTTTTTATGGATTTTTAAAATATAATACCAATACTGATTTTGTTATTGACTTGGATGATGTGTGGAAGTGGTTAGAATTCTCAACAAAGCAAAAAGCAAAAATATTACTTGAAGCTCAATTTGTTAAAGATAAAGACTACATAACATTGCTTAACCCACAGGTTAAGCAATCCGACCACACCAGAGGCGGTCACAACAAAGAAATATTTATGTTAAATGTTGCTACTTTCAAACGTTTCTGTTTAAAAGCTGGAACAAAAAAGGCGGATGAAATTCATGAATATTATATTAAACTTGAAGAAATATTACACGAAGTGGTTCAAGAAGAAAGCAACGAATTGAAAACGCAGTTGGAACAAAAAACTATTGTATTGGAACAAACAACCATTCTATTGGAAAAGACAGAGAAAACAAACGAAAAAATCAGAGAAAAAACATTATTGGAACAGTTTGGACGCAACACTCAGTGTGTTTATTACGGTAGCATCGATAATGTTAGTGACACCAATGAACGATTACTTAAATTCGGAAATTCAAATAATTTGGCAGGTCGGGTCTCTCAACACAAAGAAACATATTCTAATTTTCGGTTATTGAATGCTTTCAAGGTCGAAAATAAATTGCAAGTTGAAAATGAAATGAAAGAGCATCCTTTGTTTGCTGAAAGGCAACGAACCATTACTATCAAATCTAAAAATTATATCGAATTATTGAGTATGAATGGATTGACATTTACCATTCTTGATAAAACTATAAGGGATATTATCTTAAGCAGTGAATGTAATCCCGAAAATTTCAAGAAAATAATGGATGAAAACAAACGATTGAAGAAAATTATAGAAAGTCACAATCAATTCAACAATATGAATGAACTCATCTTATTAAGATCTGAAAACAAGCATCTGAAAATTGAAAACTTGAGAATTATAAAGAAATATAATAAAGGAGGTCCAACGTTCACTGCACCCGCGTCTACTTTCACGTTCGATCCTCATTCTGATTCTGATTCTGATTCTGATTCTGATTCTGAACCCGAGACGGTCACTGAAAAGGAGGTAGAAAATTATGGAATTGTCATTAATCGTATTAGATCTAAAAGACGAGATAAAAGTGATGATGGGTTCTTTCACATTGATGGGTGCACTTATGAATTATTGGAAGGCACGCGAAATGATGTATGGAATGGTCGCGCCTATCAAACTGCTGGGGGTTTGATCAAAACGGATCTATTGGTAAATAAGGATGGCAAAATTGTTTCAAAAAATAAGTATATTGAATCCGTCATAAATAACAAGTTAGATGTAGTTAATCAAAGAAAACGTCTCCGTATAGTTTCCAAAATAGAGGGGGTTCCGCCCCCCAACGGAGGGAGCTACGCTCCATCATCTATATAATCCTCCGTCCATCTTTACCTACGGTCCTCCTACAGAGGTAGGAGCGCCCGCTTGGCGCGTGCTTCCATATCGACGGTCGCGGTGGTCCTGTGTATATACATCATTTTCTTCCTATTCAACCATTATAACTCATCATCTCGAGATATTTTATCACATATTAGTATTTCATATTATATACACCCTTATGGGTAACCGGGAATCGGTAATATACCTGCTTTTGAATCATTTAACCCTATTACGCTCTCATTCTTTTAAAGGGGTTTATGATATGCTACTTTCACTCTATCCCAAATAAAATTGATTCTACTTTTTATCTTATACCTATATATCACCGGGGTAGCACAGCGGAAGCGCGACGGGCTCATAACTCGTAGGTCACAGGATCGAAACCTGTCCCCGGTATCTTACATTTCGGTCGGTTTACAGAACCAACTCGTCAATGCTAGTGACGTTATTACTAAACAAGCAACCTCTCATCGGTGTGGCGCAGAGGCCTAGCGCGCAGGGCTCATTACCCTGAGGTCGTATGTTCGAATCATACCACCGGTATCTTACAATTCGTCTGCTTTACAGAAGCAGGTACGTCAATGCTAGTGACGATAAACAAGCAACACTCTATATACCCCTGTAGCACAGCGGAAGTGCGCCGTAAAAACACCGTCTTCTACCTTTTCGACTATCTTCTCTGGATGGTACGTCTTGAGGATGGTTATTGGCTTATAACCCGGAGGTCACAGGATCGAAACCTGTCGGGGGTATACACCTTTTTTTCTATATCTATTCACTAAAAAAAAACATCGGGTCTTATTCCCTTTGTTTTTTTTTCATCATCATCCGTCACATGTCACATCATCATCCGTCACATGTCACATCATCATCCGTCACATGTCACATCATCATCCGTCACATGTCACATCATCAGCATCACATGTCACATTCAATCTACTTCGATTGTTTGGGTCATTTCATTCCACATTCCCACCTCTTCGCTTGTTTCGGCGTCATATACCACACCTTTTCCTGATTTCAGGTACTTCACTCCTTGGTATTCCATCTCAACCACTTCCACTTCCTCTTCTGTCTCTTCTTCCACCAACATCACTTCTTCTGTTGCCGCTACTTGTGCCTGCATTGGCACTTCCACCTTTGCCGACGCCTTTGATGCTTTCGTCACTTTCACCTTTGGTTCTTTTTCCGCCTTCGCTTTTGGCACTTTTTCCACTTTCGCCTTTGGTTCTTTCGTCACTTTCGCCTTTGGTTCTTTCGTCGCCTTCGGCACACTCACCACTTCCGTCTCCACTTCCGTCATCACTTTCGTCAACACTTCCGTCACCACTTCCGTCACGCCTTCGGCGGTGGTTGCTTCAACTTCCACCACTCCCTTCACTTTCGACACCTTCGCCTTCGGTACCTTTTCAACCTTCTCTTTCAACACCTTTTCAACCTTCTTCGGTTCCTTCTTGCTCGCTGTTGTCATCGCTCTCGCCCATGTCTTGTATTCCTCCAACATCTCTTTCATCTCCGTCTTCACTGCTTCACTCACCTCTTCCTCTTCCTTTCCAAACACCAACGACATCTTTCTCACCAATCCACTCATCATCATCTCCATCACGCTCGTTCTTGATTCCATTCTTTATTTCTTCTTTGCTTGATCTATACTACACTTTCTTTTACCTTTCTTATCATTTCAATTTTTTACATTTTACACTCTCTTTTCTCTCTTCTTACATTTTCTTTCTACGGCGACCACGACCACGACGACCACGACGACGACCGGATTATTTAATTCTCCGGCGCCAAAGACCCGTAAAATAGTTTAACACGCTTATTCACTAATATTTTTGATACATCATAACTACTTATACTGAGTCCTTCCAATGATTTTACGCGGGAAAGTGCAACATAACTTTGCCCGGCTTCAAATACCCCATCGCCGATATCTATTATACATCGATCCAATGTCGCACCCTGACTTTTGTGAATTGTAATCGCCCATGACAAAATCAGTGGGATTTGCGATACACCTATACCTGGGATATTATCACTGACCCATGTATGATAATTAATCACCATTTCTAGTCCATTATTAAATCGAACTACCGGTAATTCCGGCGACGTTTCTGTCATACGAATGATAACCCCTTGACTTCCATTACAAATGGGAGTGGATGCAGTTGTAACCGCCTCTTCCATATTGATCACACACATCACTTGTGATCCCACTTTCAAATGAACGACCTCGTCACATAGTATACTATTTTTAAGTGAAGCCATCTCCATTGTTATGCGTTCTTGTGTCTGTGAAGCGCGAACCTGACGCTCTTTATCCGATAATGGTAGATCGGTTACGTATTTCAATTGGTAAGAATATGTACGACTACTGGGATCCATTATCGCCAATTTCTCCATTTCCAACCGGTTGATTTCATCGACGCGTGACCGTGTAGAGTAAAGCAGTGTCGGTTTTGTTTGAGGCGTCCCATCTTGAGATACGTCAGGTAAAACCACCCCCACACGAGAACGCAGAATCTCATCCGTTCGACGAGTAATCCGCCCTTCACGCACCTGATTCAATACTTGACAGTAGACAGGATCATTTTGTCGAAATATCTGTTTCAATTGAATGTGGTTAGGTTTAGGGAACGCCGAGAACCAAGATTCACTTTCAAAACAGAATCGTGCATTGTCTGGGTCTTCGGTATTCACACCTACGGGTGGCAACTGGTAGAAATCCCCGCAAAATATAAGTTGAATACCGCCGAATGGTCGTGAATGGCAGTTCCTCACGGTTTTACCGACAATATCCAAAATATCAAACAAGCGTTTCGACATCATACTTACTTCATCGATGATGAGTGTGCGCGTCTTTCGCCATTCCTTCTTCTTGAAGAAGTTTTTATCGACCTTATTGACAATTCTCTCGACATCCCCATTCGCAAGTCCAATACCCGCCCACGAATGAATCGTTTTGGCCTTACAATTCAGCATAACTGCCGCGCATCCTGTCAATGCACAAACCTGGATATTGTGTCCATGTTGTTGCCCATAGTTGTAAATCTCTCGAATGAGCGCGGATTTACCTGTTCCACCAGGTCCAGTTATGAATACATTTTGTCCGGCAACGTATTTCGCAAATGCATCCTTTTGTTCGGGAGACATCATTAGGGACGTAGGTGAGGGTGCGAGCGCGGGTGCGGGACCAGGTTCGGGTGCAGCAATAAATGCCGAATCAGGCAATTTTTTGACTGTTGTATATTTTCGAATATCGTGATTGGGTGCTGATATAGAGGTCATCATGGCGGTTGTCATATCTATATTCAGGTAATAGATTTCAATTTATCGGGTTGAATTGCTTTATTTTCTTTTCGATCAGTGTAATATAAGATATAAATCCATCGAATTATATAGTATACAATGAATACTACGAATATATCACATTATTCGTCACCGGCGAATGCAGTACCCGATAATATATATTCAACAACCACATTTTTGTCACCAATTGGTGGTGGTATACGTGTTAGCAGTCCAGACAAAAAGAATACAACAATTTCGTCCGATATTGCCAACGATTATTTAGAACGCGTTAAAAAATCGCAGATTATTCTTGAAAAATATCCGGACAGAGTACCTCTTATCATCCAACCGTCAAAAAATGACAGGGACTCTTACCCTATAGACAAGTCTAAATACATAACTCCGAGAGATTTGACCCTTCTTCAACTTCAGCAGATCATCCGCAAACGCGTCAAGTTTCCCGCGGAAAAGGCGCTCTTTATGTTTATTAATAATAAGATATATCCGATTACGGCCGTAGTTGGAACGATATACGATACACACAAAGATGCGGACGGGTTTTTATATGTTACGTATTGCCAGGAAAGCACATTCGGAGGCACCGTGTAAATAAATATAGATGTATTCGTATAACAGTATAAAGTGATGATATATGTTATCTCTTTTTACAAACACAAAGAATCTGATATATAATAAAATAATAAATCCGGTTATTGTAAATAAACAGACTATTCTATTACAACATTCACAACAAATGTTTGTGAATGATTCATCGTCGGGGTCGGAGACTGAACCTGAACCAGAACCTGAACCCGAGATGTTACATAAGAAGTTATTCGACACGGATATACCGAATAACATAATAACCACCGATTATGAATTACAGGAACTCATTAAAATAACAACAAACAGCAATATCAATATTGATAATGTCGTTTTACATAAGAGATTTGAAGCCAAATTGGCGAAACATGAAGACACGATATTTAAAACCAAAATGCGGTTATTATATGTTATTATTGCGAATAATCTATACGGGTCGGTATTTGAAGAGAAAAAACTATACAAACCCAATAAAACACACTATCCCACCGGGGTTTTCAGGTATAATGATTATATTATTCGTATCGATGATTCGCCCTTTTGTTTTTTCGATGAAGAGCAGGTTATCACCGCATTATACAAGTCTAGTACCATCATCGATGACAAATACAAAAACATCATCATTCCATATTTTACGTATATCAATATGAAAAAAAATGCTAATGGGAATATTTGTGATTGCGACCATGACCCGTGTGGTTGCGCTTATGTGGGGGATAACAGTTCATATTGCGACGAAGACGCAGCATATGACGAGGATCTTATAAATCGAAAAACAGAGAAGGACTCGCCTAATTATTCACGCATATTTTATAATAAACTGCGACATAATACCATATCGTTTAGTATTCAACCGTATGTAAAAGATACCGAGTCATTATATAACTGGGCGAAGGATAATATTAAAGATAATGTCAATATTAATTTCACAAAAATAAAATTCGAGTTTTTTACGGATCTGTTTTCCAAGTGTGCATTGTTACTTCAAAAATTACATTCTGTTGGAATAGTCCATGGTGATATAAAACCGGATAATATACTGATTAAAGAAGATGGTCATTTCAATATCAACGATGTATCGAATTTCCGGTTATTTTCGGTATATTTGATTGATTTTGGTCTGGCCGGTAAGGATAGTGTCGGTATCGGGACTGGTGGAACCGTCCCATATTGCCACCCAGAATTTAGAAATATACACGATACAAAACGAACCGACAAATACAACTGGGCTGTTATTAAAAAGAAACACGATGTTTGGTCACTGGGAATGACATTTATTACGCTGTATATGAATAATACGTTTTACAGTTATTATCATAAGTATCCGTCATATTTCTTCAATTCGAATGGATATGTTAGCAATCTTGTATTAGATTCTATCGCAAATCCACAATTACGGCGATTATTTATAGATATACTTTCGTATGATTCAATATCGATAAACGATGTATGTGATAAAATACACGAATTACAGAGCCCGGTCAAGTAAGCGTCACGTCGCGTCGCATCACACCGTTAATGCATGCGCCTGCGCCTGCGCCGGCACCGATGCCGATGTCAACACCAATGTATTACTTTCGGTCTCAATGACTGCCGGCACTGCTGAATCAGAAATAGGTTCTCCCAATACAGAAGATATAACTTGCTTGTCCACTTCAGGTACAATCGTAGTTACACTGAACGGGTTATTATTATTTCGTAAAGACGACGGCAAATATTGGTTATCATAATGTTGGGGATTTATAGGCGATGCAGCCGACTGCGACGAGGTCGGTTCTTCCTTTTTCACAATGCTGCTGCTGCTTCGACCTGACCCCCGGGTTGTGTCTGGTGCTACGGGGGAGAGCGTCGATTTGAATTGATCTGGAATATATGCACGTTTTTCCAATGTGTCTCGTTTTATGTTGAGATTCTGAAGAACATTCATCATTGTGAGTGGTAGAATAGAAATCGAGTTCATATGTGTGCGATATTTGAAAGAGCAAACACTCGTTTCAGGCACTATGAACTGAACACTATACCACCAATACGCCGGTATATACATTATCATCCCCTGGAATAATTCCACTTCAAGTGTCTTGATTTTATCGAAATCGTCCTGGTATTCAGGTTGCACTTTCCACGGGTTAACTGGAGAACGGAACTCGAATACATCATAATCGCTGATTGGATACAGGTATTTGCTATCTTTGGGTGGGATCAATAGGATTTTAACACGACCTTGTGTGACAAGGAAGTAATTACGATAATTCACTTCGTATCGTAAGGGCGTTGTCGTTGAAACCGACGCCATCATGATGTCATACATACACGTAGATACCATATACGGTCTCAAAAATTCATCATTTAATTGAAACACCTTGACTAACCCAGTTTCATCGATGAAATCGGAATTATTCTCGCTAATATACTTGGCTTCGGTATCCTTCTGGAATACTTCGTGCGCGATTTTCAGTGTGACTGGAATATAAAGAACCGTATTATTGTTCGCATTATCAGACCCTTTTTGCAACTTTTCGAGGGTTGATTCACCGTCAGGTGCTGACCCCGACACATCCCGAACCTGGATATCAAATGCACGATAATTTGTAGTTATACCATGATAAGATAACGCAGTTAGTAAATGTTCATTATAATATTCGAATGTAGTGGGTTGTCGTATATCACATACTTCTTCTAAACGTTGTTTTGAAGGTTGTTCTATTTCGTATACTTCTAAATCATTACTACGTTTCATATGAAAATGGATATGAATATATAAGAACAGCACGATACAAAAAATAAAGATGGAAATTATCAACATAATCGGTTCGGATCGGATCGATTCGAAATATAAATATTATTATTATTATGCCCGAATACTAATATTTATAGGATTATACTCAATTACTTTTATGTTAGATTTCGTTGATAACTAATGCGATACATGAATCTTGTGGAAAATGTGGAGGTGTGTTTTCGTATTCTTCATCATCGTGGTGCGTTTGCGCTGGTTCATCGCATGGTTCATCGTTGATTTCATTGACTTCGCAGGCGTCTTCATTGACTTCGTTGACGTCAATGGTAATAGATTCACTCATGATGGCGTGGCTCATATCTGGAACGATAAAAATAGAGACATTATTATCCACGGAGTCATCTGACGATGCGTTATGATACAATCCATTATCATCTATTTTAGATTGTTCATTTGAATCATTGCTCATGCTATGACTTAGACTGATACTTATGCTATGACAATCTGCGTCGGCGTCCGCGTCTACGTCCGCCTCGGCGTCTACGTCTAAGTAGTTGTGTTGTTGATTCAATAAACGCATAACCATTGTATTCATTTCATTCAACATCTGCTGTTGTGAATGAATCAATGACCTTAATTCTTGATTCTCCTTTATGATCGGTTCGACCTTAAGAATAGTCTCCGAGAGATTGGTTTCATTAACAATCTTATCAACGATACCTTGGACAAAGTCGCGACTATTGATTAAATCATTCATCACAGTATCCATTAATAATACGGTTTCGTCTTCTTCTGCGTCAGCAATGTCGGCGTCGGCGTCAGCGTCGGCGTCAGCAGGCGCATCAACAGCATCAACAGTCGCTGGACCGGCACTTGCTCGGTCTTTTCTATTATTTTGAGACAATTCATCCAAACGAGAATGAATATAATCAACACGATTGACCAAATCATTCAATACATTATCGTGTTCACCGATCTTTTCGTCGTGACTTTTTAAAATCACAAGTGGAGGCGGTGTCGCACCAGTAGATGTAATCATGCTGACAAATGGCGTAAGAACGGGTTGGGGCGTATTATTGGCGGTAGTTCTATTACGTGAATCCAGTGTAGTAGTTTCGACAACGACGTTAGAGACCCCGTATTTGGGATTCTGTCGAGGAATCCCCTTTTCATAAATAAACTGTGGTTCATTCTGCGACGACGAGGACGACGACGACGACGATGACGCCTGCGCCGCAACCTTGACAGGCGAATTCATCTTTGGTTGCATACTAGCCACCATTTCCATTTCTTGCACCATAAGCATACGCTGTTTAAGAATCTGGGTTTGGACCTCGTTCTGTTTATGAAGTATCCTTACTTTTTCAGGCGGCATTGTAGACCCCTGAGTTTGGATAAGTTTTACTCTCTGCTCGATTTGCTGCTTAATCAACTCGATATTTTCATACACATTAATCGGTATTTGTTGCCCTGGTGGAGTCTCTAATACCGGGGGTAGACCTCCACGACCTCCACGACCCCCACCACCAGGTTTACCCGGTGCGGATTGATTCATCATTGCCTGAATATTTTGGACATTATTTCCGGCGTAATAAGAACTACCATTGGGTTGTTGAGACGATTGAAATCCGCCCGCGATTCCAGAACCAGGGGCGCCTGGAGAAGATGATGCACGCCTCTTACGTGCGGCCGACAAAGCTGCGTTTCCACTCATTGAATATATAAGATTATAAAATGTATAAATAGATTATTTCTATATTATTTTCGCATTTGCATTTTCACCGGTGAGTGGCATTTATAATCCATTACGCGGAAATCATCCAATGTATACGAATTAATATCATCTCTCAACGTCGTTATTTCTAATTGCGGAAAGGTGAACGGTTTCAACGACAATTGCTTGGTTCGTAATACATCAACATGATCATCATAGATATGTGCATTTCCTAAATGATATACGAATTCATGTGCGACCAACCCGCAATGTTTTGCAAGAAGGTGTGTCAAAAAACTATATGACGCGATATTGAATGGAACGCCTAAACCTACATCACCGCTCCGCTGGTATAAAGCACACGAAAGTCGGTTCTGATTATCTACATTAAACTGGCAGAGGATATGACAAGGGGGTAGCGCCATCTCATCGATTTGACATGGGTTCCAGGCGGACATAATCAACCTGCGTGAAAATCTCTCGATGGGGTGTTTTAAAGACCGTATAATCTCGGAGAGTTGGTCGACACCTTTTCCCGTATAATCAGCGTCACATGTAGAATATGTAGCGTTAAAATGTCGCCACTGATGGCCATATACTGGTCCTAGGTCCCCGTCAGCGTAATGCGACAATCCGCGTGATTCCAGAAAATCCCGTGATGCGTTATCGTCCCAGATATGGACACCCGCCGCCTGTAGAAGACGATTGTCTGTTTTCCCTCGAATAAACCAGAGTAATTCTTTGAGACAAGTTTTCCACGCCATTTGTTTTGTTGTTAAAATCGGGATTCGTCCTTGGTCTAATGAAAATACCATCCCGGCGCCGAATACTGAAAGGGTGGTTCCATTTCGACCGTCGTGTTCATGGTTTTGTTCGATGATATCATGAATAAGATTTAGGTATTGATATTCCTCGTGGGGGGTGATCGGTGTGGCGACGTCATCTTCGGCAACAGCGTCGATGATATAATGAGGCGTACTATTTATACGAGAGAAACGGCGAAGCATTCGGATAGGATTTCGATTCGATTCGATAATAATAAAGAAAACGATGTGTTTAATTCGATTTCATTGTTTCATATTCCATTGTTTCGTAATTAAATCTTCACTGGTATATATATACTTATAAAACTCGTAAATGGAGGCGTTTGAAGAAACCGTCAAAGAAGGAACGAAGCGTGGAAGTTCATTTGTCGATCATGTATTTCGATTGGACGAACAACAGCAAGGCGTGTTATTAAACATCGTCCAATATACACTTGTCGGATTTGTCCCCATATTGATTATGTTGTATTTGGTCCGCACTTATGTGCCTGAACCCGACGACCACAAGGCCACTTTGATGGTTTTAGTAGAAATCATCGGTCAAATCCTGTTTATGTTCGTGTTCATCTACTTTATCCATCGTTTAATCACATATATCCCAACTTACTCCGGATACAGATACAGCGAGTTCAACTTCACGACAACTATTTTAGGAATATTGATGATTCTGTTGAGTATTAAGACGAAGTTGGGCGAGAAGGTTCAGATTATTGTGGAGCGCACGATTGAATTGCTTGGTGGTGAGTCTAGTTATAATGGTGCTGGAGGTGCCGGAGGCGCACAGGGTGGCGGCGGCAGTGGCGCCGTTCGTATCACACAACCTCTTTCACAACCTTACGCGGGAGGTATGCCCGGTGGAATGGTCGGTGGTGGAATGGCGCCTCCCAACCCAGTCCTGACCACGGGTCGTAACACCGGCACGGCCGACTACGGTCTCTCGCAGGCGAGTCAGCAGACCCAGCACTTTAACAGCACTTACGCACAGAATGTCGGCGGTGGAATGCCCGGTGGGATGATGTCGTTTGAACCGATGGCTGCCAATGAGGTTATTGGATCGAAGTTTTAGGCGTAACGATAATGGTAATGATAATGATGATGATATAGACATACACTTCATTTTGTATGTATATTTCTCTCGACGACGACATACGCATTCACTTCTCTATAAACGTCTCTCGTTCTATACTCTTCATAATCTTACGTTCACCAATCGGGTCATCCTTGATTTCGTGAAGGACATTCCTAATCATCTTATGATGAAAATCCTGTAACCTACTATTCGTCTCCCACCCCGGGTGTAAATCCATCCACTTTTTCACCGCAAAGTATTCCTTGTTGGCAATATCCACGAACACCTGACGCATCCGCGCATTCCCTTCATCTCTCGCCCACTGATGATTATCCCGAATATAAATCGTATCCCGCTTCTGATCCGTGCAATGTATCGGGCGTTTATAAAGGTCAATCTGTTTCAATCCATCAATCATGACCTTACTAATCCCTTCAACAAGTCCCTGGTCCCGGGTATATGTCAAGTCGTCCATCGTGATTTCGAGAGAATCAACAAAGTCGGAGATATTGACCGCGTCTTTACATTGTTCGTTCAAGAAAAAGTTCAAATTAAACTGGTTGTTATTCGTATTATTGACGATAATATTCCGTTCCTTGCTTAATTCTACGATCTGTTTTTGGAGGGTTTTATTCTGGTCTAATAATTCAAAAACAAGAGAATTCACGAGAGATTTCTTGCTCCGTTTTTTATCCATTGTAAGTGCTGTAATCATTTTCCTAATATATTCCTTAAGTTTATCATTTTGCTCGGTTAATAATTCGGATACAGAAGAGGCCGCGGTCGCGTCTGTAGTCACTGAAAGTGCAGATATTGCATCATCATCGTCTAAACTGGTGGATGATTCAGAGTCGGATGACGACGCTTCGCTGGCTTCGTCGGCGTCGCTATAGGAATACGACGGTTTTTCAGAGATTTGAACAGATAATTCCGAATTAGGTTCTGGTAAGTATTGGTATATGTTATCACTTGATTCGTCCATTTTGATCGCCTTTTTTTTAGATTTAAAACGATACCTAACCATTTCCGTATTATCGTCGTCGTCATCGACGGCCGCGTCCGCCGTCTCTTCATGCGCCGTTATAATAGACGTAGTCGTGGTCGTAGTGGTTGTCGTAGTAGCCACGATAGAAACAGATACAGTATTTAATGAAGTGTCTATATTGGGTTTCTTATTTGTAGCTTGACAATGTTGAAATTGTAAACATGTGGATGTATGTTTATAATAACTAGAACGATGAGAGTAGGATTTTTTACATAGACAAACATATTTCCCTTCAACGCTGACAATTGCTTCGACCACTTTATCCGCCAAAATATTCGGTTTAAAATCGGGAATTCCCTGGACTCCCTGGACTCCCTGGACTCCCTGGACTCCTGGAATTATATCCAGACACTTTTCGTCCATTTTTTCATCGTTCAAATTCGGTTTCATTTTAATAATATAGAAACTAGCCCGTTCCTTGGCCTGTAATTCATTACTACAATAACAATCCTCCAAAATAACACACTTCCAATTCGACCATCCACCATTCTTCCGAATACAATCGTATAATTTCGACCCGTAGGATGAATCCAGTGTCTCTCGTTTGTGCTTGTATTTTCGTTGGGTTAAATTCGTTGTATATGAAATATATGAATACTTGCTATCCGGAGTTTTACAAGTAAGTTGGTAGATATATGTTTTTGAGTAGTCGGCATACTTTCGCGGCATTTTTAACCGGTTTAAATCTGGATATTCGTCTATTCTATTTCTATTATATATCTCTAATATTTATTATCCGAGGGGATATTTGATGGTTCAAAAATCCCATCACCAGTGGCAACATCCGCACCATCGGTTGGTCTAAATGTTGCCATTCTCACTTTAGAAATCGAAAAACAGGTCTGTGTTAATGTAGTAATTTTGTAGTAATTGTAGTAATTAGCAATTTGGCACTTTAGACTTTTTGGCAACATTTGCACCATATTCAATGTCATCACCAGAAACAAAACGCCTATATATGCTCTCGGGGAAAAAGGGTTTTTTTGTTTTTTTCAATAAATGTCCAAATACGGGTTTGGCCATTCTGCTTTTAAAACGCGTTTTTTCGCATGTTTCACCTGACGAGAGCATAATTTACGAATTCTTCGTTTCCCCCCTTGAAAATCCGCGGGATCTCAGTCACCTGTTTTCGCGAAAGCACATCCCGCACCCTTTTTGGACGGGACTGTGCGATTTTCCCGCCTTACTGACTTTTCAAAAAGTTATAAGATAATGCTATATATGCTCAGGTTTTCAGTAAGGATGTGCATAAATGGATGCAAAACTGTGTTTTATCGTCACAACATACGTGTAATAATACATAAATAAGTATTTGTATTATGTATAATAGGGAATAATGAATTATAAAATTACGGCGTCGAGTTTGGGGGCGCAACCACCTAAAAAAACGGTGATTGTTGATTTGGAGTATATGCGTCCATCGGTATCGCGGTCGCGGTCGGCGTCGAGGTCGAGGTCGCGGTCTCGGTCCCGGTCGCGGACAGATGAACGATTCAATATTGATGAATTATTAAATACACAATATACAACTGGATTAGACGGCGACGGTGACGGCGACGGTGACTGCGATAGTCACGACAGTAATCTCTCGGAATCAGATACAGAAGGCAGTAGTATTGATTCGGAATCCGGCGACGACGACCGTCGGGAGTCACGAATCCACCCAAGCATCCAAGATACTGATTATGCAGTGAACTCCGATGATGACCTACTACAATCGGTATTAGATGAACCGACATTCCCGCTGGATGTGAATGCGATATTAAACGCGATGAATAAGAAGGAAAACAGTACAATCGCAAATCTTACATTGAAGAAGATAGCAGAGCGTCGTCGAGAGATTCTCTCGTCGTTGGATTTACCAACGGATAAAATGGAGGATTTTGATAGAAGATTACAAATGTATCGTGTAATAGAGGATCCACAGGATTTAAAACATACGCAATTATTGCGATGGATACCGCTACGCTCACTACTCACCAAACCATATCTTACACTTGGAGGAACATTATTTTCAATCAAGTTACGCCCGGATGACGGACTTCATCAAGTCACGATACGTAACGTAAAACGATTCGTATTCCAAATAAAGTTTGAATTAAATGTCGTGTTTCAGCGGTTAAGTAGAGAGGAACTCCTAATATTGCGTGCAGTTGAATATGTCGATGACATTTGACCCTCCCGGTAATAAAAATATATCTATATATATAATGACATCTACTACCATAAAACGTAAACCCAAAGTAGTTGTATTTGATGTGGATGAGACACTAGGTAATTTCGCCCAATTTGGAATATTGTGCGCTACGCTTGATGAATATTATAAACCGGATATTTCGTATAAACACTTTAATGATTTAGTTGAAATCTTCCCCGAGATATTCCGCCCGAATATAATTAAGATTTTGGATTATATTCGTAAAAAGAAGGACACTGGTGTATGTAGTAAGGTGATGATATATACGAATAATCAAGGACCTGATAAGTGGGTTCAGCATATCCGCGATTATCTTGAAATGAAACTGCGTGAGAAGGCGGTGGCGTCGTCGCCGTCATCGTCGCCGTCCCGTCAATTGGCAATTATCCCGCCATTATTCGACCATATAATAGGCGGATTTAAACCGCGAAACGGCAATAGTGGGTATCCGGAACGAACCACCGGCGAGAAAACCGTGAATGAATTTCTGCGATGTTCGCGTATTCCCCCCGATATCGAAATATGTTTTCTGGATGATGTATTGCATGATCAGATGGTTGATGAAAAGGTATATTATATTAAATTACAGGGGTATCATTCGTATATACCGTTTGAGCATTATATCCATCGGTTTTTGAATAGTGTGTTATACAGAACCACATTCGAACAACTTAAACCGATAACGGGGTCAGTATCATCTGAAATGACACTGCAGGTGAAGAAGCAAGTTATAACAATCGAATTACAGAATTTACTTGTAAAACGCGCCAACCAATTACAATATGACGCCCGAAAATATCATAATAAAATGAATCCGCGCGAAATCGATGAAATAATCAGTAGGTATATATTACATCATCTTCGGCAATTTTTCAAGGATGGACCGCCGGCGTTGTCGTCTAATATGCGTAAACTCGCGCCGGCGTCGGGATATCGCTCAACCAACCGAACAATGAAGAAAAAAAGTAGGCAGCAACAACAACAGCAGCAGCAGCAACGCAGTATACGAAATATATTTTATGTAGATAAAGCATCAGCAATTAAGAATATGCGAAGTAAGACAATGAAGAATAGGTAGATATTATATATGTTTACTGTAATCAGTGTGTACGGTGGAAGTGTTGGCGGGATGTTGCTGGGACGAAGACAACCCTTTTCCCGGCCGAACGTGCATCGGCAACAAGTCTGTCCCTTCTCATCTGCGACTCTGGAGTATGGTGTTCCTCGTAGATATAAACAACATCCGATGATTCCAAAACTTCCACCACTACTGCCGCCTCCGCCGCCGCAGCCTCCGCCTCCACCGCGTCAATCATCGTATCCACTACCGACGCCACCGCTACTGACTCCGATGCAGCCATTATTGCAGCCAGGCGGTTTGATTGACGTTCCGTATTCCAACGCTGATGACGAGTATTCCGCATGTGTCGGTCCCAATTGCCCTGTGCTCCACGCCAGCCACAAGGGCAACTCACTGGACGAACGATATCGAGTTCGTGAAGCGTGTCTCTGAACAGACGAGACATAATCATCTGGAGTGCGTGATGAAGGACCAGTGGCGATGATTCGTAGCCCGCATTCCCCTCTTCTGGTTTGTAATTGAGAACCAGTTCAAATACGTCATCTTCTTCGCCGCGAGACACCATATTGTGGGTGTCGTTCAAGTAAATGCTGGACGTCTCGCCGCATATTTCAACGACAATATCGTCGGCCAGTTCCATCACTTCCTCGTATAATTCATCATCGTCGCAGATTTCGTCATGTGTCAACCATCCGTGTAATGATGCACCTGGGCGGTGTGCACCAAATGATGTTCTTTTGTGTTTGTGTAATGAACCCAGTGCATTCATCGCACGTAAATACTCACCTTCTGTAAATTTGTCTTGATTTTCGTCCACAATCGCCATGATAACATCCAGTTGATTTTGAATGTCGACATCAACTGGTGTGACTCTTCTCGCCACTGTCGCCTCTACTTCCGCCACGACCACAGCCTGTTCGGGCGCCACTTGTTCCTGATGTTGCTGTTGCTGATCGCCTTGTTCCATTGTTGTATCTCACGTTGTTCGTGCGCTACTATATATCCGATAAAAACATTTCAATTTTATCGACAGTAAACTTTCTTTACGTATGTGGAACCGGTGGAACCTGCGTCGTCTGTGGAACCGGTGGAACCTGCGCCGGAGCCTGCGTCTGTTCCTGAAGAAACTTCTTCACTGCCGGTATTTTATCCACCGCACCAGATGTATCGATATAATTATATATGGGATTCACTATATTGGTCCCCACAGGTTGTGTCACAGTTTTATTGACCTGGTCTTTTGTATAATTAGCAATTGAATCAGAAACGATATGCGTTAATAATATGAAAATACAAGTAGATATAATGAGTTTCCGGTCAAACTCGCTAAACTTATTTCCGCCAAGTACCGCGAATTTGGGATTATTCCATGAGATCTTATTGAACCTGACCAATAATATAAACACTGCAATATACAATATCGTATTTCGAAGTGTCGGTATGTATTCGGGTATTGTGTTATAAAACCCGAGCAATATAAGCGCATATGTCCCATAAAAAATCACATCGATATATTTGTAATAACTCGTATATTTCTGGAAAAATGGCGAAATCAGGTCGCGTAATCCATTAATAATCGTAAGTGCGATATTTTCCGCAGTCGTTTTTATATTATTCATAATACCAGTATTACTATATATTGGTATTATATTCAATGGCGACCCACGCCCACACACCTACCCATCAAGTGTCGTCGCCGTCGTCGTTTCTGCGACCGGTGCAGGCAATCGGTCCGTCACATAAAAATCAAGAAGTCGCGCACTCGGGTCAAGTACTCCATCGCAAAAGGGATGCCGCCAATAATACGGGATTGTTTCGCCACGTCCGTTATAGATAGATTCAAATATCCGACGGTAATAGAAACTCTCCTTGTCATAAGGGGGGTTATAAAGATAAAACAATGCGTTATGACGGTTATTTATATCAGAGTCGAGAATAATACGGTCAGTATATTCTTTAATCATTTGGATCCATGTGCGTCCATCCTGACTACTCACGCCATCACTAAACGCCTCCTTTCTTCGCCACAATACATCATCAGGCAGTAAACCGTCACCCTCAAATGCTTTACGAAGCAGGTATTTCTCCATGCGAGGGCGAGCACCCGTGCTGTCGTCGTCACGAAACTGTTTGAATCTCGCAGGGATCGACATGACATATGTCAAAAACGCCTTGTCTGCAAACGGGACCCGCGCTTCCAATCCAGCGCCACTGATGCACTTATCCGACCGAAGGAGATCAAAAAAACGGACATCGCGAATCATGCGCTCATTTTCCGCCTTAAACTCGGTCTGGTTGGGGGCCTTCAAGAACCCGCGATATGACCCGAAAATCTCATCGGACATATCACCACAGTAAATAACAACATCATCCGTCTGTTGTTGAATGTATTTACTGATGAGATAATTCCCAACAGAAGCGCGGATGGTCGTGGTGCAATAACTCTCGGTCTGAAAAATCGTATCGTGAATCGCGTCTAAGAAATCACGTTCGGTAAGCGCCACCTCGTGGTGACATGTGCCGAGATGTTCGGCAACTCGACGCGCCCAAATCAAGTCAACTGAACCGGTCAAACCGATACTATATGTATTAAGAACGGTATCTGGCGCCGACTTCTTCAATTCTCTCGAAACAATTGCTGTAACCAGCGAACTATCCAACCCGCCCGAAAGTAAACATCCAACGGGTCTTTCACTCATCAGGCGTTTCTTAACGGCAGTCGTGAATAATTCGCGGATATTATTGCATATCGATGTCTCGGTAGCGGCGTCGTCTGACGGATACGAATAACACACCTTAATATTCTTTATTTGACATTCCAACATACTTTCATCATTAGTCCTTTTAAGTACAATGTGATCGGAATCATAATATATACTCGCATTCTCGTAATACGTCTTGAAAACTGCACTACCATCCTCACTATCTAATCCCGCATATTCCATATAACAACCCGCGGGAAATTGCACAATTGTATCACATAATACATGTATTGATTTCATCTCACTCGCAATGCAGATCCCGTAATGGTCTGAATTCAACGAAATACAACCCAAATCGGAATGTTCATATCCAAACGGACCATCATGTCGACAAACCCCGATATAAAGCGAGCGAACACCCACAGGATCTCTTGCAACATATGTAACTTCATTATCATAGTCATACAATACAAACCCGAAAACACCGTCCAGGCGACAAAGCGTCTCATGTATTCCGATTTTGCGATAGAGGTGGATGATAATCTCACAATCAGAACCACTCTGATATTCTCCTTCCAATCCGAACTCTTCAATCAAACTACGAAAGTTGTAGATTTCGCCATTACAAATTAATCGACAGTTCTTTAGATAAAATGGTTGATCAGCCGCGGGTTCCATACCGTTGATAGAAAGACGGTGAAATCCCCACGCACGAGTATCGTCTTTCATAAATACTGATTTATCTGGTCCTCTGTGTGATGAAACAATATAACTTTCCTGGAGCGTTTTTAGCGCCCTCAGTGAAATGCGGGAGACAGTTTCAAAGTAAAAGATACCGCACATTGTGACGGGGGGTGTGTATATTAAATACATTATACCATTTAAGTTATATTATTTTCACATTATAAAGTAATTACGAATACCACCGTCCGTCACCGTCACCCACCTACAAGAAATGGAACTTTATGGAGTAATCAACGGTGCATATTCAAACCATCATGACCGTTTAACCGAAATTAATAAACGAATTTATGAGCGTGTAATACCTTCAACACTGCTTCGACCGGCGTATGATGTTCGCCCGATTTCGTCGAAATATGCAACGATGCCGATTATCGAGTCACGCCCCACCCCCACGGTCAGCATACCCGCTTACCAGAATTTCTCAACCGAAACCGTATTTAATCCGGGCAATGCGAAAGCACCGTGGAGAGGATGGGCCGAGCAGGTCAATTTAGAGTCGTCATTGCGAAACCAATTCTTCGCACATCAGAGAAATGACCGCACCGAATATGTCCCGAATTCCACGAGTGATATGTATAATGTGACGATTGATTCACGTATTGTAGAACAACCGAACCCATATTTATTTGATAATGGCGCATCGAATTTCGCACCTATGAACCCTAATCCTAATGATTTAGGAAGATTAACGTTTGAGAATTCAACGAGGCATCAACTTCGTGCACTTGATTGCACACACGACGGTTTCTGCACGGGAGAAGGCGGTCCTACTTTAACTCCGGCTACGAACTATATCCCCCAGGAACAACTCGATAAGAAAAATAAGGAAAAGGAACAAAAGCGATATATTTCGAATATTGAGGAAGGGTTTTCGGGACGCGGTCAGTCGTCGTCGTCGACCTCGGCGACCTCGGCCGCGTCAAACACGCAATTCGCGAAGTTTATACCGCGTGCAACTGCCTCATCTAATGCTCGCGAACACCTGACAATGCGAAAATAAACACTGATACAAATATTACACTATTCTATAACGTAATAGTCTAATAATATTATTACTATGAATGAATTCGATGAATTTACATTGTCAGTTATGTCAAACCGTAACCATTACGGCAAATATTTGAAGACGAATACCAATGCACAACTACTGGCCGACATTTTTAGGAAAGAGAAGGTGTATTATAATGAACGGATTATCGAGTTGACGAGAGATTTGATCACACATGAAGACGCGATGCAATGCACAGATAATGATGTAAATGAAGCACATCGCGAATATATGAAATGTTGTATTAGGTATTTGAAATGGAAGGATGTAACAGAGATGATACAAAAGGAAAAATATGCGTCGGATGCTGACGCCGATGCTGACGCAGATGCTGACGCCGACGACGAGTCTGTAAGCAACGCACGGCAAGAATTAGATAAACGAATACAAGAAACACCATTACATGAATCGTCACCGTCACCGTCGTCACCGTCACCGTCACCGTCGTCACCGTCACCGTCGTCACCGTCACCGCCAAGATACAATCAAGAAAAAGGATTGATTTCATTTGCGAATAAAATGTGTATTCGTAAAAAAACAATGGACGATTTTATAAAGATAATACCCGCGTCGTCGTCGTCGTATTCGTCGTCGAACTTACCTCAAATACGCGATTATCATGATGAAATAGAGAAGCGAATGCCAATCGACTACTGAATAGTCGAAATGATTTCCATTGCAGAAGAGATGTCATTTTCAGTATACATCGAACTAGTAGGAACTACACCAGCGCCAGCATCCCAGTAATAAACGCGGGTTGGTGTGAGAATGAACATTTTGTGTCCTGTGATCGTTTCAGTCGAGTCGGTGGTATTCCAGAGTTCGTCGATGTCGTAATAGCACGAATCAGTGCTGAATACTCGGTTCTTGAAATCGGCGTCACTACCGACGACACCGATGAAATCGGACAAAACACAGTATTCGCGCTGCTTTGAAGGAATAACCAGGTTCATAATATATGTCGTGACATCCACATATCTCGTAAATTTGGTCTGAATCGGGTTGGTTGGTTCGGGTAATGACCCGACAACCGTGGCCTCCCCCCCGCCCGCACCCGCGTCGCCACTTCCGTCTGCTGAACCAGAACCAATGGTCGTTGAGATGACGCTGTAGACATAATACGTCATGGTATCGCGATTGTATATAACATATGCTGTATTATAATGTGTGGTCTGGTCGATGCTATATACACCCAACTTGTAAATATACCGCGTCACGGGATTCATCGGGTTCAGACAAGATTGGCGCTGAAATGACATCTCGGTCTCGGCAGCACCGTCGCTGTCATAGGCAACCTCGCCCTCGCAGTCCTCGCTCATTGAGACAAGTACCTCCGCGGCTTCAACTTGTGTGTATTCTTTATATACAGAACTAAATTCCGGTTCCGATTCCAATTCCAGTTCCAATTCCGATTCCAGTTCTTCAGACCTACGAGTTGGACCGCGGATTGGGGTGTATACCTTGTAACTGCGAAGACTGGCTTCGATATAAGATGGCGTGGATAAACGCGGGCTTCGACGGGGAGATTGAGTAGGAGGGGTGATAGTCTCTACGGTCGAGGTCGATGTCGCGGAAGATGACGCGTTGCGTCGAGATGAACGGCGAGTAGGAATAGCCATGGTGAACGAGTTCTTATTATTAGACCAAATAGAATATAAAAGGTTCAATTTTTTATGACATAGTAGTATAAGTTTAGTATTCGAATGGAACAAGAAGACGCGACGACCAAGGACGGTGGTAGGTTCAAATCCGTCAGTTGTGCACCCAAAGATGCGACTGATCCCAATCAGAATGAAACCAAAGATTTCTCATGTTATTCATCAAAATCTCTCGACAAGTTGAAAATACTCTGGAATAAACGACACCCCGACCAGAAAATCCAAGACACAGACCCGCGTGCTATATGGACTGCACTTAAAAACAATATGAGTCGTGTATGCCATCAAGAGGCGTGCTGGTTACGCCAGAATTTCGCATCATCCGGGATGGATAAAGAGATGCTTCATTATACATTCGCACCACAAGCACCAAAAGAGTGGAAGAAGGATATTCGTGAGTGGTTGTCGAGTATCGATATTGCCAACTCTCTGAAACAATACGAACATGCGGTTCCGTCGTTTCTTTTCATCGGTCCTTCACCTGTGGATTTTGACGAAGTATTAGATGACGGTGAATGTGTTTGGGAAGAATTATGTAAATTCGATATTATGAAACATGTTAAAAACGGCAAACAGAAGATAGGGATTGTATTTAATACGGACCCGCATGATAAACCAGGCGAACACTGGGTATCTATGTTTATTGATGTGCGTGCGAAAGTCATCTTCTTCTTTGATAGCACGGGCGATAACCCGCAACGTAGGATACGTAAATTCATGAAGATGGTAAAAGAACAAGGCGAAGCCAACGGCATTCCATTTAAGGAATATATCAATGATATATCACATCAGCGAAACGACTCGGAATGCGGAGTATTTGCGATATTTATGATAATTCATATGCTTCTTGGGAAGATGACGGTCCATGATTTCTTGGATAAGAAGAAGAAGTTGAAGGATAAATATATGCAACGATTCAGACGCAAGTTTTTTAATGTGGATGAGAAGGTCCCGACGCCGAATGTGGAGTTTTAGGGGCGTTGGCCCGCCTACCAGCCCGCCTCCCGAAGGTCGGCTGTTTAGACGAGGACGAGGATGATGACGAGAATGAAGGATGAGGATGAGGACGAGGATGAGGACGAGGATGAGGACGAGGACTAGGACTATGACTATGACGAGGACGATGACTAGGACGAGGACTAGGATTATAATCTGTGCGTATAGTATAATAATTCGTTTCATACAAAGATGGCGAACAAGACGACGCGAAGGTCACAGAGTCGGCGCGGATCGAGGCGACTTGTGCGTAAAAATAAGACATATAAGAAAATGAAAGGTGGATTATTTGGACTGGAAACTATTTCTCTAAAAGAATTCAAAGAAACCGGATATAAACGTGCGAATGAATCAGTTATGCGATTGGTTCCTTTGGAAAAATTACCAGAACAATTCAAGTTTCAAGGTCAATATTATAATTTTGAGGCTATTAAAACAGCATATCGCGATTTTTATTCACAACAACAAAAGGGTGGTCTACAAATACCAAAACTTTCATATATAAAGGGTGAACTTAAAGGTCATGATGATATTTTTGGATTTTTTCACCCTGATACTAATCCATTAACAAAATTATCAGACCCAAAAGTTGCCGACGAGATTTTTGATATTATACAGGGTGATAAGGTTGATAAATGGAAGTTACCCTTGATTAGAACAGAAACAAACCAAAAATATATAGATTTTTCTGTATCGTTTGAAAGGTTTTTAGAAACAAAAGTTAAAATAGCTGCATGGGACCAGAGAGTAATAAACAATCGAACTAAAGCTACCGATGAGGCAAAGGCGTTGGCAGGTGCTTCTAACTTATTGAAACAAGGAAAGGAATTTGCTAAGAATATCACTAAGAAAATCACGAGTGTTGCTACTTTAACAAATTAAAAAATAACATTTACTGTGTAATAGAAAGGTACGAAAGGTACGAAATGTTGAAAACCTTAATGATAATACATTCCAAATACGCACTCTTCCATAACGGACACATCCGCCCGCCCACCAGCACCACCGGATGGTCGACCGTTTGGATTATATATCATGTGTTGGTTCGCCCATCACCGAACCTCATTCATTAATTGATGGTATTATATTATAATCTGTGCGTATAGTATAATAATTAGTTTCATATAAAGATGACAAAAAAGACGATGCGGAAGCAGATGCGTAGGTCGCGGATTCGGCGCGGATCGAGGCGACTTGTGCGTAAAAATAAGACGTATAAGATGATGATGGGTGGAGACTGGAACGACTCTGTGCCAGTTACATTAGACACCTACAAAAAAACAGGTTATAAATATGCGATTGATTCACTATTTAATACATCAAAACAAGAATATAAATTGATAATACACGCATCTAATCCTTTAATAGTTAGAAAAATCAAAGCAGATTATAAGGCTTACTATGATAAGACGGCTAATAAACAAATACCGAAGTTTGAACCCGACGATAAATCCAGTAATGGCGTTAGTAAAACTAACGATACAACCGAATTATTGAAACCAGAAAAATTCGATGAATGTATTACATATATAGCTGCAGACGATATCACGCGTAAAACTGGACCTTCAACAAAGGGAACAAACCGACAATATGTCAATTTTGGTAAGTCTTTTAGACGCCTAACAGGTGAAAATGATGACAGTATCGTGGGTAATCTAAGTTCGGCAGCACATGGCTTATTTAAAAATGCTATGGCGTCCGAAAATGGTCAAAAGTTAGCCGCCGGTGCTCAAACCGCATTAGGTGACTTTAGTAAAAGTGTTCCAAAAAGTGGTAATACATTTCTGGATTTTGCGGTTGAAACGGGTGCAAACAATCTTGGCACGCTTGCAAAGTTTGGGAGTTTTGGACTTAGTATGGCATCCCAACACCCGGAGAAAACAGTCGAATATGCTAAATTGGCTTCAAGAAGTTTTAAACTTTAAAGGGATTGGTCCATGATTAGAGAACGGTTCACCGCTCAAAATTATATAAACACCCCCGCTTATATAATTCAAATACATCACCATAAGATGTCATCTCTCGAATCACAAGAAAACAAGCAACTTCTCTGGGGAATATTGGCCGAAGAAGGGATATTCGATACGGTCCCAGAAAGCGTAACCACCGATGAAGTCAAGCACGTATTCGAACGCATTATCCGCAATCTCTCGGCGTCCATCCCCACTCTCCTCGCCACACGCCTGAAGGAGTTATATATTGCAAAAGAGCGTGCGATAGTCGAAGAAGACTACGATGCCGCAAAAAACATCCGTGCGTCTATTGAGCAAATCGAAGCACCATCCGCGCGGATATTGAAATTAGAGCAACGAAAACAAACTGCTATACAGGCGGAGGATTATGATTCAGCAAAACAAATCAAAATAGAAATCGACCGTATTCGTGCGGCGTCGTTTTCATTGACTGAATTGAATAAACTTGCAATTCAATCTCTCGCAACAGGCATTCCGAAAATAATAGCGGAGATAAATGCGATAAAGGGTGGTGGTAGCGGTGGCGGTGGCGGTAACCGGGATGACATGTATGGCCATAAACATAACCAGGGACAAAACCCCGGACCTGCGCCGGCGCCGCATTTCCCGTCGAACCAGGACATCTATAATGTCGAGGATTTTCATTCCCAGAAACGTAAAGATTTAGAACTAAAAATGCGAGAGAAAGAGAACGAGATGCGATCATTTTTAGAAATACCGAGACCGGTTGAAATTGATTTTTCAGACAAACATAATCAACCACCGCCGAGACTGAAATCAATATCACAGGTTATGGTTGCTGGGTCGATTCCGGCACCGGCACCGGCAGTTGAATTAGTCCATTTGGATTATAATGGTGCGACTGCAACCGCATCCGGTCACGGTCCCGGCCCCGGTTCAGATTCGCCAATAGGTGATGATATGGATAAACTGATCGCAGAGAGAATCGCGTCACGTGAACGAGACTTGGCGGAGATCACCGAGCAAATCAAAAGGTCGGCGCCGAACGCATCCGATCAAACACCGAGACCATCACCGTATATGAACCCGAATCAGAATATAAGTAATGATATTATGATAATGCGAAAACCTGCACCTGCACCCGCACCGACGCCCAAGGTCCGGTTTGATGAAACACCTGATATTATACTTTGATAAATATTATTGTGTAACACTTTATATAATAATATAACGTTAAAAAATGGAGTCGGTATTAGTGGTGAATGTGGTGGGGTTTATTATGATGCATGGTGGTGTTAAACCGAATATTGTCCCAATACCATGTCTTCAACAAATGCCGGGTTATCCTCCTTCTCATGAATATATGCTGACTGCGGAGCAATTGCCGGAACACACACGATTATTTGCGCCGTCTATTTTAGGCAACGTATATTATGACCACCCTGATAGTGAAGGTTTTATACATAAATTACACGAAAAATATATGAAGATACAAGACAAACCGAGATATATCGATTATTTATTACAAGCAATTCGTGATTTTGAACAAAAATATGTTGATTCGATTAAAAAAAGATTAGAACAGGAGTCTAAAGGTACTGTACCTGACCGACAATTCCGACTTTTGTGGTCAAAAACTATAGAACATAAATCTCGCGTGGAATGGAAAGAACATACATCTCGTATCGCTGAAAAAACGTATTTAATAAATCCTAGAGATATCCCGCAAAATTCTATTATGTTTTTTTGTGAAAAAGACCTGCCAAAATATCCATCATTTCAAAAAGACGGTCAGTTTATTACCAACGGCAACAAACGTATTTATTATTCAATTGTGCATAAAGTTCCTATGTATATAATTAATTTTGTAAATAGAGATAATGTAGAAAATATTCTCTTTGACGATATAAGAAATCTTCTTTTATCTGTTTTACATAAAATTAATATTATATCAGTCCAACATAGTATTATATTATCAATTTTTGATTTTACTTGTTCTGAATTAATATTTCCCACAGATGATAGACCTTATGGTGTAAAACCGGTGTTACTCTCTTACGATAAATCTAGAGGGCATCTGCCGTTTTTATTATATGGGTCAATTAGCGATGTCAGATTCTCAGAGATACATAGCGACGAACATAAGGGTAGATTACAGCCGGCGCATCACGGTTCGTGGTCGCCTGCACATGACAGTTCGTGGTCGCCTGCACATGACAGTTCGTGGTCGCCTGCGCATCACGGTTCGTGGTCGTCTGAACGACCGATGCCGAGTCTGATGGATGTGTTGGCGCAATCACAATTGCCTAGCGATCGCGTGACTCCTTCTCCAGTCGGTCCTACTGCTTCACTGGTCGTTCATCTATCAGAAGGCGTTGAATCTTTTGCCGATTTTAACGAATCAAAATATGATAGTAGAACCCGTTCTGTTACACCACCACCATCAATACCATCATCATTGTCATCATCATCATCGTTTCTATCATCTTTATCACCATCACCATCACCAGCACCATCACCATCACCAGCACCACCGCCACCGCCACCGCCAGCACAATGCCTAGGAGTATCAAAAAAACTAGATGGCGGTGGTCGGCGCTGCGTTGTCAAGAAAGTATCCCGAAAGCGAATGATACATCGTTGTCGTAAGTGTAATAGTCGCACAAAGGTTCGGTCAAAACGAAGTAAACGGCGAAGAGGAACAAAATCAAACCACTGAAAACACTTCTTCCCATTGAATCGTCACTAAAGGAACTCGACACGCGACTGTTCCCCAACCCCCCTCTTCGGATCAGCAGGTATGATTGTCCTCCTCCCCCGTTCCACCATATTCCCCATTTTATATAATTCCAGGTCATAAAGAATATTCGTATCGGGATCTTCCGCATATTCTTTCCCATTCACGACCAATTTACGCAATGTAACCGATGTAGTCTTCTTATTCATTTTCGATGTCTTATCGTCTTCCTCCGTCGCAATATTTGGTTGATACGCGAGAGATTCTTCACCGACCCCCATTCCGAACGAGTAGCAGTTCAAGCGTTCTTTTGATCCGGCCGTTGCGTGAATCATGCAATCAAACGACGACTCCTTAACAGCCGTCAAAATCTGGCGTGTAATCCGTTCTTTGATATTTGATATCTCATAAAGAGACTGGTCGGTACTCATCGGCGAGACGCCATCCGTCTTGCTCTTATCATTCATACGAATATTGAGAGATTCGTCGTTATCCGACGCGATTTGACGCGCTGAAAACCGCATAATATAGAGAAACACATCAACAGTCCGGAGTTCTTCCGGTAAATCAATATGACTACAAATACGTCGCGCACGACCGATAATCTGTTCTGTGCGAACGGGGTGCCAGTAAGGTTCAGTGATATGGACGTAGCGGACATTACGCAAGTTAATACCTTCCGCACCTGATGCAGTAATCATCAGGATTTTAATCACCTCACCAAACATATTATTTGTAGTGCGTTCATTCAATCGGTCGGTGATCGTCTTCGGCACATTCTTCCATTTGCTATTGAAAATATTGCGGATTATTTCCTTTTCTTCCGCGGTTTCACTACCGGTATAAAGTGCGAAACATGGGCGTTCTTGTTCTTCGGGTGTCATATCAATCGTCCAATCACCACCGGATGACTTAACGATCTTGAATTGCGAATACCCGTTTGTTTCAAGAACGAGTTTAAGAATACCGATTCCTTCTAATGTGCGAAACTGACTGTATACCAAGTGGAGTCCAACGTGTTGTTTATCAAGGATATTTTGAAGAAGATGAAGGAATTTGGGACTATAAGTGGCGAGTTCGTCAGGAATAAGAAAACTGCCCGCGCTTACTTTCAAGTCACGCATAGCCTTATTTATCGACGCATTGTATTGTGCACTATAGTCATCGGCGCCACCCGCACCCGCACCCGCACCCGCACCGGACCTTTTACCTGCGACACCTCCCTCGGCCGCCATTGTTGCGGCTACCGCATCCGAATGTTCTCCTGTAATCACCATTTCACTATCATCTTCATCATCACCATTATGTGTTCGAATACCATCAAGCATATTTTCATCCATGAGTTCGGGTTCGTCGCCTGCTTCACCTGCTATGGCAGAAGCAGCGCCCTTTGGTTTACGTCCGCGTTTCGCCGCCCCCGCGTCTCCTCCGCTACCGCGCTCCATGGCGTGTGCAATTCGTGCGGCCAACATCTCGGCTGTTTCATGTGTTTCTCCCATAATACCCGCATCGGGTGCGCCACCAAGTGCAGCCGATTTCTTCAATTCAGCAGCTGAGGCGCCGCCATCGTTCGGAAGGGGACGACGAATCGAAGGCGGGAAAACGAAATTACAAAATGCACGGGAAAAAATACGATATGTGGATGAAACGTCGTCGTAGATACCTTCGCCGCCTTCACCGCCGCCCTTTTTTCCAGCGGCACCTGCACCTGCACCTGCACCTGCGCCCGCACCTGCCGCGCCTCTTTTCTTCGCCTTCTTCTTCATATCGGATTCCTGTTTGCGTTCAAGGTCACGCACCCGCGAATAAATTGCGAATTGATAATCGCTCATTTCAATCTCTACAAGATGAAAATTGGCTGCTGAATCATACGTCGGCAATAATTTCTCTTGGGCGCTACGAAAATAAGATGTAAGACCTAATATACGGCGAATAAATAAGTCGCGGTTTTTGAATTCGAGGGTACTAGGATCGATGAAGAAACCGTTGAACTCATCTAATTTATCAGGAAGTGCAGTAAATGGGGTCTGCTTACTGGATGAAGCCGAGACAACCGAAATTCCATTTTCGCGGAGTTTCTGGACGATTGCACGTTCAAAGGCCGCATCAGATAAAAGACCGTTATCGGTGGATGTAGTATCGATGACGGATACGCCGCCTGCTGCTGCACCGCCTCCGGCGTCTTCGCTCATTATAGCAGCCGGATCACCCCGGCGAATAACCCCACGATATTTGGACGAAACCGCGTCATAATCACGAACAAACCCGAACGGGTTTCGGGTAATCATTAATTTCTTAGTCCGAGCATTATATTCCATATGGTCGAATGAAAGACCGATACCTCTGGCGAAGGCACCGGCAACGCCGCCCCCGCCACCACCCCCTCCGGCAGCCTTTCGTCCTGCACCAGCACCCGAACCCGAACCCGGCGCCGTAAGACCGAATATTGTCTTGAATCCGTCCAATCCGAGCTTCGCACTGCTGCCAGTGCTGTCGCCAATAGTAAACACCCAATTGTCAATATTCCCGCGCAAAATGTTAAACAACACGGCAATTTCGTTGGGGTAATTAATAATAGGTGTTCCTGTTAATAAAACCACCTTTGCGTTTTGTGCCGACAACAGGAAATGGTATAATCGATACGCCATCGATGTCGGGCGTTTAAGTTTATTCACGATACGACTTACGAAATTGTGTGCTTCGTCAATGACAACAACCGCATTATCAAACGGATTATGTGTATAACCATCCGTCATACTTTTCAGTTTCTCGGCGCGAAGACCGTTATAATTAATAAACTCATATTTCATATTAATCATTTCGTCTATTTGCTGATCTACACGTAAACGCTGACTAGGCGTGAGTTCAGTCTCATAATTGCTAGGTTTGGTTACATTTACCATCCACGCACCGCCCCTTGTAGTCACGAATTTATTATCGGGGAACATAAGTATTTGAGATAATACGCGTATTAGTTCGGGATTACCACGTGAATCAATAAACTCCCAATATTGGTTTTTCTTATACATTAAGTCACCGCACTTCGATTTCATTTCTTCAATATAGTTCATACGAAGTGATGCAGGTGTCATGACTACAATTCTCTTAAATGTTTTCAGACCTTCGGCAATTGCGATGGAAGAACATGTTTTTCCACTTCCCAATCCATGAAATAGAAGTAGACCGCGGTAAGGTGAATAAATATTCAGGTAATCACGGACGATTTTCTGATGGATGAGAAGCGCGACCGACGCCGAATCGTCACCGCCGTATAATGACTCACATGTAATATCGCTTTCGCCGGATGTGAGTTCATCGCGATATGGTCGAAATAATGCATTAATATATTGGATGAATTTGGCGCGATTATTCATATAAAATTCTGACGCTTGGATTTGTGGAAGTGGGCGCGTTGCCGGAAGACGGGTGGCAACGACCGTATCACCGACTTTATATGCGGATATATTCACTGTGCTATCTTCACGTTCCTTTATTTTCTTGATTTGTGCTTTCACTTCAACGGCCGCGGTCGATACACTAGTCGCGGAAGTCGCCACTTTCGCCTTCGGGCGAATCATGCGTTTTACGGGGGGGGTGTCTGGTGCACCCGCGCCCGCCGCGCCCACGCCCTCAGGGATCACCAGTTCCATTGCAGCGTCGTCGGGTGACTGACGTAATATATCAAATTCTTCCGGTTGATTGGCGTTCGCAATCGCTTTCATGGCGTCAAGTTTACTTCTTTTTGCGGGTTTTTCTGATGGTAAATCAGCCCTTTCCTTTAATTTTATAACTCTATCAGATTCAGGTCGATCAGGCAAGTCGACGTCTTCGACACCTTCGACGTCTTCGGCACCTTCGACGCGTACACCAGGTTGTGGCGAAAATTTACTAGAAAAAGACGGTGGTAAACGTTCAACTGGAACCATGCGGACACCCTTCAATCGGGCCATAATTTCGGCGCGGTCGATATCGGCAGTATGACGCTTATCGACGACAACAGCATCGGTCGCCACGCCCCCACCCCCCGCCCCCGCCCCCGCCTCGACTCCCCCGGAACTTGACGCGACAGTTGACACGACAGCTGCCGACACCGTCGCCGCCGCCTCGGCACCCGCTCCTGCAGCACCCGTCGGATCATCACTACCCGACGTTTCTACAGGTCGTTCCGGTTCAAACTCTTTGACTCTTTTAGACATAACTGTTTTAAACCCCTCCAGATTACGAGACCTTTTAAACACGGCCTCAGGTAATCTACGAACAACATTTATTACAACTCCTTCTTTGACGTCTTGACCACCACCACCGCCCGCATCTTTATGAACATTTGGACGTTCTGTTAAATTAAATTGTTGGAATACGGCCAATTTACTCATGTTCTATATTACTATAAATAGATAGTGATATATTTCTATGATATATTTATTTACTTACTATATTACGCCGTTGATCCGGAAGAAAGAGACCCAGTAATTAATTTTATCGCCATTTCACATGTGGTTTGTTCAGCCTTCTTCTTTATTTTATGTGATGAACGTGCGAAGAAGATAAACGCTTTACCGCCACCGGCCTCACATATACGATGAATCCCCGCAAACCCATCAGGCAATGACTTGAATGGAATCGCGGTTTGCGGATGTTCGGCCACTTCGTGGATTTGTTGTCCTAAACATAAAAACAACCCCATTTCATAACCCGTATCCGCATCACGCGACAATTCAATATAATCAGGCGTCGTCTTGAACTCTTTCTGGATTTTCACTTGAAGAATATTCTTGTAATTGTCGTCGTTTTTGATCAAGTTCGTCCAATCAATATGCTGCTCAAAGACAGACTCAATAAATATCTGGGCGATTTGGAATCCCGGTCCGCATGTAAATACTTTCTCAAACCATTTGTCGTCGTCGCGAATCGGGACACGATTGAAATCCAAGAACAACGCACCCACAAACGCTTCAAACAAACACCCCAATTTCTTCAGATTGGTTCTGGTCTTCTTTTCCTCTGAATGTTTAGAAATAATGAACCACCGATGAAGACCCATTTCAAGGGCGAATTTCCCGATGGTTTCATTTTTCACGATGGCGATTTTCTTCTCGGTCATAAACCCTTCATTTTCTTTAGGAAAACGGCGATAGAGGTAGTATTTCGTGATACATTCGAGAACACCATCACCGACGAATTCGAGGCGTTCATTGGACTTCGTGTGAAGGGGCATAGCGTCGGTCGGACGGTCGACGAATGTGATATTTTCTAGTTCGTTCAGGAGTTTAGGACGCCGAGTATAGGACCGATGAACAAATGCGCGTTTGTAAAGTTCAATATTATGGACTTGCGATGGAACGCCGTATTTAGCAAGTATTTTCTCGATATCAGGTACTGTTATTTCCACATTTTCACTATTATATGGGTTGAATACATATTTATCGTCTTCAACTCGTATAATGTCATCGTCATTGTATATGTTTTTACCGACGCGTGAACTTTCGCCAGCGCCACCATTGTCGCCGTCGTCGATATTTAGAAGTATATTCTCTCCTTCGTCGCCGTCGGAATTATTATCGGATGAAGACCCGCCACCGACGCCACCGCCACCGCCATTTTTACGAACTCGAAACATTACAGGATGCTTACACTATGTATATACTATAAACGATTGTATTTAAGCAAATTTTTTATATTTGTAATATTTATAATTAATTAGTATTAATCAAATGGTTTTAAGTGGTCCCAAGAGAGTTAGTCGTACGGCTTCATTAGTGAACAGCGGATGCCATTTTGGCAGTATGCCCGGTTCGGCACCCAAGATTGGTCGCGGTTCTTGGTCGTCGCTCACCTACCGCCAGAACGGTATGACGTGCGACTGTCTCCGCAAGATCAGGTTTGGCACCTGTGCCGAGCAGTATGCATATTTGAAGGAGAAGAACCTGATCTTCAACTGTAAACTTACCGGTGGTGTTGGTCGTCAGCCGTTCACCAAGAACTGTGCACCAGGCAAGGCTTAATCACGCCGTGCGTGTCGGAGTCGTCAGGCACCCTGTCGTCGCGCCTCCTGTCGTCGTCATTAGTATAATTATACAACTATAAATATATATCTATAATTATATACAATAACAAGAACAATGGTAAACAGTAAGATCGCACGTCGTGTTATGTTTAACAGCACGGGTCCGACCAACGCAATCCGCACGGATACAATGAACGGTGGCGGTGACAAGAAGGGTGGATCCACCCCAGCAGGAACCGGACAGATGCGTAGTTTCGCAATGAGGAACACGATCAGCGAACCGGCCAAGAATAAGGACTTTGTATTTAAGTTCATCGAAAGATTGAGTCCGGCGAGACACTCAGGACCGAAGCTTTAACGAGGACCACGCGAAGCTTTAATAATAAACTCACATAAACAGATTTTGATGTTATTATTTATTTACACACCGATCCACACATTCAATATGATTATAAAAATAGATTGTCGAGAGAAAGACCTGCTTTATCTGATGCGACCTGTTGCCGTGTCACCAGGCACAAACGCCGCCCCCACCACCCCCGTCGCAGCACCAGACCATTATTTGATGGATCTAGGTGATGGTATGACGATGAAGGTCCCTCTTCCGAAGAAGACGCCAGCGTCTTGTAAGGGTCAATCTCTCGGCGCGACCGCCACGACCGCCGCGCCCGTCGTCACCGCGACGACGATCCACGAAATCAAATCCGAGAGATTACCTTTAGGCGATATTATAATCCACGATCCGGATCAAGGACAACAAGGACGAGACATTGTACTCTTCGAGAGAAAGTCACTGAACGACCTCGCAGCAAGTATCCAAGACGGGAGATATAAAGAACAATCATTCCGCCTGACACAAAACACCGATTTTCATAACCATAATATTATTTATATTATCGAAGGCGATATCGCGAGATATAACGCAAAACATTGCCGGATATCAAAGTCGGCACTTCAAAGTGCGATGGTGTCACTTTTGTATTATAAGGGGTTCTCAGTGATCCGCACGATGAGTGTAGGCGAAACAGCAGAGTTTATTCTACATTTTGCAGATAAGGTGATGAAGGAGCGCGCTTTAGGACCCGCGGTCCCCGCATATTCGAATACACTGACCGCGACACTGCCGTGTGACGACGACTCGAGTGCCGATACTACCGCCGCGACCACCGATAGATATAGTGAGGTCGCCGCCAAGAAAGAGAAACGAGACTTTATAACACGAGAAAATATAGGGGAGATTATGCTGGCGCAGGTGCCGGGGGTAAGTCCAAAGATAGCGACGGGGATTATGAAGAAATACAATGGATCGATCTACGAGTTTTTAGCAGATTTACGCAGAAAAATCAATGATTATGAAGAAAGTGTTTCACCTCAGATGTCGTCACCCGTTTTGGATTTGGAATTAGTATCGACGAAGGAGACAGATGAGATACAAACGAGACCATCGTCACCGATGAACAAAAACAAACTGAAACATGTATCGGAGTGTTTTAAGGACGTTGGGGATGGAAAACGGAATATAGGGAAAGTGACGATAGAAAAGGTGTGTTATTTTTTATCGTGATAGTGTAGTAGTGGAACTTGATAGTAAATGCCACCAAAATCAAAAGCAGCCGGAGGGGGAGGAGGAGCAGCTGCAGTCACTGTCAGACGTGACGACCCATTTGCGGATGTTCAGGCCGGGCGAAATATCGGTTTTCATACAAGAACATTCACTTCAGAAGAAAGTAATTTTTTTTTATACAGAACTGTGTTTTTATACGTATTTTTCGGAATCGAAGGAATAGGAACAATGTTCCCGAGAGGGGGGGGGATGATTACTATAAACACTTTATTAAATAAAACTGGATTTATTACCGACGAGGAGGTTAAAAAAATGATATGGGTGGTTTGTCATTTTGAACATTATTTAAATATTTTGCCTCCTCATGATGATAATCGCACATTTATACAATCGTTGATCACTGAGTATGGTAATGGGGAGTATGCTATTCCTAATACTGATATGATTGCGAAATCAATCGCCACATTAGTGGTTAGGGTATTTATCGCATTCCAAAATAGAATTAATGGAGTGGATGCTACTGTGGATCCGGCTGCGGCGCAAGCGGCGGCGGATTTTACGACCGAGATGGATAAATCAGAAAATACTAATGAAGACATATTAGGTGAATTAATTAAAGAACCCGAAGGTGAGGATGATGATGTCAAAAAAAATGCTGCTAAAAAAAATCTTCAAGCAGATAGAAAAATAGATAATATCATTGCAGTTGCAGTTGCAGAAGATACATCAAGACGAGTATCTGATCGAGTTAGAGCATCAAACGCTGCAATTGCTGCTGCGGCTACTGCAAGAGCAGACGCAAAAGACGCACAACTAAAACAAGAACAGGTAGTTAAACAGGCAATCATTGCAAAAGAACGAATACAATTACTAGAATGTATGGCTAGTTTCGGTAAATTAACTAAATTTATACCATCTATTCCTGGTGAATGTTTGGCACAGTCGGATAAAGTTACTTTTACGTTTGACGTGCCTAAGTTTTACAAATCACTTCCATTAGCATTCAGTAGAATTAGATCATGTATAGAACGAAGATTAGAGAATGAAGATGTTAAACCTGGACCTGGAACAGCAGATACTATGAACTCTCTAGGATTACCAGATCCTTCTGCGAAAACAATGGATGTTGATGAGCCTGAAGAAAAAAGTGAAAACCGGGGTGGTGCTAGAAGAATCGGTATAACCAAATGTAAAAAAAATAATAAAATAATAGTAAAATTGAAGAGTAAACTTAAAAAAGATTCGCGGAAAATTTTTTATGGTGGTGCTGATGCCGAATCAGTTCGGGGATTTGGTGAACACACGCAACCAATTCCGCAATGTGATAGTACGATTGATAATTATCATAAATATGCAAATCCATCATGTTATATATGTGGCGAATCATGGATTGAGGGACTCCAATCATCAATGGAATGTGAACATATATTGTGTGTTATTCATGCTATTGAATATTATGGATTATTACAAACCGTTTTTCTAGATCCAGAACAAAAAGATTTTTTATCTATTTTATATGCGTGGGCGCATCGTTGCTGTAATCAAAGAAAAAGAAATACAGCATTTATTAGAAAAAATGCGACTGCTGTTGTTGGGAGAGGCAACTATTTTATTCCAGATGACATGAATATACGCGAATTATTAGCAGATATATATACTCTATCAACACATCCAGATAGTGACCCAAGGCATAAGTTAGATTGTAATAAAATTTTAAAAAAAGGTAAATATCCTAGTAAAAAACACTTTGTAGACAAAAGAATTCCCGCAGTAACTAAATATGTAACACCATTAACTGATAGTATAAATACTGTATTTACGGGGTTGTTTCAAGCAAGTATGGTTTTATTTAATGCGGTCGGCTGTCTCAAAATATTATCTGAATTTACTATTTATCTAACTGCTGAATCAAAAAAAACTTTAGATTTAAAACTTCAGTTGAGTAAAACAGCAGACTTTATGGATCAAGTCGTATTCCCAAACTGTGAAATGGCCGTTGCGGGGGGGATGGGTGGTGGTGGGCGACGAATATTTCATGATAAAAAAACAAGAAAATCATTACGTCGTAAAATACAACGTGGCGGGGCGAAGAGTATTATTACTGATTTTTTTACTGGAGTGGTTGCGCAAGAAGAATACGAAAAGAAAATACGTGATTTTAAAGATAGACTTTACCAGCCTAGGGAGAATACATTGAATACTAGTCTTGATATATTCAATAATCCTACCTCTACGAGTGATACTTTCGGTGAAGCACCCCCACCAACAGACCCAACTAAGATGGACGCGATATTGTTTATTTTATTTATTTTAAATCACTCTCGAAATCCTACAATTTTATTAGGATTATTTTTAGATTTAAATCAGGATGATTCTATAATAACTGAACAAACAGCAAAATATGCGGATGAATCGCAGACGCCCCCTTCACAGGAGGATGTAAAGAGGAATCTTGAAACTTCAAAAGACGCATATAATGATCAACGCGAATCAAAAAAAACTGCTTTTACAACCATATTCACTCGGGTCGTCAATAATGACGATTTAATGGATATAATAATACCTTACTTGACTAGTTGCGATATGCTACCTAGTTTTTTAGGGGTTATCACGTTTTGCAGAAGACAGGAATTTATCACTATCCCCCAATTAGGGAGTAAGTTGGATGAAATTACACGGGAGCCGTTTGGTAAGGTTCAGGTTCAGGTTCAGTCTAGTCTTCCGGTTGTTAATGACTTTGTCGCTAAGGTAACCGAATTCAAAGGACAATTAGAATCACAATCCCAACCGCCGTTATTTACTAGTGCGGTCGCCAACCCTAATACACCACTAGACCACTTGGTGAATGCTTGCTTTCATTTAAAACAGTGTAGTGATAATACTGCGGGTGAGTTACTTGAAGCGTGTTGTTTATTTCCGTCTTGTTTTGATGATGAAGCAGACATTTTTTCAAAATTTGGTCCTTGTAACGCTTATCCTAGTGTATTATCAGATCAGAATTTTCAACAAATGTTGGGGTGTGTTGCATCTGCTAAGAAAATGTGTACTAGAATAGCACTAGGAGGAGGACTATCACAACACGTCAGATCTTTACAGGGCGAACCTTCTAAAGAACAAGGATTAGCATTAGAATTATTTAGAGATTATTTTGACGAGGAAGACAATCATCTTTTATTGGCAACTGTGTACCCGGTTGCACCCCCATTTGCACCACCAACATCATCAATGGGTGATAAATTAAACGTAGTTGATGAACACAATGTAGCAGCAGCGGCAGCATCGCCCATGTTAAACATTGACTTTGTAAGAACGTTTATTCCCCCCGGAACTTCTTATCCTAATGTATCTGAAAATGATACTGATAATATCATTAATTTTATTATTCACATGATTAATGAGAAACCACAAATCATGAATAATTCTGATAGAGTGAAAATATTTGCCGGCGAAATATATTCTCAACATGTTGTAGATTCAAATTTTGATCGTAGAAATCTCGAAGAATATTTGAGGACTGTTGTTTTACCTGCAATTTCTACTGCTATTGCTTCTACTCTTGATCCTACTCTTGCTCCTACTCTTGCTAGTGGAGATAAATCGAAGGAGGGTACTTCGGAGGAGGAGGATACTTCGGAGGAGGAGGATACTTCGGAGGAGGAGGACCCCATGGACCCTGATAACACACCATCTACTGGTAGTCGTACTCGTAAACGCCATGCTAACCCGAAACACCTACCGCGTAAGACTACTGTTATGGTTCATTTCCCCGTTTTCAGTGCGTCACGATCGCCGGACAGCACCCCACCACAGTCTGATGATAGTCAGAATTATGATAACAGATGGGAACGCAGACTATTTGATAACCCTGATCGTATAGATTATAATAAAGGCGGTTCATCTACCCGCACCCGCCACCGCCGCCTCCGTCGCAAACACCGTCGCACACAATACACAAATAAGCACAAACGTGCGTCATCCGCAAAAACAACCATCAAACACCGTAAATCATATCGCAAACACAACCGCACAATCAAACGCCGCAAAAGTCGTCGTCACCACTAATAAAATAATCTAATACTATTTCAGTATTACATCATTTCAATTTAAATATTCGATTCCATTCCATTCCATTCCACAATGAACGCCATCCTCCCAAACCCTAATGACCAATCCACAGACACTCTCGCCAAATACATCGTTTTAGGAATATTTATCATCGTCGCATTAGTAACAATCCAATATATTTTCCGTAATCATATCGGAATGATTGAAGGTCTCGGCAACCGGAATTCCAAGAAGGGTTCCACCGACCCTCTCGAAGACGAAAACGACGGCGATATCATCACCATCGCCAAGAGACAGGAAGAACTGACAACAAAGACTCAGAAGTCCCTGAATATGGATTCACATTATAACCATTATAACAAAATCATCGAGAATATGGATCAGTGGGTGAATGCGAAGATCGTGAATTCTCTCAAAAGCGTCTCTCGAGAAGTCCACGGTGAAGGAAAAATGGAAGACATCATCCGGCATATGAATGAATTGAATACAATGAATAAGTTCAAGTTGACTTTAGAAGAATGTTCTAGGTATATCGATTCCTCGTGAAAAGTCGTTGCGCAACCATCGCGACAGAGTCACGAGGTTGCTCCACTCCTTTTCACTCGGAGTCTTCCTCTATCTTAAGTTAAATTATAAACAACTTAATGATTACTTGCGAATTCAGACGTCGGATTCATTAAGAGAGGACCCGAACGAGAGACGTTATGGAGCGAAACGAAGTGGAGTGCAATAATCAGACGAGAGAGAAATCGGACGAGAGAGGACCATTCAAAACGACATTATACAGCGTCAGAGTTATAGCACACCCCCCAAGAATATGCCACAATGAATGAAGCGGTGCATATCCCAATCTATCCAATATAAAACATAACATTCCAACTGAAATAAACGAACTTATAATCGCACCGTAATGCCATTTCATACGATAGCACGATAACATCGAAAACGGAAACATGATACTTATCACAATCACCGCGATTCGTGTGCTATATCGCCACATCATAATATACACGAAACACAATAACACCAATAACGACGCCTGAACCACCAACCCTACACCAAATGCCGACATTGTAACCGACGCAAAGACAACCGACGCAAAAAAGCAATCAATACATCCAGTAACCTCAAACAACGTCGAGTGATAAATCATAGAACATATCATAACAATAACAGAGCATATTATAGACAAATGAATAAACCCAGGCAGTGCCGCTTGTTCACGCCATTTTTCAAACCAGTTTTCTTCTTTTACGAAATAAAGAAGTAAACTACTTCCATAAAACAATGAGGTTACAAAGCACCAAAATTCCGCGATATTCGGGTGAACACAGTTTTTCGTCTCCATTGTCGTTATTTCTGCTTTATCAAACATCCTGCATTTCGAGGGTTGGCCGAAGATACATTCAAATAACGACCATTCCGTGGGCGGCGTTTCGTCCATGCTGTGTGTCGTTTTTGATACACTTTCGATGATTTCGTCGAGTATTTCGGAAATGACGGCGGTGTCTGTGGCGGTGTCTGTGGCGGTGTCTGTGGCGGTCTCTGTGGCGGTGTCTGTGGCGGTGTCTGTGGCGGTGTCTGTGGCGGTGTCTGTGGCGATGTCTGTGGCGGTGGTGTCTGTGGTGGCGTCTGTGGCCGCATCTGTGGCCGCATCTGTCGTGGTGGCGGTGGTGGTGGCGTCGACGATAGCAAGGTCCACCAGGTCCACCAAGTCCATGTCAGCAGCAAAACAGCATTCACGCCAACACAATGTCCCATCATAATCCCAATATACGATCTTCTCAGTCCCGTCATCGCTACGAAACACCTCCCAGTAATCCCCGCCATCCCCAAACCCACGTGATTCACTGCGTAGCCACTCCCCCGCATAAATATACGGTTTCGTGGTAAAATGCCGAAAGTCTTGTCGACACAGCACAGGAATATACTCCAACGACCTCCGTGTAGAGTATGTATATTCATATTGCTTATTCGGTGAAAATCCTCCATTTGGTTGCCGAAAACATTCGATTTCTTCTGGGTGCGTCATCGTCGTTGTTGCCATTCTATGTGTTCTTGAATATATGAGATACGTAATATCAGTTTATATGAGTTATTATGTATCAATTTTTTATGCGGCCGGTTGCGCTGGTTGCGCCGGTTGGCGTGTCTTCCCCCATTGAACATCCGCACCGCGGCCACGCGAAACCGCATCTCCCGCATACATCGGGTTCCGGTATTTCTCGTTTGCCGAGGGAACACGCATCGGGACGAGTGCGGATGTGTCGCTTCGAATAGCATCTGGACGCGTCCGCTCGATATACGCCCCAGAGTCAACAACTGATTCCGAATACTGCTTCCCACCCCAATTCGCATCCATCGGGTTATCGCTATACGTCATTGTGAGTTCCTTCGCACGAAACTCGGCGTCCTGTGTAGTATAATCACCCATATTGAAATTCAAGGGGTCGAATCCGTCATACATCTGGTTATTGAAAGGAGGGTTATCACGAGACGCATCCATCATCTGGACGAGTGCAGCCGGTGCGGGTGAATAAGGCACATTAGGAGAAAGTCCGCCCTGTAAATCCACGGGCGACGGCCGCATCTTATATACGGCATTTCCCTGTGCGTCATAGGAAAACTGTAGGAATAAAATAGGGCAGCGAATACCGCGTCCCTGTAACCAATTCATGAACTCCGAATAATCTTCTAAACTTTTAAATCGGATCGGGTTTACACCGGGGACTTTTTCGACTTTAGAATTGTATAGAAATATTTCATTTCCGTGTTGGATTAAAATATTCGGGCATCGCTGACTATTTGTCGACTCAAAACTGGGCGCCGGTGTCGGAGCGGTCAGAGGTGCGGCTGATCCGTCAAATCCTTCCGTATTCGTCCCTGTAACGACACCTTGACCGGAGGCGGACGTCGTAGTCTGCAGTTCACGCCTAGGTTGGGCGTCGGACTCTATATTTATAAACCCTTCGGGTAACTTCGCCCTAGACCGTGTTCTATATGTGATAAAGGCGCCAATTGAAAATAATATAACAATAAGAACAGTTCGTAAGACAGGTCCATATTTAACAATTACCCCAAACATTTTTAGTTCGTTTAAAATAGTGTTCATAACTAGGAACGCGGGTATTTATTATATACAAATACTATATACAAATACGTATATTAATATTAAGATGATAAATATCATAGAAGTTAATAAAACCAAAAACATAAATGAACTAAATGCTGCAGCCAAAGAAGCGTTAGATCATCCAGAAACCAATGGATTACTTGTTAAATTCTATGCAGAGTGGTGCGGATTTTGTACAAAAATGGCTGATGATTGGAAAAAACTCACGGATGAATTAGAAACCAATTACACTTGTAAAACCCCAGGTTGTGTGCTTACGATAGCGAATATTCAGATTGACGCTATGGACGGCAGTGACCCGGTTATTAGTCAAATAAAAAATATACCTAAAGATCTTACGGGAGTTCCAAGCATCATGTATGTGTCCAATGGACAGCGTGGTATGGAATATTCAGGGGACCGTGTTTATGCTCAATTGCTGGAATGGGTTATACAACACCCGACCTTTGGTTTAGTGAAGAATGGTCAGGATAATAATAATAATAATAATAATAACGAACCAGTAAAATATGATTTAGATTATGACGTTCCCGCCCCCCTCGCCTTCCCCGCTCCCGCCAAACATAAGGCCAGTAATATTACAAAACGTGCGCGAACAAAATTCAAGTTATTTCATCGTAAATCACTGCGTCGGTTTCATAAATTAATGAAAAAGCAACATAAAAAAAGTGTTAAATCGCGTAATCCGACGCCTAGACGCATGACGAAACATATACCCGCCTATTTGCGTAGATAAATCCTTAAATAATATTCTCACAATAATGTATAATAATATTCGTATATATATCGCGATCAATGAACCTTCATTTTACGATATGCCCGCTTGCGTCGGTAGTTTTAGTATTGGTGATTCTCGTGAATCTTTCCGATATTTATTTAGTTGGAACGAATCTAGTCTTTTTCATCATTAACGCATTATTCGCGATTTTTATTGTATGGGTCGCCAATAAAACATGTTTTACACGGCATTGGATTTCATGGATCATCGTCGCATTTTTAGCAATTGGCGTGATCGGCAATCTTGCGGTTATATTCATTCCAACGGTCGCAAATGACCCCAAAATTAAGGAACTTCTTGAGAAGGACCGCGCTGAAGTTAAAAAGGGGTTTATATAGTAAACATTATTATCAAATGAAAATGTAAAATTGAAATAAAGAAAATTTAAATGAATACAACACAAGGACAATTATTGTATTGTATTCAACAGACACAAATGCCAAGATCTATAGTGAAAACGACATCGACAATTAGAAAATTCAAGATTGTAAAAAAGTCCGGACCAGTTTCATCATCAGACGCTACCGACAATAATAGTTTCCGTTTGATCGATTTCCACGTTTGCGAATCATCGCCCGTAATTCGCGAAACCGCGTTATCCGGGTCAGACCGAGACAGTGTAAGCACAGATACCGATGGCGAGGGCGGTGCAGGTCGCAAAGACGGAAAATACGGCAGCGCCGGCGCCACCACCACCGCCATCGACACAAAGCAATTCCAAATCCAGATGTTCGGCATCAATGAACAAGGCGAAACATGTTCCATTTTCGTGGACGATTATCACCCATTCTTCTACGTCCGGGTAGCCGATCATTGGACCAATACCACCAAATCCGCGTTCCTCCGCGATCTTAAAAAGAACTTAAAGAGCAAATATTACGAAAACAGTATTATCACGGATAAATGCGAGATAATCCAAAAAAAGAAACTATACGGGTTTGACGGTGGTAAAAACCACAAATTTGTTCTTCTCGTGTTTAAAAACACGACGGTCATGAACCGTGTTAAGAATCTATGGTATCATGACATCTATACCGCACTTGAAGGTAAGACGCGCGCCTTGAAATCCGATGGCTACAATTTCGCAAATACGAATATCACCATCTATGAAGCCAATATTCTGCCGATCCTGCGTTTCTTCCATATTCAGAAAATAAGTCCATCGGGTTGGGTCCAATTTTCCATGAAAAAGACGCGACTGATTGAGAAATACACGACGACGTGTAACTATGAATATCGTATATCGTTCGAAGATATCATCCCGATGAACGACAAGGAGACGGTTGTCCCCTATAAAATATGCAGTTTTGATATTGAAGCTAGTAGCAGTCACGGCGATTTCCCAATTCCGGTAAAATCATATAAGAAACTTGCAATGAATATCGTGGATGCGGTTATTGCCAAACACTCGTCGTCATCAGATGCGAGTGGGTGCAGTGCCGGCGCAGCCGGCGATATAACCGACAACGATATTCTTCATATGATTTATACCGCATTCCAGTATGAATTCCAAGGTTTCGCGAAATACACAGGTATCGAGACGATTTATACGAAACGACGCCCGAAAGAGGCGGATATGGCGCGGTTATGTCGTCTAGTTATAACAAAGGAACTCCGGCATTTGATTAAGAATGATATAATCGAACGTGAAAATACGATAGAGCAGATGTTTGTTCAGATGGCGGAGGCAGCGAAGGCCGCGAAGGCGGTAGTTGCCGAAAGTGCGGATGCAAAGGACTGCCGCGCCCGTCATGACGACGACGACGACGACGACAGCGACGCAGACAGTGACGACGCAAACGCCGACGCCGACATCGAGTGTATCGATTACGATACACCGTCAACGAAACCAAAACCGAAGACATCGGTGACTGCTGCTGCCGCACCCGACCTCTCTGTAAAACTCACTGATCTCTTAAACAATCCCAAACATAACCGCGAAACCAAAATAACTATTGTGAGTAATACGTTGGGTTCGATATTCCCGAAAGTCGAAGGCGACAAGGTCACATTTATCGGGTCAACATTCGTCAAATACGGTCAAAATGATAATCAACCCTATTTAAGCAACTGTATCGTTTTAGACACATGCGACGATATCCGCGACGAAGTGCCAAATTCGGAGATTGAGTCATATACAACCGAGGCGGATGTATTGCTTGCATGGACGCGTCTTATCCAAAAAGAGAACCCGGATATTATTATTGGGTATAACATATTTGGTTTTGATTACCAGTTTATGTTTCGGCGTGCAGTAGAGACGGGGTGTTATGAAGAATTCCTGAAACTGTCGCGTAATGAGGGTGAATTTTGCGGGAATGCGGGCGGTGGCGGTGGCGGTGGCGGTGGATTCATCAACCCGAATACAGAAATAACTGCCGACAATGTCGGAATCGAACAAACGAAAATCGCACTGGCGAGTGGGCAATACGATCTTCATTATATAAAAATGACAGGACGACTTCAAATCGATGTATACAATTATCTGCGTCGTGATTTCAATCTCTCGTCATACAAATTAGATGATGTGTCGAGTTATTTCATAGGTGACGCCGTAAAAAGCGTAGAATATGATCCCGTCACGGATATGACGCGTATATTTTCGAATAATCTTGTCGGGCTTTGCGCCGGTAATTTCGTGAAATTCGAACAAACGAATCATTCGACGGATTTATATAAAGAAGGGTTCAAGTTCAAGGTCACGACGGTGTCGACGGTGGCGGCCGCCGGGTCCGGGTCCGGGTCCGGGTCCGGGTCCGGGTATTTCGACGTCCAGGGATGTGCGACCCCAGATATGAAAACGATGGTTCGATGGGGACTCGCCAAAGACGACGTTTCCCCGCAAGATATTTTCCGGATGACGAATGAAGGTCCCAGTGAACGCGCGATTATCGCGAAATACTGTATTCAGGATTGTAACCTCGTCCATCACTTGATGAAGAAAATCGATATTATTACAGGTTATGTCGAAATGGCGAAAATTTGCAGTGTCCCCATCAGTTTCCTAGTTATGCGTGGTCAAGGCATCAAACTCACGAGTTATGTGGCGATGAAGTGTCGCGAGAGGAATACACTTATGCCGGTGATAGACAAAGACCGAAGCGAGACGGGGTATGAAGGTGCGATTGTTCTCCCACCGAAATGCGGTCTATACTTGGATAATCCCGTCGCATGTAATGATTATTCATCACTATATCCATCGTCGATGATTAGCGAGAATCTATCACATGATAGTAAGGTATGGACGAAGGAATACGACTTGGACGGCACGCTTACACGAGAGACGGGTGAGACACAATATGATAATATGCCAGGGTATAAATACGTGGATATTACGTATGATACATACAAATGGACTCGACCTAAATCCGCGACGAGGACGGCATCCGCGGCCGTGAAAATCAAATGCGGGACGAAAGTCTGCAGATTCGCACAATTTCCCGAAGGTGAAAAAGGGATTATGCCGTCAATTCTGGAAGAACTGCTCGTCGCGCGTAAAACGACCCGCAAGCTCGCTGAAAAACAGACCGACCCCTTTATGGCGAATATCCTGGATAAGCGACAACTTGGTTATAAGGTCACTGCGAATTCGTTATACGGGCAGTGTGGTGCAAAAACAAGCACATTCTATGAGGTGGATGTGGCGGCATCAACGACAGCCACAGGTCGTAAACTCTTGACGTATGCACGCCGCGTAGTAGAAGAAGCGTATGGCGATATCACGCTACCGACATCTCACCCTAAGTACCCACTTGTTCATTCCAAAGCCGAGTATATTTACGGAGACACGGATAGTGTATTCTTTACGTTCAATCTCGAGACACCGGAAGGCGTCCCTATCCGCGGGAAAGACGCGATTGAAATCACGATTGAACTCGCGAAACAGGTCGGAGATTATTCGTCCCGGTTCTTGAAAGTGCCTCATGGATGGGTGTATGAGAAGACGATATGCCCCTTTGCCCTACTTCGTAAGAAAGGGTATGTCGGTGTATATTATGAGCAGAACCCGAATAAGGGCAAATTGAAGAGTATGGGGATCGTGCTGAAACGCCGCGATAATGCACCGATTGTGAAAGAAATCTATGGCGGGATTATCGATATTCTGATGAAGGAGCAAAATGTCGATCGCGCCATCGCGTTTCTGCGCGAGAAACTCCAATATATGATCGAGCAGAAATGTCCCATAGAAAAACTCATTATTACAAAGTCGCTTCGGTCAGATTATAAGAATCCGGCCCAAATCGCACACAAGGTGTTGGCGGACAGGATGGGTGTGCGTGACCCTGGAAATAAACCGAATACTGGCGACCGAATTCCATACGCATATATTCATAATGACACGAAGGGCGCACTTCAAGGCGATAAAATAGAGCATCCAGAATATATCCACGCCAACCGACTTCAATTGAATTATTCATTCTATATCACAAACCAGATTATGAAACCGGTCCAGCAATTATTCGCGCTTGTATTGGAGCAATTACCGGCGTTTCAAAAGAAGAAGGGGCGTTTCTTGGATACATTAGAGACGGTTGCGTCTACGATAGATGATCCAGTCAAACGCGAGAAGAAAATAACAGAGATGCGACATAAGGAGGTTAAATCGCTGTTATTCGATGAGTTTCTTGTAAAGGCGGACAATTTGAATAAAGGAAATCGCCCGATTACGGATTGGTTCCGTGGTGGTGGAAAATAATTAATTCTATGGATTGACATGCGTATTTTTAATCAACATCCATATAGTCGTCGGGATCACCATGGTCGCCGTCATCGCCGTCGTATCTGTTACGGCGAGGAATATCATGTGGCGCCCGAGACGGTGCCACCCCCGTCACATTCAAAATATCGCGAAAAATATCTTCATCATTGTATCTATTATATAATGGCGGTAAATCATAGGAAAATGTTACACTATCGTTCGTTACATTGTTGATTTCCATATTCATGAAATTGCTGGAATTATCCATAATACGTGAATAAATATTATTGACTGCCGATGGACGTGGACCTGGACCCGTGGCGCCGGTGCCGGCGGTGGCGTCTCTATAATTACGTATATCATTCCGGCACATTGGACAAGTGGAATGATTTACAAACCATTCTCTCAAACTAAACCTATTAAAAATATGATTACATCCACGTATCATCGTTATCTGACTCTCGTCTTCGAATTCATCTCTCGAGATAGGGCATGTATTATTTACAGGAGTTACAATATGTGCATAAACTGTATTCAATGTTGCGCGTCTTATTTGGTCGGGTGTGGGGGGTGACGGCGGTCCTATGGCATCGGCACCATTAGTGGTTGTTCGGGCGATTGGTTGTGTATATGTGTAAAGCATCGAAAACAAGTTCGCGTCGGGACGATTAACACCTGGACCTGGGTCCTGACCCGGATCCTGATCCTGTCCCTGGCGGGATCTCTCGTTACGATTATTTTCCGTCGTCAAATAATTGGTCAGCATACGTGCAAATGCATTAGATAGGCGTGAACTATCAGTGGGGGGTGGCGGCGGCGGACCAGGTGGACTCGATGGACCTGCTGCGGTCGGCGCTGGAACAGGTCTCGGTGCATGTGAGTCATGAGGATTTGTTATTCTGCGAATATCGTTATGCCGGTTATAATAAAAAGATTGCCGGACGATAGACCGCTCCAAATTGGCGCGAAGAGCCTGTTCCATCCGCGAAAACATTGTATTACCATTTACAATAAATTCATTATATGAGTGTAACAGATGCGTATATTCATCTGTATAATGTTGCTCATCCTCGGCTGCATTATAAAACTGGTTTAGATGAAATCTCTCGTAATAGTTAGTTCCATTTCTGTCTCCGTCAGGGGTCGGGGTATTCGGGTTCATCGGGTTATAATTGGGTTATAATATTATGAAGTATTTCTCTATATCTTTTTCATGCGACGCCGACGATACTTCGGAATATAGGTTGATCGGTAAGGTCCATAGTTGCATTTTTTGTCATTGTGAAGAAGTTCCCCGATGAGCATAGCGGTGCGAGCACACGTTGTATGTATGAAGTAGACAATACCCGAAACAAACAAATCAATTTTATACGTGATAAAGAAAACTTAAATGTATAAATTTAGTATTATGCAAATAATGCAAATGACTACTACACCCGCACTCAGATTCCCCGATTTTGCAGGCAAAGGTCTAACCGGACTAATGAATATGGGAAACACATGCTTCGTGAATTCGTGTCTCCAAGCACTCTCCCATACGTATGAACTGAACCGGTTTTTAAACGACGACAAATACAAGAAACGCCTGACGAAGAAACCAGATGCAGTATTATTGACCGAGTGGGATAAATTGCGAACACTAATGTGGAGTGAAAACTGCGTCGTATCTCCAGGCGGGTTTATGGCGTCTATGAAACAAATCGCACGACTAAAGAACCAGGAACTTTTCACCCAAAACTCGCAAAATGACGTCCAGGAGTTCTTGATGTTTATGATGGATTCATTTCATACGGCGCTGGCGAGAGAAGTAAATATGACGATAACCGGTAATGTAAATAATGATAAAGACATTGTCGGTAAGAAATGCTACGAGATGATGAAGCAAATGTATACGAAGAATTATTCGGAGATGTTGAATATATTCTATGGGATTCAGATGTCGGTGATTGAGGGACTACCTGCCGGCGGTGCGGGTGCGGGTGCGGGTTCGGGCGCAGGTGGAGAAACATTATCGGTCGAGAATATCTTGAGTTTATCACCGGAACCATTCTCCATTATTTCGCTATCTATCCCATTGGTTGAAAACCGAGACACCGGCAAAACACGTATTCCGACATTATATGACTGTTTCTCGCATTATTGCGAAGGCGAGAAAATGGAAGGTGACAACGCGTGGTTTAATGACAAAACCAAGCAATATCAAGCAGTTCAAAAGCGTATTATGTATTGGAGTCTGCCTAATATAATGATTATTGATTTGAAACGTGTACAATATACCGAGCGTGGTCCCGCAAAGATAACGATTCCGGTTGAAATCCCGCTTCAAAATTTAGATTTAAGTGCATTCGTCCGGGGGTATAAACGCGACAGTTATATTTACGATTTATACGCGGTGTGTAATCATCACGGTAATTTTAGTAAAAGCGGGCATTATACTGCGACAATAAGGTCGGCCGATGATATATGGTATAGTTTCAATGACGAAACCGTGAAACAGACGGAGATGAAAGGCGATACAATTACAAGTAATATTCCGTATTGTCTTTTTTACCGGAAACGGTCGACGGCAACCGCGTCATCGTCATCGGCGACGGCGTAAACGGCGTCTACGCCGTCTATGAAACTATAATATATATAATTTGTATACTAATACTAATAATAGTTATATGAATCAACGAAATCCGGTATCTGTGGATGTCGGACATCTCAATAATGTGAGTGGTATATTTGGATGGTTAGACCGCAAACTCGACACTATAATAAAACCGAGATTTATCATTATTATATTAATCGTAATCGGTATGTTCTATTTCATTATATCGGCTTTAGGAAGCGGTGAGTCACATGACAACGAAAGTACGATATCGGCCCACACATCCATTCTTGAAATATTATTATGGGCCGTATTTATCGTGATTGTACTGCTTAATGGTTTCCAGTATTTTTTTAATACAAACATAACTACCGAATTGTCGAATCTGTTTTCTACATCACCGAAAATCGCGATATCAGAGACAGTCCCGGCGCCGTCGGCCACATCAGGGGGTGATTTAGGTGCGGGTCCATCACTCAAAATGCGTAAGCAGGTATTCCATATTCCCGCCAGCGTTTATGACTACGACAATGCGAAGGCATTATGCCAAGCATATGGTGCGAATTTGGCGAATATCGACCAGATGGAAGAGGCGCATAAGTCCGGTGCCGAGTGGTGTTCATATGGTTGGTCTGATAACCAAATGATACTTTACCCGACACAAAAGGCGACATGGGACGAACTTCAGAAGAGCGCCGACCCTGCAAAGAAGAACAGTTGCGGGCGACCGGGTATCAACGGCGGGCATATCGATGACGCGGCTATGAAGGCCGGTGTGAATTGTTATGGTCCCAAACCGGAGATGAACCAGGGTTCGTCGAAAATGATGGCGAATATCCAGAACTATGAATCTGGGAAGATGATAGATCCGTTACATGAAGCACGCATTCAGCAAATGAAGGATAAAATAAATGATGTAGTCATCGCACCGTTTAACAAGGGGGCGTGGAGTTTGCTGTAAAAATAATCAAAAAATAAGTAAGATAATAATATTACTGATATATATAATATTATTCATTCATTCATTCATTCATTCATTCATTCATTCATTGTATTTAGAATATCCGATGTCATCTCTCTCAATGAATAAGGTGCGTGGTCGCGCTTTGAACGCCAACACGCAAAACACGAACAACTTCTCGATGTGGATTGAACCTCTTTCACATAAGCAATATCCGGTAACGAATGTCCATAACCCGACCCTGAACGCAGTGATTACGTCTAACGGAGCGCGGGATATAATCAACGCACAACCTGGTCTCTTGTATAATAATGCAAGACTTGATGTGTCTGGGTCGGTGAATCCGACGAAGTGGACGACGGGTCAGACCATAAACACGGTGTTTCTTGTACCAACGGACATGTCGCAAAATCAAACGCTTTATACTTCTTCTGGAAGTCCTCATACTGTTGCATCCTATTCATATACCCCCAAATCCAATAACTCACAAATTATTGTAGAATATGGTGCATTGTATTCGATAACTGGGTTTAATAATGATGAATTTGAATCCAGAATATTGGACGGATCAACTACGATTGCTAGACGTGTGCAACAATTTACAGACCAAACTGGAGGCGGAACACGAAGCGGAACCATCTTCCCGATTTCTGGAGCTATTACAAATAACGCGCTTACCCCTCATAATATAATTATTCGATTGATTGTCGCATCGGACTCGGTCCAGATATACGGTGCGGATTATGATGCGTTCATGAAAATAACCGAAATATCGTTATAAACCCACTACATTCATTTCATTCTACGCCGTTTCGTGATGTTCTTATTATTCTTCATCTTTTTCTCTAACGAACTTTCTGACGGGCGGTGTCTCCGCGTCTTCACATCATGCTGTATTCGTTCCTTGGATTCAACAAGAGAAAGAAGTGTATCGAAAATATCATTGGGTGCATGTTTTGTACTCTTGTAGTCCTTTTTCTTGTGAGCGTGAGCGTGAGCGTCATGTTCCTCGTCGTCACCGTCACGGTCTTCGTCATCGCTACTGTCACTACTACTGCTCTCCTCCTCCGGCACTTCAAACGCATAATTACGCGGTCGAAACATCGGTGGCATCATAAACAATCCGGCCGGAACTGCTAAATCACGAAAGAGGTCACTGAACTTCTCGGGAATGAAATGCGGTTCACTGCCTCCGCTGCCGACGCCGTCACTGCCGGATCCTCCACTCTGTTCTCCAAGCGACACAAACAATGGTCTCTTTTGCTGATAAAGTAAATTATTCACTTGATAACCACCACCAATCATATTTCCTTCTTTATCTTGATGAAAAACTAAATGCTCCGCCGGATTGAAAAATTGCCCGATTTTTGATGACATTGTTGAAATACTTATTATAATAACGACTCTACTGACATACGTATATATTATGATTTCGGATGTTTTCCGCCCCGCCTGGTCGGCGTTCTATTCGGCTGCGTTACTGTCTCCGTCGCTGTCGTCGCCTTCGCCGTCGCCCTTCTTCATGGAAGACGGTTTCTCATTATAAACCCGCTTAATATCCGTTGATAATTTCGTCTCGCGGTTTTTCTTAATATACGCCATAATTTGCTCTACCTGCTTTCCATTGGTTATCAATTCGGTGAGACATTTCTCAATGTATGTGAGCGTAAGTGGTGCGGTATGTTTTGAAGATACGAATTTAAGTTTCCCATCGGAAATATTGACGGTTACTTTTCCCAACTGCTTTTCTTCGACAAGTTCTATAATCTCGTCATGTATGACCGACTTCTCTGTTCGAATATCCTTGAATATGTCATTTGATTCCTTAATACGATTATCTAATTCGACCCAACGTTTAATTTTGGTTTCAAGCGTGGGTGGGGTTGCGTGGGTAACTGTGAGAATGGATGTTGGGTTCATGGACAACGACGACGGATTGACGATATAATAATAATCATAAAATTGCGTTTATATTATTATATGATTATACGAATCTCCTCCTACTAACCACCGCCTAGATTTACCTGCGACGACTAGACCTAGACCGCCCCCTGCGAGAGAATCTGCGGAAATTAAAAGAACGACCAAAAGATTTGCCGGATCTACGAGACTGGATCACCTTCTGACCGAGATAAAGACCTAAAGGTACAAGCGCGGTCTCGACTGCGGCCATAAGACCTGGGACCATACCGCCTGTTTGATTCCCACTCTGGTTCTCACTCTGACTCTGACTCTGACTCTGACTCTGACTACGCTGGCGCGAACTCCGACCCTTACCCTTACCCTTACGTCTTTTCCCGCCGACTAAAGGCGACATATTCAACCCGGTTTTTGCCTCGGCTGCTTCAGCAACCATAGAAGCGCCGGCAACCGCACCGGCTACAGCACCACCAACCATCGCTTGTTTAATAGATGACTGCTCCTGACCTCCAGCACTACCACCTGTCTGGGGGGTGTTATTGCCTTGTTGCATAGATTGTCCTAAAAGTTTCTGGGCGATCTCCCCGGCTTGCTTTAAAGTGGCCTCGGATATTTGAGGCACTCCTGCAGAACCATCGCCTCCCTGTTGCATATGTCGACTGCGACTACCTCCGCGATTACTTTGTTTCCTAGAATTATAAGGCATTTTTACGTTATATATTACGCAATGAAAAAAACATTTATTTTATGGTAAATATACATATACATATACATATACATATACATACCAATGAAGATATCCCCAATTATCCTATTATTCGGATTAGGTCTTATTGTATTACCCGAAACCATAATCACAATTCCATTGCTTCCATTTGGACGCGCAGATGCAGCACTAGTGCCGGTTGAACCACATACCACCGGCGCCTACACCACCGTCGCCAACACGACATCCCCACTTGAATGCGCCGCCTGTGAATATTTAGCCAACGGGATGAATCAAACCATCATACATAATCCTAAAGTAATCGCATTCGTTACGACCGATATTGAAAAAGTGTGCGTGGTTTTACCCGAAAGCGTCCAGGCGATGTGTATAAATGCAGCACAATCTGTAGCACCTCAACTTCTAAACCATCTGGGCGATTTTATTGCTACAGAAGGATGCCAAGATTTAGGGATTTGTCATTCATTAGCGTAATTCATAACCGAATAATATATTGCTTCATAATACTAATTTAACTACAGACCGAGTTACATTCGTATATCAAACATCAAACATCAAACATCAAACATCAAACATCACACATTCGCCTAAATTAAATATGGAAGTATATCACCCCAACGATACATTTCGTTTCGAGCACCTTCAATTATCGCCTCCTAACAGTATTCCAGGCGGGTCGTATTTAACAAAATACTCGTATTATGACAGTAAAAAGGTGCTATATATTCAAACACCTAAAACGCAGTCGAAACAAGGGATCCTCGTATCGGGTAAAAAAGCGCACATCGATCTATTATTTACGGGCGGGAATGAACATGACGCAGAATTCATTGAGTGGATTGCGGATTTAGAGAAACGGTCGGTCGACTTACTTTATGAAAAACGGCATCTTTGGTTCACACAAGAACTAGATAAAAGTGATATTGAAAACTCTTTTACATCACCTATACGTGCATTCAAGACTGGGAATTATCTGGTGCGGGTTAATTTAGAATTAAACAGAGTACAAACACACATCCAACCGTTTTTATGTAAAGTATTCGATGAAAACCGCACGATCGTTCCAGTCGATTATGTAACTGCAGAGCATAATATCATCTCAATTATAGAATTCCAGGGGGTTCGATTTACATCCAGAAGTTTTCAGATGGAATTGATATTACGGCAAATATTAGTAATTCCCGAATTGCCGTTATTTGAAACGTGTATTATTAATACGAATACGGGTAGTAGTAGTATCGCAGAACCTTTAGGGAAATGTATAGAAACTCCCTTGACGGGTAATAATGTGTCATCGTCGTTGTTGACAACCAAGGAATTAGTTGAGAATCTGGATAAATCTCTCGGGAATCCAGAATCAAACCCTATTTATCCGCCGTCATCGTCGTCCTCGTCGTCGCCACCAACATCTAGCACATTAAAGCATTTTGAATGCACTGAAGTGGATATTGATTTTAAAAATATATCTGATGTCATTGATACAGAGGAACCGGATTTTGACGTTCCGATATCGGATACATCCGCGGAACATTCATCGATCACTACGGCAACCATCCCCGCCAATAATTCACAGAAATGGAAATCAAATAATGGCAATTCGATAACATTAAAAAAACACAAGGAGGTTATTTATGAAATGTATAAAGTGGCCAAACGAAAGGCGCAGGAAGCCAAAAAGGTCGCAATACGCGCTTATTTGGAAGCCAAGGAGATTAAGGCGTCCTATTTACTGGACGATTTAGATGAGTCGGGGTCGGGATCCGACGAGGAGGACGATTAATAGGACGATGACTATCGGACTATATGACTATCGGACTATAACGATAGTATTTATTTTATCATTTATTTTATATACAATTAAATTATAATAATGAGTTTCTTGTCTGATTTAGAGAAAACCGTTCGCTCCAATCACATTCTTGTGTTTTTGGGTGCGATTGTTCTAGTATATGCTATTTATACTTATTCCGACCAAAAGTTTGTGTTGCCGTCGAATGCCATGAGTAACCCGAATGAAGGTCAGCAGGTTGCTGCCGGACATCAGGTACCACCTGCAATGTCATCTGCCGGCACTGGCGCCAATGGTTATAGTGCTGTCGACTCCATGACCGGACAGGGCGCCCCCGCCGGCGCTACTAATATGCCCGTTGCAAATCCGTCTGACCTTCTCCCCCGCGACACAAATAACCAGTGGGGCAGTTTGAACCCTGCTGGCAGTGGTGACCTCTCCGGTCAGAACCTCCTTTCCGCGACTTTTTTGACCGGAATTGACACCATCGGCAACACGATGAAGAACGCCAATCTTCAGATTAGGTCTGAACCTCCTAACCCGCAATTGAATGTCGGTCCTTGGAATCAGAGCACCTTTGCTCCCGATCTGATGCGTACTCCTCTTGAGTTGGGCGCTGGAACGCAGTAAGGTGGTGCGAGCAACCTCAGTGCGAGCGCCCGCACACCGGCGTCGCGCTCGCCCGCGAACGGCGATTAGGAGCGACTGGGAGGAGGGTTTGGAGAGAGAGTGGAAGCGACTAAGAGGAGGGTGGGAGCAACAGTGGAGTGACCATCATTACACATGTATGAAGAACATTATACATGTATAATATAAGAAAGATCGTATAAGCAAGGCAAGGTGCGTGGTCATGTCCAGCATTCTCTCGACAATCATCTACCTATTCATATTTCTTACAGTATCAGTCATCCTAATCAAAAACCTAATCGTCCCCTCCCTCGTGAATTATCAATATGGTCTTTTGAATAACCCGGATCTCACTATCGGCGAGAGTCATATCCAAGGTGTCGGTATATTCACCAAGCGTCCGCGTAAAAAAGGGGAACGGATGTTCGTTGCGATTGATATGAACGAACACGTCACGCCCGTCGGAAGTAAGATAAATCATTGTCCGTCAAGGAAGACGATTTTAGATAATGGGCGTGTAGCAACAGGCGACACAGTCTTGCCGAATACGTATCTCTCGACCGCACCAGATAAAACCACCGGTGAATGGTGGATTATGGCCGCGCGAGATTTGGACGCTGGTGAAGAACTTACTGCCGATTATACATACACACCGGACTTTATAACGAAACCTGACCCTGAGTGGCAGTGTGAATTGTAGTCATGTAATTGTATTATTGTATTATTGTATAGTATTGAATATTATACCATCTAGTATTGAAAATGGTGCTGGATCTATGCCGTTACAAGGATATATTTGGTCGTCCGAGAGAAGGTGCACATTCTTACCGTATCTTTGATATCGCGGTTGTTGATGTAGTAGCCACTGTCATCGTCGCATTTTTTGTGGCTCGTGTATTCGGTATCTCGTTCTGGAAATCTCTCGTCGCATTGTTCCTGGTGGGTATTATATCCCACCGGGTATTTTGTGTTCGCACGACGGTGGATAAGTGGGTATTCCCGAATGTGAAGGATTAAATATAGAGATATATATAGGAAACTGTACCTCACAAGTAAAGAGTGATGACATCATCTCGAGTGCGAGACACGAAAAGATAAAAAAAGATATACTAAACGCCTATATATAGGACAATAATTATTGTATCTGGTTATATTAGAATACAGATATAAATGGCATTTGCTGCTGGTGGCGGTGGCGGTGGTGCGGCTTGTAGTGGTGGCGGTGTTTTTAGTACTTTTGATCCTGAAACACAACGTAGCCGTCATATATGTATTTTTACTATTTGCGGTCACGGAGAAATCGTAGAATCACACGTATCACGAGCAACCACTGAGGCCGGAAATGCAAAGTTTAATACATTCCCCCTTGGTCTAAACCTTACAGTTTCCAGGGTGGTGCCTATAGGATCATATTCCCCGGGACTTTCCCAGACATTAAAAAATGAGGTTCCTACAAACTTTTCTTCCCATCTTCCAGGTATGACTATGGTAGTTCAGGCGGCGATGGGGAGGATGGGAGGCGCACGTTGTGATACACTGGAGAAACCAGTGGATTTAATACCATTGGGGAAGAGAATTTTGGGTGAAATACGTAAAATTGATGAAGCTGCCGGTATAATATATCACAATGAAGAAACATCCAATCCACATCTGGTTGATGAAAGAACTTTTTATAATACTTATAAAGTTGACGGAACAAATTTTCACCAAGCAAAAAATCGCGTAATATGGGTAAGACCAAACAAGGGAGAGGACCGGCGAGAAAAATCTAGACTTCCATTTCGATCTGCTGCAGATATATATCCAGCATTTCCATTTTATGGATTGTTTGTGATTATGGTTGAGGGAGGTATTCTACCAAAGCCGTGCACATTATCACAGCAGACGAGCGAAGATTTAAGATTACCGCATAAATTAGGTCCCCGATATACAATCTATGATCCAGAAAAGGTAAAACGGTATAATCTTCTTGCTCGGGAAAATAGAGTCGATGTCGAAAGAAAAATAGGTATAAGTAGGGGGTTTTTGGTTATAAGAGGAGGAGTTTTATATCCTACTACTGCTACTGCTGCTGCTGAATGGGAGGCATACAAATTAGATATAAATGGTGCTATACAAGTATTACGACGTGCGATTGTGTACAAGCATATTTCACATATAGAGGCCGCAATACTACTAAATGCATTAGGTTATACTGATTTATTACTTGTAGATTCGGCATGTAATTGTCCGGGAGACCCCGACCCAATTGACCCTCTTGTATGTAGTCAGGATGCCGATAGGCTTGGTAACCCAGAAGATGTATTGCGTCGTTGGGATGACAGGGAGTCGCCTCTAACAGCAGCAGCCGGTGCGTGGGCGGGGTACAATTTGTACCCCACAAGACAACCAAAACAAGCGTCTGTGTCACACGAACATCTTATAAGTGATGCAGACATTGAAGGTTTTAATGATAGTGAACCAGATTTCTCTGGACAAGGTAGTTGGAGTAGTGATAGTGGCGGTATGGGTGGCGGTAAAAGGAAAAAATCCCGAAAACGTTTATCAAGAAACAGAAAACGACAAAAATGTCGACGCACGCGTAGAAAAAGATATACAAGACGCCGGCGTTAAATAATGTTATGATACAACACTGTTAGGTGTTGTTGTATCATAATCTGTCAGGGTTTGCGTCTAGATTGTGATGCATTTATTATAACCCGGTATTTGGTTGATAAATATTATGTACTTTATATATAATTAAAATAGAATGGCGGCGGCAGAAGAAGATCCTGGATACTTTTTTGTAGGGTATGTTCAAGCCCACGGATTAATACCTAAATTGCCATACCAGGTGCAAACAAGAACGGAAGGTCCTCAATATCTAGGTATAGGTATGAGAGTATTATCTATTCCAGGAGACCAATATATTTCAGGAATGATGGGTCCTATGAACTGGCCTCCTTGTAAAAATCGTCATTGGCTTGGCAAATCGACAGATCTAGTTATTCCTGGTATTTTGAGAAATAATTTTAAGGGTCAATGTGATAATCCGGTTGATATCAACGAAGCGTTTAGAAACGTAATTACAGAATTGAAAGAGGTATATGCTGCTGCTAGGATTGAATTTCCCGGAGGTGGGTTTACAGTACAGGACAACCCACCCGATAATCAATGGTGGCAACTACATGGTAATCCGGGAGAAAATCGTCGCAAGACCCCTAGTGGTCTATTCAAACGCGCAGCAGCTGACTGTTATCAACCAGTTATTTCTAACGCATATGGTATATTTTGCGTATGTACTAATCACCCCATCCTGAAACATTTTTGTTTAACTGCGTTGGAAGATAAAGTTGTTGAACAAGAAACTCACGCCGGAGAAACGATCACAGACATTATAGACTCTAAGTTTTTTCCACAAATAAATATGATTGGTCACGACAACGCCTTCGAGCCTGGTCCGTTAGGGGCCGCCAATTGGATATCAGCAATTGAACAAAGTAAAACGGACCCCGGATTACAACAGAAAGCAATAGCTATTATTAATAAGGCGTATATTGATAAATCATTACATTCACAGCAGTTTATTACGGTGTTACAAGCGTTGGGTATACGTCACGCGTGGTTGGTAAATCCAACATGCAGGGACCTTACTGAAAACATGGACCCTATAGGCGAACGATCGCCAAGCCCTCTTCGTCATCCATATCCAGTTAGCATTACGCCTACGCCATTAGGATCGCGGGCGCCGTCCCCGGTGCGGGCGCGGTCACTGTCACCACCACCACCATCTTCAGCGGGTGGAGGCGGTCGTTCGTGGCGCGATTTATTTAATCCTTTTGGGTTTTTTAAAGCCCCCACCGCAACCCCCGCCTCCGCCTCCGCATCCGCCTCCGCCGCCTGTCCGCCACGACGACGATCACGATCACCACAACTCAGTCCATACCCGTTATCACAATTCGGTCCCTACGGTGGCTCACGAAAATCACGCAAACGAACAACACACGCACCTACACCCACACGAAGGAAAATAACGCGTAAAACAAAAAAAAGAGCCTACAAAAGGAAATCTCAAAAACGAAACACACGAAAATAAAAACTTATTCTCTCATTATATAAATACAAGGATCGATCTTCTTCGTATTTATATCGTAAACAAAAGATGTTCAAAACCAGTGTTTTCGGATATATCATCATTATTTTCATTATCGTCATTTGCCTTAAAATCTACCAAGAATCAGACGCATTCCAGTTGAAATGTATCGTTTCTAAAATCGATGGAAATAAGTATTGCGTCCGCGAACGCGCCAAATTGGAACTGGCGGCCGACCTTCTCGCCACAGTCACCCAGAAAATGAAAACAGTCGTTAAACATATGGGTGCGACTTATCCCGACCGCGATAACGTGAAACGTTTAGTCAAAAACTTCCGCCCTGAAAAAGTGAGTGAGACGCTCCCTACTAGCGAATACACTGCTTATAGCGAGAACAAGGGTGAGAAACTCGCGTTCTGTGTGAATACAACCAAAAATGGGAATAAACTCATCGACGAAAACACGCTCACATTCGTCGCACTTCACGAGTTGAGTCATATTATGACGGAAAGTGTCGGACATAAAGACGAATTCTGGAACAATTTCCGATTTCTTATCGACGAAGCCCAGAAAATCAAGGTGTATTCACCCGAAGACTATAAACTCAAACCGAAAGAGTATTGCGGGATGACGATTAATGACAACCCGCATTTTGATAACTAGTGCGTTCCGCCGCACGGCACGGTCGCGTCCCGCCGATGTTAAATACCATCAATGGCACCACTATTGCCCCATTATGCACGGCGGTGTGCGGCCGGACGCACAGTTATCGGCGGGACGCGACCGTGCCGTGCGGCGGAACGCACCGTAAAAACCGTGTATCCGGCAATCGTCGCTCTTGTATCCCCCTAATATCCGTCGTCCTCGTTATACTTGATACAATATCACGGTCGACGTCTTCCACCTGATATACCGTGTGTGTTCGGTCATTGAAAAACGACACATAAGGTGGAACGGAATCCGCGTCTGTCCAGCACCAAATTGCCCGATTCATCGGATTGTTTCGAAGTGCAACACATTCTTCGATACTTTCATATTTATACATCAGTGGGAATGCCGTGTCATATTCATACGTTTCATCCACGAATGTAATATAAATCTCGGTGATATTAAAAAGCGGCAGTGACGACGACGACGACGACGGGGATGAAAGCACCTGTTCGTAGATGGACGCACCACCAATAAACCAGACCACGTCGTAATTCTTGGTGTGTTCATGAATATCCGAGAGATTTTTGAGAAATGTCACGGCTGTCGTCGCTTCCGTCGCGTCCGCGGTGTCACACCTCGCCGAAATAACGAAATTGTCGCGGAATTTCAAAGGTCGCACCGACGCCGGGATACTGTCCCATGTCCTACGTCCCATAACCACCGCGCTATTATAAGGAAACACCGGCGATGACGTCATTTCCGCGAAAAACCGGAGGTCACGTGCGAGTTTAGGCCATGGAAGTTGTCCTTCAAATCCAATACCACCACCACGACAAAGCGCAACAATCATTTTGAATTCAGTGGTGCGGGTCATCTTATATCGTTCCGATTTATAATATACACAAAAACTGTTTATTATATATTCATTACATTCGTATACATTAAGTATACGAATACCGCATAAATGATTTAATATTCTATTCATATAATAGACAATAATGGAAAGGTCGGTCCCAATTTATAAGATCTGTCATATTCGATCGCCGGCCGGTCTAAAAGAACGCCAGTCCAGGGGCGAAGAAGGCGTCTCCGCCGGCGGAGGCAGTGCTAGATCCGTATCTGTCCTTACTGAAGAATACAATATCTTATACGTATTTTACGGAAATGTCGAATTTCTTAGCGACGAAGGTGGTGTCGTAAATATCAACGATTTATTCATCAAAGAGCGCGAAAACCCATTCTTCAAATCTATATTTAGTGAATACGAACTCCAGTCGATTACCCATAACGAAATCAAGGTTGTCTTCCTTCCCGAGAGAATCTACCCCGACGATTCTATCGAGACGATTAAAAAGAAGTTTCTATATTTGACTCGAGAGAAGGTCGGACTATCATATGCCGAATTGTATTTATTCTGTAAACAAGCCAAAACAATCACGAGTCAGTTATGCTATGACCAAATAACATCCAATGGGAAACTAGAAATAACACCTGTTCGTATCCAGAACTTTCTGCTGAATATAGACAATCATCCGAGAGAATCCGTAAATTACGGCGGCGTCGGCAGCGCGGATGCACTACCTGATTTCACGAAATTAGGCGCGCCATCCGAATCAGACGGAAATTATAGTTATACGAATATATTGAATCTTAAGTTAGAGTCCCAACCGCGGTTTGTAAATGTCGTATTAGGTCAAGAGTTAAGCACCGTTTCCGACGGGTACCCATATGCGATAAACCCGTTTGATGCGATATATACAGACCCATTTTTAGAGGTTCACGCCGGTGAAATCATCAACACGACAAATAAGACGGTTCTTATTGACATTGGTGTATTTTTACATAATACAATTTATCTAGTATCTGCGGGGGATGTGCTACAGTACACCAAATCTCTCGAAGACCCGTCTACATTGGCGGAACTTGGTATTCCGGTGACCCTTCCACCGATTGGCAGCGGTGGGGGTGGCGCCACCGCATCCGCCCCGGCGCAACTGCTTCGCCTCATCACCGAGAACTACATCGTCCAGTTATATTTCCCATATTTAGCAGTATATCGCGACGATACAAAACGTCTATCTCTCGAGTTAGGGTCGGCCGAAGCATCTGGTGAGACGGATCTCTCGACAATCCATTCCCATAATACATTATTACTTCATCGATTAAAACTGGTAGAATCCGATAAAAAGATATTGAACGAGAGATTTATGCGCCAGACGGCAAACATCAAGTTATTATACGATATTTACGAGAAGAGAACCCGCGAACATGCGTATTCGGATAATGGTATCCGAGGTGTCGAGTTTCATATTCACCAGAGTGCGAAATACAATCTCTCGTTAGACGCGATATTCAAACTTATCCATTGTTCGGAATATATCCCATTTATTAAGTACAATCCGGGCAAGAAAATGGATAATATCTACAAGTTATATATTTCGGGTGTAAGTAAAAGCGGGCGCAAAATCCCATATTTACCGAAAGGCGATATTTTCCGTCTTATTAAAACAACCGCGCGTAAAAAAGGCGTATCGATACTTATCCAGTATACATATTCGAACCCATCCATTCCCGATCATAAAGCAACACATTTACCCATTCCGATTATTTGCGAGTTTGATGCAGATGGGTCAGTCTATGTTAAACTATTCGTGAAATATTCATTTACTACCGAAGAAATGGAAGATATTATTAGAGCCACCGTAAATCCGGTGATGCGAGTTGTGAAAGAATACGTGGAGCAAAGCGGATTTCAGATGAACTTATTTACCAAGTTCACACATGATAATGTCGACCTTATCAATGTAGAATATTACGCCCAGTTGCCTATTAAACGGAATATTGAAATAAAATCAATGATCAAGTGTATATCTAGTGCGTTTAATGAAATAGAAGGGAGTTTGAATAAGGGAATCGTTCTCAGATACAAGCGTGTAAGCAACTATAATGACATGACGAGTCAAGAAGCCTATATCATAGAAATGATGAATAAGCGACACACCGACCGAGAGATTATCGACGGACTTCGAGACAATTATATGATGTCGGAAGAGGACGCCCGGGTGAAAATAGTGACGCTTCTTTCATCGATACAAACACAGCAAATGTCGCGGTATCGAGGTGGAAGTATCCGCATCAAGAATAACCCCGGGTTTCTAACCAAAATAACGAAGGGGCAGTTCAACAATATAATCACAATTGAAATATCCAATATCAATAATATTCTCTTTTTGACCTCTTTACATATTTATATCGACTCAATTATACGTGTGTATCAGGATCCATCAACGACTGATATACCCTATGAACAAATTATCCAGTTATGTCAAGGTGATACGACACCCGTGTCAGGAACGAAATCTACGGGGGCGGCCGCGGGTGCCGCAGTCCTACGTGAGGAAGAACCCGGCAGCAGCGGCGAGAGTGGCAGCGACAGCGGCAGCGAGAGAGACTATACTACACAACCCATATTACGCGACGTCAATCCGTCTGATAAAGAAGAATCAATCGAAACAATGACCGAAATCGTTTCTTTATCAAGAAAACCAATATCTGAAAGTGTAACTTCCACTATTTTGGGGGAGAAATTAGTATTTGGATTTGAGGCGGAGGAAGGAGGTGCTGCCGGAGGTGGTGGAGGTGGTGGAGGTGGTGACGCAGGTGGTGGTGGCGGAGGGGGTGAAGGAGATATTGATTTGTTCGATTTGTTACAGGATGACGACGAAGACGAAGACGAAGGTGACGAAGGCGATGGCGATGGCGGTGGCGAAGGCGATCAATTTGGTGGTGCGGGTGGTGCGGCAAAAGGTCGACCTTCAGGCGGAGGCGAAGCAGCCGACGATAAGTTAGGACCTCGGTCCGGCCTCGGAGGCGAAGCAGCCGACGACAGTTTATCCGATATAACCGGTCTTGAATTAGCCAATCCGAATCCATTTTCAAAACGCATCCAAGATCGTGACCCGATTATACATCTAAATGAAGATGTCGGCAAATTCAACGCATATTCGCGTAGTTGCCCGTGGAATGTAAGACGCCAACCGGTTATTTTGACCAGCGAAGAAAAGGCGCGAATTGATCGTGAACATCCGAATTCATATTCACAAAGTATTACATATGGATCAGACCAAAGCAAGCAGTATCATTATATCTGTCCAAGATACTGGAGTTTAAATCATAATACCAGTTTAACGGAAGAAGAAGTCAAATCGGGTAAATACGGGAAAGTTATCCCACAAAAGGCGAAGAAGGTGCCGGCCGGTGCGAGTATATTCGAATTTACGGATGATAAATATCACCTGGATGAAAAGGGGAATTACAAACCACATTATCCTGGGTTCCTGAAAAAGGATGCACACCCGAAAGGTTTATGTGTTCCGTGTTGTTTCGGACAATGGGATAAACCGTCGCAAACTGCACGTAGACAAGAATGCGAGATGAAACAACATGAAGAAATCCGTATAAAAGAAAAAGATAAACTTGAAGAATTTCGTCAATTATCCGCGTCGGGGGCGGGGTCGGGGGCGGGGTCGGCAGCGGGGTCAGGGACATCCAGTACGCCCGGGGCGTCCGTACCCGCAATTCCCGAAGTGGCGAAAATAACCGAAATGAAAGATGACCGAATTTTAAGTTCGGATAAATTCCCGCTTGATAATAATCGTTGGGGGTATTTACCGGTTCCAATACAGAAGTTTTTGTTTTCCGATAGTCGTAATTGCCAAGTGAGTTTGAAGAATACGGCAATCAAGAAAGATACACCATGTTTATTGCGTCGCGGAGTAGAAACAAATGACAAGCAATCATTTTTATCGGTTGTAGCCTATTATTACAAAGAGAGTATCGGGTCAATTAAAACTACTGTATCTGATATAACAACCGAGGTCACGGGTGCAACAACGACGACGTCAGTTGGAACGCACAAAAGCATTGATGATATAATAACAGTTGCCAGTGCCGCGGTGGCGGGTGGAGGCGGCGGCGGAGGCCGAGCAGCAGCAGGCGGCGGAATGTCATTAAAAGAGATGATTTCAAAATCGGTTGCTGAAAGCATCAATAAGCAATCAGCCCAAATACGGACGGCATCTGCAATGACACCTAGTTCTAATGTAGAACTACCCGGTGCAGTTGCAGTCGCAGGTGCAGGCGCAGGCGCAGGCGGACCAAGAAATGACGAATATCAATCTGATGATGAAACACCCGTCGCAATGACACCTCGGGCTGCCGCAGCGTCTGCCATGACACCTCGGGCCGCAAACGTGACCGTGACCGCAACGTCAAATACAGGAGATACTGTCCCATCCATCCGCGAAATGCGTCGAATCATTATCGGATCTCTCGACATCGACCGGTTCATAACATTACAGAATGGGACGCTTGTGGATGTATTTTTCAATAAAACACGCGAACTTCGCGAAAACGACACAGCCAAATATCAGACATCTCAAATATACAGGCAATTCAACCCCGAATTATTCCGTAAAATATGTAATGCATATGAGAACTTTATCAGTTATTTGGACGACGATAATGTTATCATTGATCATACGTATCTCTGGGATATCGTATCACAGCCCAACGAGAGATTATTCAAAAATGGTAACAATCTGATATTATTACACATACCGGATGATGACATAACTAATAACGTCCAGGTGATTTGTCCGACAAACGCATATTCAGGCGAGGTATTTGACGCAAACAGAAAGACAGTAATAATAATGAAGCGCGACAAGTATTATGAACCGATATATTTGTTTGAAAGTAAATCAAATGGTAAATTCAATGTTCTCGGGCGTTTCGCAATAAAAAGCAAGACGATTACACCGAAGATAAAATACGTGATTGAAAACATCCGCGACATTTATTTCACATACTGCCGTCTTCATGCAAGTCAACCGCGTCAATATAAGTATGTAATGAATAAACCGGCGAAACAGATTGCCAAGTTACTCACAGACACCGGATTTCAAATTAGATCTCAAGTGGTCAATTATAACGGCAAGGTGATCGGACTTGATATTTCGCAAACAATAACGGCCGCAAGCAAAATAAAACAGACAAAAACTGTTCCGAAAGAAACGGTGCGTAAAATGTGGGAAGGTGTTATACCGACGGCTGTATCGGCGCCGTTGATAGCCGCGACCGCGGGGGGTGCGGCGGGTGCGGGTGCATACGAATACCCGATTGTAATGATGGATAATGATGATTTATGGCGTAATAGTTACAATGAAACAGTCGAATTTTTGAATATGGTGGCTGATAAAGTGAAGAAAATGACGAAACAAATCGTAAATTGTCGTCCGAAGGTGAAAGTCGTCGAAGACGGACTCATTGTCGGTGTACTCACGGAAACGAATCAGTTTATCCAAGTGAATGTAAATGTAGATCCAGCACAGAACCAGGACGATGAATTACCGACCATAACAGAGGGAAATCATCTTAAGGTTGATAAGGAGATTATGACGAGTTCGTCGTCGGCAAACGGCGCAGCAGCAGGAGAGGGCGGAGGCGACAAGTCGCGCGAGAGATATGTGCGTAACATCAGATTAGAAACGAACTTTTATAACGTTTTCCGAAATACCGCGCGAAATGTATTGAATCGCCCCGAAAACCGCGCAATAAAGGACGAAATCGATAAAATAATATCGTCGGTATTTACGATTTATACAAATAAACTATCGAAAATCATTGCATTAATGAAGCAGATCACAAACAAATACATTGCGTTTATACGTTATAGTAAAGAGACACTTAAAATGGTGGGCGAAGTAAGCAGTTGTATAACAACCGACCACGAAAAGTGCGGTCAAAAAAGTTATTGCCTGAAAGAGGGCGGTGGATTGTGTAAACTATTACTTCCTCAACGCAATCTTATGTATCCGGATATCGACAATCAAATCGCGTATTTCGGGAAATTATCCGACGAAATGATACGATATGAGCGAGTGAAACTCTTCATGTTTGAACCTGCGAAATATCTCACATTTCAAGAAATCAAATACAATCTAAATGATGATGAAATAATATTGCTGGAATCTCTCATAACACAAGAATATTTCGATAATTTGGAACCGATGGACGCCAACCCTTACGCATTACAAACGACATTTTATACGGTGAATCCAAATGCAAATACGGGTGTTGAATTACAGAGATATGACAATACGTATCGAAAATCATATGTTGATGGATATATTGAAAGCAGTCGTGGTGCTGCAGTTGATGTGGCACCTGCTGCGCCCGAACCAGTGTCGGGTGTCGAGAGATTTAAGGCAAATGAAATAACGCATGTGTTAGGATTCTGTAATGAGGTATCAAAACGTAAAGTCACGGAAAAGATGCGACAGTTATTCTTTCCGGTAGAAAATACTTACGAAATCTTATTTTCAAATGAAAGCGAAGAATGCTCGTTTGATGTTATTCTCACGATTTTAAGGGCTGTCGCACAGACCGCGTCGAAATGTCCGAGTGGACATACATGTAATCGAATGAAACAGTTGGAACGACGTGGCGCCGCGGGAGGTGGCGGTGGAGGTGCCGCGGGAGGCGGAGGCGCCGCAGAAGAACCAGATGCATGCGACAAATGTCGCACTATGATCGGAAAAGACCAAACAGAGTTCGGTTGTCTGCAGTGTAATTATTTCGTATGTGACAATTGTCAACATCAACATGTTGACCAATTAGGTGGTATGAATATAATAAAACTAAAGGAGATTTTGGTATCTGAATACGGTAAAATGGCAATGGCGCCTGCGTTTGATAAGAAAATAACCCGGGTGTTGAATGGGTATGGAATGAAGAAATATGCTGAACTCATAACATCGGGTCGGGCTACATTATCACAAGTTATCCAAAGTCAGAACTATTTTCTGACAAATGTCGATATTTGGATTTTAGCGTTATATTTTAAACTCCCCATTGCGTTTATTTCGCAATCTTTACTCATTGAAAATGGTCGAAATCTGATGGTATTATATGGAAATGACACACTTGAAAGTTATTTCTTTATTCATCCGTTTGGTGTAACACAGGATGTAATCTCTCGATTTGGTCTTATTGAAAAGAAACTAGATGATGAGACATCCGTGTTGAAAATCCCATCGGATTATTTATCAGATGGTCTTCGCGAGATGATTGCGCGTGAATTAGATGAACCTAAATCTCTCGAACAATATATATCAGACTTTAAACTTGGAGATGTAAAGACCAAAGGACGCGCCACACTGGTTATGCGTAAACCAGAAGAAGTAGCTGGTATACCTGGTGAACAACCAGAAGAATAAAATAAATAAAATGACAATAATATACAAATGTCTACTGTTAGCGCGGATATTGTTACTTTAAATACAAACACTGGGGAGGTTAATCTCTTGGTTACAGATATACCAAACGACGTATTTGATATACCGGAGTGTGTGTTCAACATTCCTGAACCCGAGTTCGAGTCAGCGCCAGCATCCGCACACGCACCCTCGCCATCGCCAGCACACGCGCCAGCACACGCGCCAGCACACGCACCCTCGCCATCACCCGCACTCTCGCCATCACCCGCGCCTGCGTCAGCACTAGCGCTCGTACACTCGCCCGCACCCTTCCTACCTATAACACACACACACACACACACACCCGCGTTTATCCAACATATAAACAATTCGGCACTAGTCGATATGATGCGTACCGCTGCACCCATATCTGTAAAATCTCCAACAACTATTTCAACAAGAGTAACAGATATATCATCTAGTAATACTGCGAATACACGCCCGCAAAACATCACAACCCCGCTTAAACAAATACATGAACAACGGCATTCGTCAGGAGTATCGCGAGGACATCGTCATAGTAAAATAAAGGCAACTAGGATAATGGTTGAAGATGAATACAAAGATACAAGTATCGACTACGATGATGACGACCCTGAAGTAAAAAAGACAAAGACATCTCTTTTCAATTTCGTAAAAGATATCGCGTTTAATTTGATATTTACTATTCCGTCACTTCGCACAAAACTCAAACCGATTCTCAACAATCCGGCTTTAGCCATAAACCAAATCGAGCGAATATTCGACGAATTCAAGGATGAATTAAATCGCGTTCAATTGGAAAGTATTAAGCGCTATGTATGTGTTGAAGGGGTTAGAGATAAACTAAATTATATACTGGAAGCAGGTTTCAAAAAAATACTTGCCGATGGTAAAATCGATATTAATGACGCACCCCAATTCATTCAACTCGTGTATTTTATCATTCATTCATTTAACAACATCAATAATGGTGAGGTGTTTAAGTTCGCAGTCTCTCGAGAGCATGTTATGCTGCTTCTTCATTTTATTTTGAAGTCTGTATTTTGTCTGACGCTAGATGGTGAGGAAGAACAAATGGCGTTCGGGTTAGTTGATACGAGTTTTAAACTAGTGAAAATAGAAGTATGTCCGTTGATTTCAAAACGCTGGTATCATAAGTTTAGGGTATGTCGCGCGAAAAAGGTGATCGAGGATTTGGTAGACTGAAGGCGGAATATAACATAAAGAAAAAATCATATCCTAATATTTAGGAAAATAGTGGCGGCAGCGTTTTTGGCGAAAAAGGACTTAAAGATATTATCTAACTATAGTATGAGAAGGTGAAAGTAGTCTTTTCATCCCTCAAGAACCCGTGATTCAACGAATTGCTGGTTATCATACCGGTGTAGCTCAGCGGCAGAGCGTCTAACACATCGTTTGTTACCCCTTTTACTACTTTCGCAAGGAAGTGGTCCGATCTACGAATGATTATCGCCTTATAAGCGGAAGGTCGTAGGATCGAAACCTACCGCCGGTATTCACCCGATTTATCAGGTCATCCCTTCATCTGTTTTATAGAAACAGGTCGTCAAACTGGACGTAAAACGTAGTAACTTTATACCCCCTTAGCTCAGCGGAAGAGCGCCAGGCTCATAACTTGGAGGTCGTCGGATCAAAACCCTCAGGGGGTATTCACCCAATTTAATATTGGGGTCTTTCAGTTGCTTTGAAGAAGCAACACAATCATTTCAAACCACTTCCATGGCGGACTTTTTATCCGTCTGACACCTATTTTACCGATTATTTTATTATTTTACAAGTACAGTGTGGGATCGATACCTACAGGTGGAAATTGTCTAGCTGGACGTAAAACGCAGCGTCACACGACGAAAGTCGTATGTATTACTTTACCGGGGTGGCGCAGAGGAAGCGCGCGGGGCTCATAACTCCGAGGACGTAGGATCGAAACCTACCCCCGGTATTTTTCATTGGTATCACTTTACCAAATGATATAAACACTCGTTGTTTATATTATTCACACACAGGCACTTTAGATGGAAGATACGCCCACGCCGGTTCACCGTGTCGAACAAATGAAGAAAATCCAAACAGAAGCATTGGAATTATTTACGCGGAAAAATGCGGATTATGGTGACGCGTTTGCGAAATATGGCGTAATTGGTGTTCTTATGCGTATTGAAGATAAACTGCAGAGGTCGATGTCGATCACCAAAAAAGGAGTGAATTTAGTCAATGATGAAGGAATACGAGACACGCTTATCGATTTACATAATTACGCGGCAATGGCGTTGATGTTGATTGATGAATAGCGTGGTGATGGAATAAAGGACTTAAATATAAGGATATATAGTTAAGTGGGTATGACCGCATATATGTGGTCGTATTCAGCACGGGTTACGCTCTTTTAGTTCAGTCGGTAGAATTTGGGTCTTATGAGCCCACGGTCACGGGTTCGAGCCCCGTAAGGAGCATTTTTCTTTCTTTTAGTGAGTAAAATTAAAATACTTATTATTATATATAACAATTACTGTATATAATATGCGTTCTCGCAAATCTGCTTCCACGGCGTCGTCATCCCGACGCCGTAAATGTGCATCTGGTCGCGCCGTTACTCGTCGTGTCCGCCGCGGTCGTGGTCGTGGTCGCCGCGCCATCCAAAGTGGTGGATGAGGTCAGACCATTCCTATTGTGAATTAATTGATTCGCCTATTATTTTGTGTTCCGTAAGTCGTATATTGTTGTGACGACGCGTTTATAAACCTTTATTTAAAAAGGACAAACGCGATTCTGATTTGATGTATGACCCGGATGTTTACTATATATTTATTATCATTGTAATATAATAAATACATTTAGAATGTCGACTGCTTCTAAATCCAAAAATGCGTCTGTAGATAATAATAAATCAATTAAGGACAAGGACAAGGACAAGGATAACGACAAGGACAAGGACAATGACAATGACAATGACAAGGACAAGGAGAAGGACAAAGACAATAAAAAAGACGGGGACAATAAAAAAGACGGGGACAAGGACAAGGACAAGGACAAGGACAAGGACAAGGACAAGGACAAGGACAAGGACAAGGACAAGGACAAGGACAAGGACAAGGACAAAATAGATGAAAAGAAAAAAGAGGCGAAACCTAAACCCGAAAAAGGTATGGGAATGGGCGATAGCGTGACCGAGACTGAGGAAGATGGACCACCCCTTGATAAATATGGAAATCCGTATCCAATAGAAAACCCGGAAGGTGGAGACCCGATATGTCCCGGTGGATATAAAATCGATTATCAATTTGATCCGATGAATGACCCAATTAATCCACCGTTCAACTGTATTCCTATTCTAAAAACCCCAACTGACGATGCAGCAGGCAAATTATTGGCAATGGCCAATAACCCTTCGGCTGGTGTTGAAAATTTGGTATCAGGAACTGTACCTGGTGTTGGTGGACGAAAAACACGTCGCCGTCGTCGCCGTCCTCGTAACCGTAGCAATAAACGCCGCACTTCACGAAAGCGCAGCACTTTACGGAAACGCCGCCGCAACAGTCGTCGTCGCTAATTGATTACTTTCAAAACCCGATATCATAATCATCATCCATCTTACCTAGACGCACCTTCTTGACATTATCAACGCACGACTGTATCGCCAATTTCGGAATACCACACTTGTCTGTATCCAACCCAACCGACAAATTCGCCTTGAACGCTTCTTCAATCTCTTCATTTGCGTCCACGTGACGATATTCTACTGCATCTTGTTTCATCATTTCGTCCATATTCACGAGAACCTGAAACGCACTTGTCCCATAATACCCTTCCTGACCGCACATAACATTCGCGGAGATACCACGCATCGGATCCAATTCCGCATGACGCGCCGCCTTCAAGAACATCTCCGGCGTTTCTTCAAACGACGCCTTCGCAAGTGGACCAATATCATCGCTGTTGATTCCGTGTCTAAATATAGATATCATTGATGATGAGACGGTCATACGGTCGCACAGTAGAGAGACATGATGATAGTTAATTGGCGAGTCATCAAACACTTCGGCCAGTTCATTAAAGATCGCCTGGCGTGCAGCCTCAATCCCGAATACCCGGTATACTTCTTGAATATCATTACTGGAAGTGCGTTTTGTATCAATATAATCCAACCCAAGCATATGGACCAAATTCGTCCCCATTGTATCAAGCACCCAACTGTCCTTCTTTGTATATACGCCATCCGATTTCACTAGCGTGTTCTTGATTTTACGTAACATAACCTTCTTGATTCCCTTGACACCGCGAAGGACGATATTATTCAACAACTGGTCTTGGAACGACTTGATCATATAAATATGGTCGGATTGGTCAAGTGGGTTCTGTTTGTTGGCGCCGCCGCCCGATTTCTTGCTCTGTGCGATATTCTCCATACGAAGACGAAACACAAGATGGTCGTCATTGTAATCCGAAAATGCGCATGATACTTCATTCCCGTAACTGTTTTTGATCGCGAAGTGGATATCATCCATCGTCAGTTTCTTGTCCAACATTGCTTCGGCATCAATCTTGATCCGGATAATCCATTTTGATTTAGATGACGCCGATGCTGCGGACGCTGCGGACGCTGCACCTCCACCACCGCCAGGCACCTCTGGAACTCCGGTTGTCGCCATCGTCACTGAATCACGCACACACTCTTCTATCAATTTCTCGAATTCCTGATATTGCGACATAACTGCACGGTCTTGTTCTACCAACGTATTCAGATCATCCGGGTCAAAGCAGACCTCCACTGTCTCTACCACTTCCGACAGTTTCGTATGCTCTATCATCGGGATAAACTCCTGGACTCGTTCTGGGGTGCTTTCATCATCCTCCTTAAAGTAAATCGTAATTGACGGATTCTTCGGGTTTTCAGAAAGAGACAGGATTTCTTCAATACGCGGAACACCGCGCGTGGCATTGGACTTGGATGCAACACCGGCCGAATGAAACGTGTTCAGCGTCAATTGGGTGGTGGGTTCACCAATACTTTGTGCGGATACCATTCCCACCATCTCGCCCGGTGCGACAATGGACCGCTTGTACTGGAGATTGATCACGCTTAACAGGATAGTAAGTGCACTACGATTGAAACGTTTCACAAGCAACAACTCCTTCGGCGACAAGTAATAATAATACATAACCTTGAATAACATGGTCGGCGGTGCATAGAAGATATTCTCGAGTTGGCGGAATGCAGCCGAAATCATATCCATCGCCTCGATTGGTGTGATATCCACCATAGAATTCTGGTTGATTTGTTGCTGGGCTTGCACATTATTGATAATATGCATAAATGAAACGGGCAACTGGACGTTCTTATTATCCAGGCGGTTGAATACATGCTCGATAATCAAGTCACGCATTTCAATCATATAATCGATAAGGTCGTGGATCTTCTTCGTTGTCATCGCCTTCTCCTTCTTCATCTTAGCATAGGTTGTCTTTGTGAATGCGGTGATGGAACTCTGTTCGGTCTCGCTGGAATTGTCGAGTGGCATATGAAAGTGTGCATAGATTTCATCCAGAGTCATCGCGACGAGTGGAAGGGACTGATTTTCCACCTTGATCGTGTCGATTCCGTCATCGCCGTAGGTGAATTGGATGATGCGTTGTTTGCCGTTTCGGACGGTCATATCATATTCGACCTTGAGATCCTCCATGCCTTTGATGAGACGACGTTGGATATAGCCTGTGGTTGACGTATCGCGGACTTGAAGACCATTGGCGAGACCGAAATTGAGTGTCTTTGGGATTGTCAAATCATACATCTTCGGGTGAAGTGCTGGGTCTACTATTTCCATCGAGATGATTTCATCCAGGATAACGTCATTAAGAGTTCGCACTTTATCCAGTTTATTAGTCCAGACGATTGATTTCATTTTACGATTTTTCTCTGGATGAAGAAGGGTAATTTGCTCTGAAAATCGCTTTCCGTTGAAAGCGTTGATTGATAACCTATAAGCAGGTTTGATATTCTTTGTTCCAAAATTGTTTTTCTTGAGTTGAGACTTTGATATCTTTGCGTAAACACCCAATCTGGAACAGAGAAACGCAATATCTTCAGTCAATCGTTCACTACAAGATGACGAATTAATTGAATTGCGCGAAATATAACCATCTCCTGAAATATATCCGCTTATTAATCCGCAGACGAAGTCTTTGTTTGAAATATACGCCTCATTTGGAATATGCTTGTTTTCGGCTCCATGACCAACTAATTTTGTAATGAATTCGGCCATAATACAAGATGCTCCGCAAACTGTCGTTGTTGTGCCATTGGCGTTGTTTATCCTAGATCTTTCAACGCATTTAATATTGAACTTGGAGAACCAATTTTTTACAAATGACCGAATGGTTTCATCATTATTTGTGATCATTATTTGTGATTTATTAATATTTCCTTCTGCGATAAACAAACCGATAAATACACCATTTTCAAACGTCATTTCAAATGTTTCAGGAATGTTTGAGTGTTGTCTTGTTCCATTGTATGAGTATACGCAATCTGAAGATATATTTTCGATATTTGAACGAACAACTGCTCTCTGAAGACGAGCCTTGCTAGGATATGGAAGAACAAATGTATTATTATTATTTTCATTCCACCAGTTGGTAGGTATTTTCATTCTATTATCACCCATTGCGTCTTTCATCAAATCTAATGCCTTACGCATTTCAGAACTGAATACATATTTGGTCTTTGGCAAGTATTTTTCCATTGGTATCGCCATAATTGAAGACTCACCATCCGCGCGGTAATCGCACACATTCTTCGCAACAGGAACAAAGTCACCGACCTTGATTTCTTCCGTGTATTTCTCGCGAAACTGCTGGAGTTCGTCATTCCAAACAAGAAGCGACTTATTCGCAGTGACTGTCACATAACGCCCCGCTTTGGTTTTGATTTTAAATAACTTCTCTCCCGGGTCGTGACGCGTGACTGCGGTGATTGACTCCCAAGAGACATTTCCATCATAATCCATCGTAACAATTTTAATCGGATGCGTCAATTCCAGATATTCCATATTCTGTTCGGTCATATACTTAATCCTATTTGCACCTTCGCCGGAATTCTCGCGATGCTCCAATAAATGTGCATCAATCCATTCACCGATTTTAACATATTTGGGGACTTCATTTTCTACAACGATGATCGGCGTTTCCCATGTCACGGATTTCACGGCCGTGTCAATCAACCCAATACGACCACCCATCGCGTGGAAGAACAACTCCTCCGGAGACAACCCCGAAATAAACGAACTTTCGATGAATCCACGCGCCAAAGGTCCATCATCGAACTTATTGAAGTGCGGCAATGTCCTACTGTCAAATCCGTATGAGATACGCTTGCCTTCAATCGCCTGCTGACCAAGACACGAAATCATCTGCGAGATATTCAAGTCGGTACCCTTCGACCCTGAAAGCACGAGTCCAATGAATCGGTTCGTCGAGTTAAGACTCTTCGTTCCAATACCACCAGCTTCACTCGTCGCAGTATTCAGAATATTCGACACCTTCGCCTCAAATTCCGCCTCATTCGACTTCCCCGTCTTGTTCTCGAATATCCCCAGATGGACTTGATCGATCAAGTTCTTCACCTCCGTCTTCTTCTTTGTGATGACATCTATGATTTGTGTATTCGTCGTCTTATTCGCGATCAAGTCGCTAATGCCGACACTGTATGCGTGAGTCTTCATATATTCAGTTATAATATTCTGGAGTCCATCGATGAAGTCGGCTGCGGCGATATTCCCGAAATCATTACAAACACGCTGGATCAGACCGACACCGCCTCCACCAAGGACGCTCTTGTCGATTTGACCGCGCATCATTCGCCCATTCCGGATTTCAACAACATTATTGGATGTCGCGTAGTCTTCGTTGGGGTTCTTCTCGCCAAACGCCTTCTTCTTGTATTTCAGTGTCAGTGGCGGCAAGATTTGCGAGATGACGTCGAAATTGCTGATATCCTCACCGCTCTTGAATAGTGTTTCATTGACTCGCGGGTAGGCCGCGAGCAGGTTCATCGCCTCTCTAGGCGTAAATTTGATATTTTCCCGCGTAAATAAATACGACCCAATCAACGAGTCCTGGAAGACGCCAATAATCGAACTATTGTTGGCGGGACTGATGAGTTGGTAGGGGACTGCGGCAAGATGACGCAACTCAATCTCTGATTCGTCATCCTGTGGCATGTGTAGGTTCATTTCATCTCCCGATGAATATCCTCAAGGTTTCCCAAGAGGCCGGACTGTATCATAGACGCGCTCTGAATGGCTAATTCATCATCGCACACCAACACCGGTTCAGTCTCTGAGTGCCTTCCATAGTCTACCAAGCGACCGTAGAAAGTAACACTGCTGATTGCCCAATCCTTTACATTATTACCGTTGGGTTCGTCAATTAAACGAGTTCCTCGCAGATGTTTCCATCCGAAAGTGGTAGTAAAGGCTCTAAGGGGTTTCCAGCAACAAGGTGTTTTGCCCCTTGGTTCATATGTTTCATATGTTCCAAAAGACTAGGAGGTAACACGCTTTTCACGCCTCCTGTTTCCGACAGAGATGTTTATCGAAATCCGCATTATAAGGTTTCGTACAACCAACGTTCATACGAAACGTATCACCCTGATACATAACACGCGCAATGTGACACATCATACTCATCCTATGAAGTGTCGGTTGGCGATTGAAGAGAATCGCGTCGCCGTCCATCATATGACGGTGAACGATGTCGCCATTATTCAGCATAATATTCGCCCGGTCAGCATAACGAAGCGAAATCGATTCACCCGTCTTCCTCTCCAGGATTTTCGCACCAGGATACTCATCTGGACCCGCGCGAACCAACCGAAGCAGGAACTTCTTGTTCCGGTCATTCACCACGACCGGTTTCGTAATATTCTTCGCGATTTTAAGCGGAATACCGAGTTCACGAATCGACAGGTTAGGATCAGGTGTAATCACCGAACGCGCTGAGAAGTCCACACGTTTCCCCATCAAATTCCCGCGAACACGCCCCGTCTTCCCATTCAGGCGTTCCTGGATGGATTTCAAGGGTCGCCCCGACCTTTGTGCGACAGGTGCGCAACCCGGAATATTGTTATTGACCTGTGTCGCGACATAATACTGAAGCATCATATGCCATCCATCGATTACATTGGCCGGCGCCCCCTCATTCATCTTGTCGTGTAGAGTCGTATTCGCCTTGATAATATTCACGATGATGTGTGTGATGTCATCCTCGCTCCGCTGCGACCCGTCCATTTTCACAGAAGGACGCACAGCCGGAGGCGGGATTGCGAGAACCTGACAAACCATCCAGTCGGGTCGTGAAAACACCGGACTAAATCCCATAAATTCTACGTCCTCGTCACTGATTCTGCGGAAGATCTTGATGACGATTTCCGGAGTCAGTTTCATCGAGAGAGAACCATCCTTATCAGACTCAGCAGCACTCCCAGCAATAGTCCCCCCCGCACTCGTCTCTTCGAGCACTCCCTTGACGTTGTCCCATTCGGCATAAATCTTGCCGAGACCCGCCTTCATTGTAATCCGCTTTGGTTGGAGGCAACCACAACCCGTCTCTGTATCTTCACCGCAACGCTTAATTTTGCTGGCTATGCGGAAAACATGCGTCCATCTCTCATCTGCGGGCATGGCCATCAATTGTTTATTGGCGGATTTGCTGATTCGCAACGCACTACATTTGATACAAACACAACGCAGGATTTTAAGCACCGTTCCTAGATATTGGTAATAGAACACTGGTCTCGCGAGTTTGATATGCCCGAAGTAACCGGGACATTTCATATAATCCAATCCGTCTGTGGGGCAGATAACACCTGGATCGATTGGACCCATTCTCGGGTCAAACAGACCGCCGATCACCGGTTTATTATTCACATACGTTTCTCGATTCGTTATTTCTGCAACCGACCCTTTCAGAATCTCCTCTGGCGACATGATACTAAATTGAATGCCGATGATTTTTGAAACATGTTGATTTTTATTGTCAGCCATTGTCGTTCTTGTTTAATAAATGAATAAAGTATTGAAACCTTTATGTTCGGTCTTCTTATATACCTACTATAATATTTAGATTGTTTTCAATTTTGTTTATAATATCAATTCAATATCGACGGATATCGACGGATATCGTCGGCGTCGACGGACGAAAAAATTGAAATCGTTTTTGATGTAAAGATTGTTTGTATCGAACCCGACGAAGAAGACATGTCACCATTTATTATCAAGCAGAAGAAGAGTACCAAGAATATATACAAGAAGCACCGCGATGACGGTCATCACGACCAGGCGCCTGAAACGGATTCAGACTCTTCATCGGTGTCTTCATCGTCTGCGTCGGACCATGGAGAGAAGAAGAAGAAAAGAATTACACCTAAAACTCTTCTCCTCATTCAGAATGAAGATGATACGCGTCGCGACAATAAAAGGAAAAGCATCGCAGCCAAGATGGTTGTTGGAAAAATTGCCGAGGCGTTAGCTTCGTCTATGCTTGCGGCCGCAATTGTCGGAAAATCTAAGAAAAGATCTCGTCGTGAAGAAGAAGAAAGCGAAGAAGAAAGCGAAGAAGAAAGCGAAGAGGAAACCGTCGATAACAGCGAAGACGAAAACGCTAGCGACGACGACGACGAGAGCGATCAAGGCAGTGAGAACGAAGACGACGAGAGAGACGAAGACGAAGACGAAGACGATGACGATGACGAAGACGAAGACGAGAGCGAAGACGAGAGCGATGACGACGAGGACGACGATGACGAGGACGAGAGCGACTACGACGATGAAGACGAGGACGACGACGAAGACGACTATAGCAGTGATGGTGATGATGAACGCGCACAAAAACGCCACAAGAAGCAGCAAAAAGAAATGGAACTGAGATGCGAGAAAAACAAAAAGAAGTTGACAGATATCAAAGCTACCGTCGCATCTCTCACGTCAACAATGTCGAATGATACGACTCTTGCGTCAAACAAGTTCATGAAAAAGCAACTCGCCGAAATGAAACAAAAACAGCGCGACATTGAGCACCTTCTTCGTGCAGATGAGAAGAAACGCGACAAGTTGAACGTCAAAGAGTTCAAAACACTCTTAAAAAAGAAGAATTCAACCAACGATCTGCGCTATTTCCGCCGCCACATGACACCGACCGAACAGCAAAAAGTCATCACCGACCTGAAACAAATCCACGCTGTTAGCATCATTCAAAAACCATACCGACTTTCCCTTTTGGAGACCGACATCCCTATCGCATTCAAGGCAATCGCGATGCGAAAGATCAATTCACTGCGTCATATGGAACCAGGATGCGGCGAATATTACAAGGTCAAAAATTGGGTCGACACCTTCATGAAGATCCCATTCAACAAGACGAAGAATCTGCCGCTTACCATCGAAGACGGTCTTCAGCGTTGCAGCGAGTTCATGGAGGCGTCCAAGACAACGCTTGACCAGGCGGTGTATGGTCTCAATGACGCGAAGCTTCAGGTTATGCAAATGCTCGGTCAATGGATTTCCAACCCGGCCGCGATGGGAAGTGCAATTGCAATCAAGGGTCCGATGGGGACTGGAAAGACATCGCTTGTCAAGGAGGGTATCAGCAAAATCCTCGGTCGCGATTTCGCCTTCATCGCGCTCGGTGGTGCAACCGATAGCAGTTTCTTGGAAGGACACTCCTACACATACGAGGGAAGCACATGGGGTAAAATCGTCGAGATTATTATCCAGTGTGGATCGATGAATCCCGTCATCTACTTCGACGAACTCGACAAAATCAGCGAAACGGCGAAGGGCGAGGAAATCGTCGGCATTCTGACGCATCTTACTGACACCAGTCAAAATTCACAATTCCACGATCGCTACTTCGCAGAGATTGACTTTGACTTGAGCAAGTGTCTCTTCATCTTCAGTTACAATGATGAGAGCAAGGTGAACCCGATCCTCCTCGACAGGATGTATCGAATCAACACATCAGGATACAACAAGAAGGACAAGACGCAAATTGCACAGAAATACTTGATCCCCAATATCTGTGCACAGGTCGGATTTCGTGAAGGTGATATCGTCATCCCTGATGCAGTCATCGAACACATCGTTGAGAATTATACGGAAGGAGAGGAAGGTGTCCGCAACCTGAAGCGGTGCTTGGAAGTCGTTCATCGCAAATTGAATCTCTATCGTCTCATCAAACCAGACACCCCGCTGTTTGAGAAGGATATGTCGTTGAAGGTTGCATTCCCGTTTGCAGTGACGAATGAAGTTGTGGACAAGTTGGTGAAACAGGTAAATGACGGTAAGCGTACGAATATGAGTTTGTATCTGTGAAAATGAACGGAACCGAGCAAATCGGAAAGAAAATACCAATATAAAGATTTTTTTATTACAATTATATTCACATGTCGTTTCATCCTGTAATAATATCTAACAAACCTCCGCCAATTTACGTATATTTCCATAATTTTTGGAATGGTTTTATTGAAAAAACCGATGCGATTAACATCACATTCTTTATGAAACTCCTTGAAAAAATATATGAAAGACCTATTCATATCAGTCCGACACCTAAGGACGCAAGTATTCTCATAGAATCGATATTCGGTACAGAGTCGCATATACATTATAAAAAGTGGACTGCAACGATATTATTTACCGGTGAATCCAACTATTATGATTTCCCGTATGTGGACAAATTTGACTGCGTTCTGGGATTTGAAGAAACTGGCGGAAAGTTCGTGAAATGCCCGCTTTACATTCTATTTTTGATTTCAAATCCTACAATTATGCACCAGTTGACGGAAGTATCTAGACCGTCGCGAGACGCTCGGAACACAATCATTCCGCCTAATAATGCATCAGTTATTATTTCAAATGTTCATGGAACCGAACGACTTTCTTTTTTGGAAAATCTTGAGAAGAAAATGCAGGTAAATTATGGCGGGAAATACAAAAATAATACCGGGAATCTCGTGTCCGGACATTGTAATTCTCCGGAAATGACGGATTTTTATAAGAAGGGGAAATTCGCGATAACGATGGAGAATGGAAGTCAACCGTATTACATAACCGAAAAAATCGTGAATGGGTTTAGGTCGGGGGTGATTCCCGTTTATTGGGGAAGTGTGAATATAGGTCAATATTTCAATCCGCGACGATTTCTGCAATTGAAATCGGGGTCACAGAAGGATATGGACGAACTTATTAACACGATGGTTTCAATGACGAATAAGGAGTATTTTGATATGATCAGTGAACCGGTTTTAGCGAGACCCATCAATGATGTATGTGACGAAATATTGGAGTCGGTAAAAAAAATACTTACCTCCTCGGCCGCCTAGTCGGTCGGTTCCCTTACCTCCTCGTCCTCGTCCTCGTCCTCGTTATCGTCGTAGTCGGTCGCGGTTTTATCCCCAATAGGTGTCTGGATCTAGTCGGAATCATTGTCGATCTCATCCATCATGTCAATGGCGCACCCATCCGCCATGTCGAATTGCGCGGGCGCTGCTGCCGCATCATTGGCCTGGTTTGCGTAGAATTGGGTTTGTTCGCGTTCGTAGTTCGCATATCTTTGTCTGGCGTCCTCCTTGTCAGCTGTGAGTGCCTGTTCCTCTCCCGCAAACTCTGAAATCGCCTCTTCTGTCAAGACTTGGTCCACAAACTCGTCGTCCACTTCGTACATCGCCACGAAAATCTCCTCGCGATCCTGAAATGTGTGAATTTTGATTAAGCGACCTCCGCCGTGAGTTTCATGTATCCCGACGAAGTATTCATTCGAGTCCATCGCGTCTTTTTGTGCATGGAACCAGCGCGACGCGCAAAACTCGAGAAGAGCAAATCGGCGTGTGCGTTCAATGAACTCGCGGGATTCTTCGGCATGTTGAACGATTTTGCCGATCGAGTCATCAAGTGCTGTTTGTAAGGCCAGGATGAATTGTGTGCGTAGTTGTAGCAAAATGCGATTGACTTCTTCGAGAATGTTTCGCGACATTGTGCGATGATGCTGTTTGGCTGCATCGTCAATCTTCAGCAACTCAACAGAGAATGCGTTCATTGTCGGTTCAAGTTCGTCCTGCGTGGTCTGGAGCGACGCCTGAATCCCGGTTGCGACGCGGTGACTGTCTTTGTGCGCTGTTTTTCGGTGTTGTTTGTTTGTCACGAGCATTTTGCGAAAATTTTCAAGAGCAGCCAGTGCGCAATTCACGTTGGACTCGGGGATGGAAAGATCCGGAGATTCACGGCAAACCTTGCGAATGAAATCGCGGTGCTTCACGGCGCATTGACTTGAGTGAAACTCGTGAAGTGGGACACAAATCGGCGTGGGGTCGACTTTTGCTTCGGGGGAATTGACCGAACACTCAAAATCATTTTTCATTTTGTTCACAAGTGTGATGTATTCCTGGATTCTTCCTTTCAATTCCTTGGCTCCGCCCACGGGGAGACGGGGGATGATCTCCTCTTCCTTGTCGGTATTGGTCTTCTTGGTATTGGTCTTCTTGGTACGGGTAGCGGTAGCGGTAGCAGTAGTCATTGTAGTCTTTGTTGATGTGGAACACTGTATTTCACATCAATCAATAAAATCATTTCAATTTTTTTCAGATCCTCGGTTCGCCGGCACCCCAGATCGCTTCAGACGCCTGAATCTGATGTACGATTTCCACCGCGAGTATTCAAATAGTTAATTTGTTCGGGGGTCATGCAAACACAACCGGTGCTTGTAGAATAAGGGGACGGGCAACATTCCGGTTTGCTCTTATTCTTAGCAAATATAACCAATTCTCCATTTTTCAGGGGTTCGTCGGCAGTATATGACGCCCCAAAATTATTGATGTTTCCATACCCAAACTCTGACGCATAAGTATTCGCCTTGGTAACCCACATTCCCGCAACATCGCCATTCTGGACTTCATTTATATCAGATCCCAATGTAGTCATACCTTCTTTGGTTCCAGAACTAATAAACCCCTGGCGTGGTTTTGCAACGTCACCGCCAATGCTACCGAATGCGGTATTAATAGCTGTACCCAGATCGCCAATATTCATAAAACCAAGTTTTACACCTTTATCATTATTCGCGGCGGCGTTATTAACGGTCTTAACAAGCGCAGGAACAGGTTTGGCCGTAATATCTACAACATCCTTTTGAGCTTGGTTTACAGATGTAGTAGACCCGACAGGACCTGAATCCTTTTTATCCAGTAATCCTTCTTTTGATGAACACGACGATTTACCTGTAATCATATCAAATATAGGATATCTGCAACATCCGCAGAACAAATTGGCGCCGATAAATAATGTTATAATAACAAGAATAACAATTTTATAATACATAACCGAGAATATACTTATAATAAATAAATAGATAATTAAATTTATATACTAGGGATTGACCGGCCGGACCGGACCGGATCGGGGATCAGTATTTCCTAAATAATGACGATATGGTTAGTCATCATCATCTGGACCGGGAATCTTACTTATTCTTTTACGGGTAATTTGACGAGAAACCATACCAAGCATAATAAGTGGAATAGCAATTGTTAGAAAAACCGCGATTGCTGCGATAGCCAGCGCCCATCCAACGAACGGAATATACCAAAGCACAATAATGACGACAATCATAATCACCAATATAATAATAATGAGTTCATAGATAGACCCGATGAGTGAATAAAATGACCATAATACACCAATCATAGTTAGTAAATATGTGGCTAGAATACCCTTTATTTTTTCGAAATAATCCACCATTTTAATCAGCATGTTTTGAATCGGGATGATGATATTTTGAATACGGTAAAACACGGTTATGAATATGCTTTTAAGCGCATTACGCATCCGGTCGAATAGTTGTCGAAATCTCTCGATCACCTCCAGAATATTCTTGAAAATATTCATAATCACATCAAAAATAACATAGACCATACTCACCGGTCGATCAAACACACCCTTCGTTGATTGCGCACTACATTCAATAAAATTCTGTTTCGTATATTCCATCGGACTCACCCCGTCCGGTGCATTAATCCAACCGGCAAACGGCATGACATCCGGGCGGCATCTATATTCTGGCCAGTCCCGTTTCACATCAAGTAATATATTCTGGATTTGAAAATAGGTGATAGACACCATAAAAATAAAAATTACGAAACATACTTTCACGATATCAATTCCATATCGACCAGAAAATGTTTTATCGCCATATAAGTAATTTAATTTCTCGACAATCGGTTTTTGTTTGATTTTTTCTAATCGCTCGTCTAATTCACCACTTCCTTGTTTTGAGTAATCTGATAATGATGAGATGAATGATTTTTGTGCCGATTCAAATCCTTTACTCGCTAATTTTCCACCTACTTTATTTGAAATAACTCCTAAATCTATTAACAATTTATATGATGTAGTTATAATCCAGTTTACTATTTCAGTAGTCATAATTTATCATATAAAGATATATTTTACACATATTGTTATTTCAATACTAATACTGATAAGGTATGTGTAAAATATCTAGAAAAAGGACACATTTTTGTTGATTTGTCCTGGAAGTCCGTGTCCGAATAAAATCATATAAATAAGAACAAACGCCGCAATGACAAGAGACCTATCCTCCGCCACAGCTTCGGGTTGGTTCAGGACAAATCGCATCATTAAAAAGATTGCAATACCGATCATCGCGGAATGCGCGAGCATCATTAATCCACGTTCATTCGCCATTTCTTGTGTTATAACTTATCCTACGATAATAATATTACAGAACGGCGATTAGACTAATGTTTAAGAGACCGGACAATTTGGTAGGCGATTAGACTAATGTTTAAGAGACCGGACAATTTGGTAGGCGATTAGACTAATGTTTAAGAGACCGGACAATTTGGTAGGTGATTAACGTTTAAGCGACCGAATCATTTGACCAAATACACCTCCCCACATACTCTGCATCGTATATAGACTGCCCTGCATAATAAACATAAGTGTCGCAAAAATAGCGACTAATTTATTAATCATATCGCGCAATGCGATGATAATCTTTTGAAGTCCGATTAAAATATTTGAAAAAATGCCGAAGATATTTTTGATGAGGTATATAATTTTATCACGGAGACCTCCGATAAACTTGCGGATATTCTCCGTATCTTTGACGATTTTTGTTGCAACTGACCCTACAAGTGAAATAACATGATTTAGCGGCATCATCAAATAATCCATATAACTACTTTGGGTTGCTTGGATGCATTGCATAAAATTATCGCCAACATCGTGTCCGAATAACTTCGCGAACGGCATAACTGCCGGACTACATCGATAAAGCGGCCAGTTATCTTTAACCTTCTTCATCCCGATTGCTAAAATGTTCGCAAGATATAATCCTAAAAACACGACAATAATCAGTATTGTAAACGTAATATCTGTTGATTTCATTATGACAACGACGATAACTAACGTAGCGTAGCGTCTTCAGTTATATAAAGTGCATATAATAACTACAATAAAAGACATGCGATACTACAAAAATACCTTCCGCATAACCTTCTTTATATTATAGGCAATTATAGTCGTTAGAGATTGATCGTGACGTGGTTTTCTCGAATTTCGGGTGCTTCGTTGGTGATACATACGGCGCTTACTAAATCTTACTTTACGACCACTCCGTCCACCGGTTTGTGCCGCGTAAGCATCATTAATACTGTTCGACTTGGCTTGATTATTTATAGAAGTAAAGTTGGCGTTTTGTGCACCGGCGCACTGTGGTCCAGAAGAGCACGTCGACCCAACTTGTGGGATAATGATTTGGGATGAACCGCCTTTCTGCGGCGACGACGACGATGACGACGATGACGATGACGACGGCTGTTGATATTTACGACCTTTATATGTGCGAATAAATGATTTATGTTTCCATTCGCGTTTAGGGTGGCGACGGCGAAGGCGACGGCGACTTCCACCTGAGAAATTATTAACCGAATTAAGTTCGCTTTGGCCTGCTTTAACATTATTCATGGCAGCTTGCGGGGTGGCAATATGGGCCGGAACCTTAATACCGGCCGCAACAAAATCAGGTGTTGCTGGTGTTTGTTGAACTACTAGTGGAGGCACCATCGTGTATGTATCTATATATACGATATAAATTATTTCGGGGTTCGCGTTTATTTCTATTGTATATTGTGTATAGACAATACACAATACATAATACACAATCTTCCACCCCCGATGAACGCCGATGAGAAGGATCAACTTAAAAAAATGATTGCAGCCAATGATACCGAAGACAACACATCGATGTTACGCGAATATAAGCACAGTGCTAAAATTTCCGACGACGTATTCGCAATGATTAAATTGAAACGCGATTACGCACGTTTAGCCAAATCTAATCCGAAACAATTTGACGCATTATGTGTATCTCGCTGTGCATTCATTTTCAAATATTATACAGACATCTTCAACCGTCTAAAGTCCGGTGAAATCGACCTAAACCTCCTATTTAAAATGATACGCATTCTTCGAGAGATTGAGGACGGGAAAATGGACCAGCATGAGGGTTCATTTGAGGTCGGGAAAATCCTGAAGAGTATTTACGTGGATAGTGCGCTAAAGCGATCCGAGAATTTGGACGCAGAGCAGGCCGCGAAGGAGAAACGCGTCACGACGAAATCCGCGAAGACGTCGCGACCGGCGATTCCAGAGAAGAAGATGACCTGGGCGGAATTCAAGGCGACGCAGGCGCAGGTGCCGGACTCTAATTCTCCGGCCTCGGTTTCGGATTCATAAATACGATATATCCATTCAAGTATGTCGCAAATGATACCCACGCTAGATACGGGACGAGTAAATATGCCGCAAGTCGATTGACTGGATAAAACGCGTGGACGTTCAACGTGATGAATACTACCATACCGATAATAACGATGAAACTCAAATCAGGACGCTGTTGTTTGAAAAAAAGGTTCGACCACGAGAGATTTAAGATCCACACCACGCAGTAATAGATGAAACCGAGTGAACTGGCGGCGCCGCCATTTTTCAGGAAAATCACACCCGACGCAGCTATAAGCATGTATAATATCACCCATACACTGGAAATTATCCATCCAGGTGGCGTCAGGGGAGATTTCTTGATAGATTTATACCATTCAGAATTACCGTTGTTCATTTGTATTAGCATTATAATAAATAGTAGATTGCAACATAAACAAGTATAAAATTGAATGCGTATTTTGTATATAATTATACAACATACGTTCTTCCAGGTTGTTCCATTTCATTACACATATGCCTCCTAAATTCAAAATCAGTCGCGGTGGCGGTGGAGGTGCCGGTCGTGGGCGTGGGCGTGGCGGGTTTGGCGGCGGAACATCCCGCCCTCCTTATAAAGACAATACCAAGGGGGCCACCTCTATCGTCGTGACCACTGCCGCATCACACGCACGCTCCGCCGGTCGCACATTGATCATCGTGGAATCACCCGCCAAGTGTCAGAAAATCGAATCCTACCTCGGTAAAGATAAATATATGTGTCTCGCCAGTTTTGGGCATATCCGAGAGATTGAAGATGGTTTAAAATCTATTGACGTAGACCATGAATTCAAAACCAAGTTCGCGATTATGTCGTCCAAGCAGGGTCAGGTCGTGAAACTCCGCGCAGCGATTGCTGCTGCCGATGAGGTTATCCTCGCAACTGACGACGACCGTGAAGGCGAGGCAATTGCCTGGCATTTATGTCAAGTATTCAATCTCTCGGTAGAGACAACCAAAAGGATTATATTCCACGAAATAACAGAATCCGCGCTCAAGGCGGCCGTCGCCGCGCCACGAACGATTGATATGTCGTTAGTTCACGCCCAACAAGCACGTCAAATCCTGGATCTCATCGTAGGTTATAAAATATCCCCCGTATTATGGACATATGTCGCACATACAAATCTCTCGGCAGGTCGATGCCAGACTCCCGCACTGCGTCTTATTCACGACAATTATAAAGAGATTGAGACCGCGGGCGGTGCAACAATGGTTTATTCTATATCGGGTATCTTCACTAAACTTAATCTTACATTCCATCTCTCGAGAGATTTAGAATCAAAAGAAACGCTCGAGAGATTTATTAAGGAAACTGCCGTAGCACCAGACACAGCGTTTCGTGCGAAAGTCGGTGCTTCAAAGAAGGTAACGAAGGCGTCGCCACGTCCTTATTCTACAAGCACACTTCAACAGGCCGCAAGTAATGATCTCCATCTCTCGCCAAAGGATACAATGTTCGTTGCACAGAAGTTATATGAGGGTGGATATATTACATATATGAGAACAGACAGTAAGGTATATTCCGCGGAATTCGTCACGAAGGCGTGCGGGTATATTCGTGGGCGATGGGGTGGCGCCGGCGGTGCGTCGGCCGGTGCGGATAATGATCTCATTGGAAACATTAGTAGTGTAACTGGCGGTGGCGGCAGCACAGAAGCAGCCCATGAAGCAATCCGACCAACTGATATCTCTCGAACATTACTTCCCCAATCTTGTCATCCAAGAGAACATCGACTGTATTCGATTATTCTCCGCAATACACTTGAGAGTATTATGGCGCCAGCAATTTGTCAAACGATCACGATGTCGATTCCTTCACCGGTGGCGGTCGCGGTCGCGGGTGACGCCGGTGACGCCGGTGACGCCGGCGGTGCTGAATACAGACACACTGCCGAACAAGTTATTAAACCGGGTTGGAAATTGGTTGCAGGATATGAAGCAGATGCGCGGGAATATACGTATTTCGCGTCGTTTGCTTCGACCGCACTGCCGATGCCTTATAAGAAAATCATGACGAAATGCTCCCTTCGAAACACGAAATCGCATTATACAGAATCCGGATTAGTTCAAATGTTGGAAAAAATGGGAATTGGACGTCCTTCTACCTTTTCAAGTCTCATCGATAAAATCCAGGAACGCGGATATGTGAAACTCCAGGATGTCCGAGGCAAATCTCTCGAATGTGTTGAATATACCATTACAGAAGCTGTTGACGTCGGCATTGACGCTTCGCTCAATTCCCCATCAAAGAAGGGGATTAGAAAGATAGAATCAAAAATAGAAGTTCGAGAGATTGGCGGTGAGACCAGGAAACTCGTTATTCAACCTCTAGGTATTATCGTGATCGAGTTCCTCCTGGAACACTTCGCACCTCTTTTCGAATATGAGTTCACGAAGAATATGGAATTCCAATTAGATGAAATCGCCACCGACGGGATGGTATGGCATGAACTCTGTTATAAATGCTGGTTTGATGTCACGACACAATTACAAGAACTTAAAGAGCGAGGTGTCGTAAAGGAGGAAGTCAAGATCGATGACAATCATTCGTATATCATCGGGAAAAATGGACCGGTTATTAGGTGTCGCGTGACGGACGCCGGCGACGCTGTGTCGGACGGACACGAACATTCATCGGACGACGACGCGGACGACGACGCGGACGACGACGACGCTGTCGTCAAAGAAAAGAAACCGAAATTCATATTTAAAACTGTTCGCCAGGACCTAGATTACGCCAAGATATTACGTGGTGAATATTCTCTCGCGTATATGATTGGGGAAGAGAATCTGGCGGGTGAAGCAACGACTGTCACAGCAGCATCAGCATCAGCAGTCGGGGGGGTGGTGAGTGCAACGGAAGGAGGTCGTGTTCTAGGAAAGCATCAAGGACAAGATGTTGTGATCAAGAGCGGGAAATATGGGGCGTATGTGGCGTGGGGGGGAGTAAATATCTCATTGCGACCCTTATTGGGAATCTCATCATCGAAAGCCGGCAAATATGCACGAAAGGAGACAAAACAAACAAAATCGGAGTTTGATTTGACGTTACAAGAAGTCGTGGCGTTCATCAATAGTTCAAAACAAGAAATAGGAACTGACGGAGGAGGCGACGGCGGAGGCGACGTAGGCGGCGGCGGGGCGACCGCGACGGCTACGACGGCAACGACCGGAATCGTAAGAATGATTGACGAACATACATCTATACGTAATGGACGATTTGGACCGTATATATTCTATAAAACGATGAAAATGTCGAAACCGGATTTTATCCCATTGAAAGGTTTCGCGCAATTACACGGAAATTATGCGACATGCGATATTTCCTTATTAAAAGCGTGGGTAGCGCAACCCCGTAAAAAATAAATTATTATCGGTATATATCAGTAGACCCAAAACCTTCTTCGTAACAATAATCACTTAATAAATAAAAACAATGGAGAATTTGGCTGGACCCGAAGATTTGGTCCCGTCATTTAAGATATTTTCAATGTTGATTATCATTACGATTGTCATCAAAATGATATTCCAGTATGGTTATAATGAAAATGCTGCCCCCTCATTTAGCGAAATGAAAAGTTTAACCGATATATCATTGGTTAAAGACGAAATCAAGAAGAAAGACTCGAGTGATTTGAAAAAAGATGTCACTGTTTACTTCAAATCATATATTTTCTATTATTTAACACTTCTTTGGACATTCTGTCTTATTATTACAATTATTTCAGTTACATTTAATAAATATAATCCGGACAAACCAGGATGTATGATGCGAATGAGTTTATTGAATATCGTTCCACTAGGGTTATTTACAGGTATAATTCTGTGGATTATTTACCAGAATACTGTTTATTTTAATAAGATAAATTCGGGACATGTGGCGGAAAGTTATATTACATTTGATGTTGCCGTAAACCTACTACTTCTCGTCCAGGCCAGTATTATTTATGCGTACATTAATCAGCAGATGTTCTGTGCGAAAGAAATGTCGCAATACAGTGAAGCACTCGGTAAATATGGACCTTATATCGCGATGTTTGTGGCGATTATATCGATTGTTTGTATGGTATTAAACGAGATTATTCTGCGGTTTTTTACTACTGATGGGTAAGGTTCATCGGCATTGGCACCGATTCACTGGTTCATCTTCATTCGCCGGTTCATCGGCATTGGCACCGATTCACTGGTTCATCTTCATTCGCCGGTTCATCGGCATTCGCCGATTCACTCTATATACATTTATACGTCAACCCATATTCATTATTCGTTTCATTTTCCCAAACACCCGAAATCTTAATAATAAAATGATAAAACTGCGGTTTGTCGCTTATATATAAATCCTGTTTCCATACACTAATTACCCCATCTCGTAATTGTTGTATGATATCGTATCGGCACTTCCCGGCACCCGCATGCACACGCGTATTATTCCATTTCTCTAAGATATCCGCCTCTATTTTTTCAAATATGTCAATCACCATTTTATTATGTGGATGTGCCGCGTCAAAATGACAGTTATAGATATTATTGTTGAAGTTTTTCTCGGTTGACCGGACATTCAATTCAAACTGAATATAGATCCCGTTCATAATAAAGTCACTGGTCGAATACGTAATCCTGTTAAATGTGCTATTTGGAATATGAGTGTTCGCCTTTTTGTCGGTGAAATAGACGAGTTGGGTATTAAAATCCCTCGGTGATATAACTACGTTCATTACGCTCGTGCGTCCTCCTTCGGTTATGTAATGTCAATAAATTCGATTTAAGTGCTCTTGACGTTGGGAGATTTATTATTATTATTATATTCTAGGCGTTATATTATATACCCGTCCCGTCCGTGATATGAAGGCGTACCCAATTACAAGTTATACGCGAAAAATGGCGCGTAAACTCGGTGTCGTTGTAAAACCGTCATCAAACTCGGATAAGAAAATAGATGTGTATCGAAAATCGCGTAAAATAGCGAGTGTTGGCGCACGTGGAATGAACGATTTCCCGACATATATTCGAACACGCGGACTTACTTATGCGAAGACACGGCGTCGTCTCTATAAAATGCGGCATGAAAAAGACCGACATATTAAATGGTCGAGGGGGTGGTTGGCCGATAAGTTACTCTGGTAATCGGAAACACATATAAACCCGACCCGCGAATACTTATTACTATTCCATTACATTCCATTCCATGAAATTCTTCGAAAGTCACTATGACGAATATGTCCGTGAAGTGGAACGATTATCTCTTCAACCTAGTGTTAAAAAAATAATATCGTCATTCCCATCAGATATAACTGAATTGCCGAATATTATTTTTTATGGACCAAGTGGTGTAGGTAAATATAGTCATGCGTTATATACGATATCCAAATACAGTCCATCGCGAATGAAATATGAAAAACGGATGGCCGTTTCTTATAACAAGGACACATTTTTCATAAAAATCAGCGATGTTCATTTCGAGGTAGATATGGCACTATTAGGGTGTAATTCAAAGCATATTTGGAACGAAATATATAACCAGATAAACGATATTGTCAGTTCGAGACAACATACAACCGCGTTCATTATGTGTAAAAACTTCCAGAAAATCCACAGTGAATTATTAGAAACGTTTTATAGTTATATGCATAATGACAATGAGTTTGTTTGTTTGAAATTCATTATTGTCACCGATCATGTGAGTTTCATCCCGGATAATGTTATACAACGTTGTAAAATGATTCCATTTAAAAGACCGACGATGAATGCGTATAACAAATGCTTGTTTGGCGAGTCGTCCACGTCCACAGCGTCCACGTCCACAGCGTCCGTGTCCGCGTCAGAAGCGTACCAAGTGATTAAGAAAACACCCATACGTATTACCAGTAAATTCGAACTCGATAAAATAACGAATATAAAAGCGTTAAAAGCCAACATAACCGAACTTAATGTCCCACATGAAAATATATGTAATAGTCTTATCGATATTATTCTCTCGCCATCATCACTCCTGAAATTTGACGCATTGAGAGATATTCTGTATGATCTGTTAATCTACGATATTAATATTCAAGAATGCGTCTGGTTTATTATAGAAAAACTGATAAAAACCGGTGCTTTACAACCAGAATATATGGATGATATTATGATTAAGATGTTTGTATTTTTTCAGTATTTCAATAATAATTACCGCCCGATATATCATTTAGAGAATTTTGTACTAGTATTAATATGCAAGATACACGGATTCAAACATCAATGTATCCCGACACAATAATCGCGTCATTAAAAACACTTGGATTTACCAGCACGGATTGTGGTGGTGGCAGTGGCGCGCCGAAATCTCTCAAAGAGTTGAATAAAAGGTATCATTTGCTGGCGTTAAAACATCATCCGGATAAGGTCGGTCACGGCGCCGATGACGACGGCGACGGCGCTGCATTATTCAAAGAAATCAATGAATCCCATAAACGCGTAAAGGACTATTTTTATTCTGACAATCAGGACGCGGATTTTGATACAGACGGAAGCAGCAGCAGTAGTAGCAGCAACAGCAACAGTAGTTATGACAGTATTTTCAAGTTATTTATAAAAAACATACTCGTAAAGATGACGTCCGTCAGTGCGGACCGAGTCGTCAGTTCGGACGCAATACATACCATAATCCAATCTATTTTGAGTAAGGGAATTCAGTCATCTGTTATGTTATTCCGAAAGATGGACAAGTCGTCGTGTATGGCGATCTATAATATTCTCTCGGAAAATCAGGAATTATTTTCAATCTCTCGAGAGATTATGGATGAACTTACATCAATCGTCGAAGAAAAGACTCGTGATGATATCGTTATTCGTCTTAATCCATCATTATTAGATATGTTATTAGATCGCGTGTATATCCTCAACGAATGCGGACAAACGTATTATATACCGCTATGGCATAGTGAACTTCATTTTAATAAACCCGCGTCATCATCCCACGAATCATCCTATGATTCATCGTCGTCATCATCCGACACAGGAGAAATAATTGTTTTATGCCAACCTGAACTTCCAGATCATGTAACAATCGACGAAGATAATAATATTTATGTATCTATCAATGTGAATATCGTCGATTTATTCCGTAATCAAATCGTCCCCGTGTATATCACCGACGAAATCAAAACACACGGATTTGTTTATTATTTACACGCGACCGATGTCACATGTCAATCGGGGGCGCGTCAATGTGTTTTATTGCGTAGCGACGGCGGAGGCGGAGGTATTGCATTGTTAGGACCTAATCACATATACAAAGTAACGGACAGGGCGAATGTATACGCCATCGTAAAACTACACTGCGACTGAAACAAACGTGCCGGGTGCGATTATATTAGTATTTCATTTTTTAGTAGTAAAAAAATGAAATTTACCTGCAATCAAACGAGTCAGCGATCAGCGATCAGCGAGCAAGCAAACAAGCGTGCATTATTAGACTTACTTGTTATTTATTGTATTATCTGCAAACGGCATTTATTGCCGTATTATTATTTAGACCTTGCGAACAATCTTCTTCTTTGAGGCGGCGTCACCTCCCGCAGCAGCAGCAGGTGCCGGTGCCGGCTTTGGTGTAGACGCTACACGCACGGGTGCTGCCGAAGCAACCTCGTCGTCTTCATCCTCAATCACCGCGGAAACATTGTCATGGTCTGCATCACCTTCGCCGTCACCATCAACATCAGTCTGAATCACCTGTGCGACAATCTTCGTCTTCTCTTCATCATCCAACTTGATGTGACACTTGCCCTTCAATGTCATCTTGGGCTTCACGATCGCCTGAAACAACTTCCAGGTCACACCAAACTTACCATTGGCGAACCAAATACCACCGCATTGAATTGAAACTGCGATGTGACTGCCCTTCGCAATGAGATCCTTGGGAGAGAGCGCCGGGTTTGACGAATCAGGGAAGACGGGTTGCATTTCGACATCATACAACTCCAACTCCTTCCATTGACCATCCCAGAAGGGCAGTTTCACCTTGAGAGTAGGAGCGCGTGTCATATCGGCTTCAAGAGTGTCCTTGTTCTTGGGGTACTTCAAAATAGGAGTCCAGAGCGCATCCACCGCATCCGACGTCATCTTGGGCTTGCTGAACCACTCCTTGGAGTTCACGATTGCATCCTCCTTGATCTTCTTCTCGAATGTGGCCATATTTGCAATGAACTTCTTTGTAGTAGGCGTCTCGAAACCATCATTTGGAAACTGGAGCGCCAGGTCGTAACTGACCTTGCCAGTCTTGTCATCGGTGAACTCTTGAACGCCCCATGTGAGCATAAGAGGTGACGACAAATTTAGAACAGTGCTCGTCTTTGAGTTGACGATACCGACGCTGCGTCCGCCGACGGAATTGACCTTGGGTTTAGTATACTTCATATCAGTGAGGGGATTGAATGCTGCGCCGGAAATAACCATATCAGATGACATTGTGGTAACGAGTAGAACGAGAGTAACGAGTAGAACGAGAGTAACGAGTAGACGAGTGATATATGTATTCATCATAAATGTTTAAATCAATTTTTTATGATGGACTGGGGATTAAAATGCTAATTCTGCTAATTCTGCTAATCGCAAATCAGCACTGCGAGTCCGATGCTATTTGTTACGCAAATCAGCACTTCTTATTATCAAATATCTTCATTACTTGAGTTATCAACAAATCGAACTCTTCACGTTGAGAAACGGATAATGAATACGTTTCCTTTATTTTCTCAAGGATACTCTGAATACGCACACGCTCCTTCTCGATATCAACTGCCTTTTGCGCCTGGACCTTATATTCGTTCGCCAGGACTGATAATTGCTTCATTTGATTAGAGTAATCGGTATTCTCTTTCTGGATGAGATTCTTATACTTATCGTAGTGTTTGATAAACTCGGTGGCGACATAACCACTGATATTACGCGTATTAAAATGAATGCCTGACAAGAGACGGACCATTTCATCCTTGTACTCATCCTTGACAAGTTTTGTATCGACGATGGTCTTCACCTTTTGGATATGGTCGGCCAACTCGCCGAGAGATTGAAGAAATGACGGTTTGATTGCATCAAGAACACGTAAATAGTCAGTGTCTGCAATCAGTTTCTTATAATGTGCTTGAATTGCCTGATTCAGGAGATTCGTTTGTTCGTATAACTTCTTCATATTCAACTGAACTGTTTCCAATTTGGTTTTCTCTGATTGAAGAGTTGCACTAACTCCGTTATAATTATTTCGGTTTTCGGTCTCAACACGATACTGGTCGTCACTTGTTTCCTTCATTAATTTAATAAGTTTATCCTGAAATGCGGTGAGTTTCTTGTTGGTTTTCTCGTTGGCTCTAATTATTTCGTCAACGACCGTTTTGGACGCCGGCGCGACAACCGTAGGTGGTGCGGGAACAACGACCTTGGGAGTCACGGATGTGGCGACGACAACCGTAGGTGGTGCGGCTGCGGGCGCCACAGGAAAATATCTACAATAAACACGGTTGTGATTATTATTATCACTCGTCCAAAGCCATTCAGCGTCGCCTGGAATATTTGGACGAGAACCACCTCCGACTGAACGCCAAATATTATTATCTTGATTGCGTCCATAACTTACAGGTTTTGTCCACGCAGAATCATCGAATGTATTTTTAGTCCATCCATTTGATTCTTTGGTTGAACAACGCCATTCCGATGGCTTTGTTACTTTACCACCAAAAACGCCGATAAACGCGGCCGGACCATCTATATCCTGACCGTCTATCGCGATAACATCACCGGGTCTGACAACCGGGGTAAAATGATATGTAGTCGTCCAACTTGTCCCGCGACCAACCTTATCACCATTTACATACAAATCAAATACATTATCACATGTAAGATAGATAGATAAAGGAACTGCCGTTGCAGGTGCAGGTGTACTGACCTTTAAAACAGGCGCAATAACCGGTGACGAGACCTTTAAAACAACAACAGGTGCTGGTGCGGGTTTCGGGGCGACCTTCACTACCGGGGCGACCTTCACTACCGGGGCGACCTTCACTACCGGGGTCACCTTCACTACCGGGGCGACCTTCACTACCGGGGTCACCTTCACTACCGGGGCGGGTTTCACTACCGGGGTCACCTTCACTACATGTTTAACTACGTATTTCACTACGTGACGCAACAACTTACGTTCAGACACAACGACCTCAGGTAGAATGCCGTGATGACCCGTCTGATTTTCATGTCCGGTGCTATTGTCGGAAATGAATTTTACGTCTTCTGTAGCGTTAAGATGAGGAACATCAACAACAGGGATGCTGCTCACGAGCGACACAGATAGAAGACATAAAAGAAAACAAGATGATATACGCATATGTGGTTTATATAATAATACTATATAATAATCTTTATATCCGAAACCCGGTTTGGTGGTATTTCGAAAACATAATAAACATTATACCTTATTAATATATACTTTAAATGAATCCGATCGTTCCAATGCCGGGGGCAATGTCATACAAAGTTGAAATACATAAATTATATCAATTGTTATCACAGTTCAAAATGTATAATAATCCTGATAAGGTCTATTTACGAAAACTTAAATTGAAACGTAATGGACCTAGTGAATTATCTTTCGCCTACATCAACAATAATACCAGCGGGTATGGCGGTGGTGCGGCGGTGGCGATGGCAGCAGCAGCAGCAGCAGCGCCACGAAAGAAAATGAAACATACAGCCGATATAATTCATATCAATGAAAATATGGATAATCCAGATTCAGCTGCGGTGTGCAGTACGCCTAAAGACGGTCCGACACCGTCGCCACCACCTCCCTATGACGACGAACCACCACCATCAAATATTATTATACTGAAAACAAGTGAATATGAAAAAGTAAAAACGACAAAATATAGTCTAACCGACTTACGCAACCTTTGTACGCATTACGGTATTAAAAAATCCGGAACAAAATCCGACCTGACACTTCGGATTTATACACATCTCAGACAATCCAACGTCATCGTCAAAATCCAGCGAAAATTTAGACAATATATTTCGACTAAATATCGTTTATTAAGCGGGCCCGGGTATTTACATGTCGCCAGTTGTGTAAATGATACAGATTTTTATACGTTTGACCGATTATCCGAGATCGCCCCGCATAATTTATTCACATTTCGCGACCAAGACGGAAAAATCTACGGGTTTCATATCGCGTCGATATACAATCTCATCCTGAATTCATTTCCCGAAATAACAAACCCATATAATCGCAATTTACTACCTGTAAAAATCGTGCAAAACGTCTATGATAAGTTAATATATGGGACATTATTACGGTTTCGCTCGACGATTAAATTAGAGGAGGTCGATAATGAGGACGATTCGAATGATTACGGTGTGACCGGTGCTGCGGGAGGAGGATACGGTCGGGATAATCGCACACTGTCGAGAGAAAAACAAGAAGAACTTTATATTGTAGGTCTGTTTCAACATATCAATACACTCGGTAACTATTCTGACTCGGAATGGTTTACGACATTACAACGACCCGAGTTCTTACGATTCATTCGTCATATTCATGATATCTGGTATTATCGTGCAAACCTGTCACAAGATATGAAGGAACGTATTTGCCCGCCTCACGGCAATCCCTTTATGTTGAATAATATCAGCGTGAATTTGAACGTCGTCAATTTATTGAATGATTCAGAATTACGCACGATTGCGGTGGCGATTATCAGCAATATTGTGAAACGCGGTGTTTCTCGTGAAGATCAGTGTTTAGGTGCGTTTTATGTATTGGCCACATTAACAATCGTAAATCAAAATGCACGAAGTGCGTTGCCTTGGTTGTATGAAGCAGTTTTGTGAAATATTCAGCACATATAAGATGCGGTTTTATATATTTGTATGTATATAATAAGATACAAATACAAATACAAATACAAATACAAATACATTAGTTATGAATAATATAATTATATGTGATGAAAGAACGCCAAAAGGGCGCAATGCGTGTTTTAATAATATTGCTTCATTATTACTACCGTACACTGGAAATATAGTTATATCAAAATCGATAAAAGAACCACCACGTAGAACACCTGAAAGAGATCAAGATGAAGATGACAACGATGATGAAGACGAAGATGAAGATGCGGAATGTAACGTAGTGGATACACATGAATTTTTAATGACATTGCACCGAGAAAATATATGGTGTAAGATATTTACTAATGATGATATTTTTGGAGATGAATTGGTAAATATCATGACGATTAAAGGAATTTATGGTGGTAATTTTGGAAGATATACGACTTTTTATGAATATGACGGCTGTATTGGTTTTACTATTCGATTCCGGGATCTTCCGCGAGCAGATTATAACTTTATGGTCGGTCCGAAATCAACACAAGAAATTTATGTATTATTACAACATAAATGCGAACCCATTACCAAAAATTCAGACTTCGAAAAACTAGTACATGACATTCAACCTGTATTATATGCGTTACATGCAGGAGGATTCGTACATCTGGACATAATACCAGCCAATATTGTTCTTTGCGGAGATACGTATAAATTGATTGATTATGGTAATATGCAGAGTGGGTCAATGTTCGTTGATTGCGAGAACAGAGGATTGACTAAAATCGAACGGATGGTTAAATCTGGACTAAAATGTCGTGGTGGTCGTCGTAGTCGTCGTCATCGAAATACACACAAATTGCAAAGAATAAATAATAATAAAAAAAGAAAAACACAATATAAAAAACGAAAATAAATCATTCTATACCGCACCTGCGCCCGTGTGATTGGATAATTTTCTAAAAACAACTTAAAAAGACATTACTCATAAGTGTATAACCGATAACATGGTCAAGTCTGCTCCTTCTTCTTCTGCTTCTTCTGTCGCTTCTTCTTCTGCTGCTCCAGCCTCTGCTGCCGTTGCCGCACCTACTGCCAAGGCAGTCAAGCCCGCAACCCCCAAGGCGTCCGCCAAGGCAGCTGCTGCCGCTACGTCCGCACCCGTGACCGCAGTTGCGCCTTCCACCCCCGTTGTTGAGGGCGAGGCAGCTGCTGCTGTTGCCGAGGTCGAGGGTTCTGTCTCTTCAGCTCTCTACGTTAGCGTGTTGAGCAAGCTTCAGAGCGCCCAGTCTCTTATTACTTCTATTCGTTCCGAGGTGAATGAGCTTAAGCGTCAGCACGCTCGTGAGCTTCGTGTGGCCAACAAGGCCAACAAGCGTCGCAAGACCAACGCCAACCGCGCTCCTTCTGGTTTCGTCAAGCCCACTCTTATTTCTAACGAGTTGGCTGCTTTCCTCGGTCGCCCCGAGGGCAGTGTTCTGGCGCGTACCGAGGTGACTCGTGAGGTGAACGCCTACATCCGCACCCAGAAGCTTCAGGACAAGGACAATGGTCGCAAGATCAACCCCGACGCCAAGTTGCTTAAGCTTCTTAAGTTGAAGAAGGGTGAGGAGCTTACCTACTTCAACCTTCAGAAGTTCATGGCGGTCCACTTTGCCAAGACTGTCCCTGCCGTCGCTGCTGCTCCTGTTGCTTCTGTCGGCGGTGCTGTCAAGGCCTAAACTGACTCGCGCTCGTACTCGTACTCACGCTCGTAGTCATAAATAATAAAAAATGGTTTTGTTTTTATTATTCACTCAATAGTTCAAATACTATTTTCACTTACGATTCTTCTTCTTATCCCGTGTTATTTGAATATACTTCTGATTGAGTTCGTCCAATGACCCAGCATCTATTCCATAAACGTTATTTGCGATGATTTGGACCTGGTCGTCGGATGAAATCGGTGTATCCCATACACCAACACCATACACCGGCGAACTTGTAAATGTTCCATGACCACTAGACATTGTATTAAGTATCTTTTTATCATCCATATTGGGTTCTATGAATATAAAATCCTCCTTCATCATAATTTCCACGATCCGACGTTTATGGATGTCATTGCGATTTAATATAACCAGTTGCTTGTACTGGTTGTCGCATCCACTTTCACCTCCGCTCCCACCACCGCTTCGGTGATTGTTGTTGATATTAAATAACGCCTCGGTGGTCATCATTGAAATGACCCCGACTCCCTTTTTGCGTTCATCCAACCAGTCATAAAATCCGCCACCATCCTGGTATTTCTTCTGTTCTTTCGGTGAAAGATGCTTGAATTCTATTAATAAACTGTACATCTGGAATATTCTATTGTCGGCAACAGCAACGGTGGTGGCGGGGGGCGCGGGCGCGTCGTAGTCTGTGCCGTTGGCGACACACATCATCTTGAACTCCTGCTGATTTAACCCTAATTCTGTTAGTATATCGGTCATGTTATAACTAACAACCGAGTTATTTAATAAACTGATGTGCCGTAATACAATGGGGCATCCATAAACAAACATATCGGTGTCATCGCTCAAGCACGCATAGACCCGTTTTTTTATCGCCAATTTCGCGCATAATACATCCGCCTCTCCTTCGGCATCTATAATCGCGAACCCAAAACTAATCAGTAATTCCTTCACATTTTCGACATCACAATCGCGTAATCTCGCGAACTTCTTTCTAAGTTGTGTCATCGTTTCTTCAAGTTCAGCAATTTCGGAATTATAATACTCGGTCCGTTTGCGTTGTTTCAATTGGTCGGCCACAATATCGTATTGATGCTTGGCTTGGTCTTTTTTCTGTCGACGACTTTCTATAAGTTCGGTTTTTTGTGGTGGTGGGACGCCGTCAAACACGAACACCGCGTGGATATCATAATGCCGAAACAATGACGCCATCAAATACATATTTTCAAGCAGTGCGTTTTCACCGGCAAAACGATACATATAAATGCTCGTATCTACTGCGATTTTCTTTCCACGCAATTGCTCTAGATGTATCCTTGACGATGCATTCGGACATTTCGTTTGAATGAATCGGTTTAAATTTCTGATTCCCATGACTGCGGTGGTTGCTCTATGTTAGTCAACTATGATATTATTCTAATCAATTTTATTTTATGATAATAACTGATTATCATAAAAAATTATTCGTTCATTCATTTGCTTACTCGTTCACTCGTTCACTTATTCGTCGTCACTGATCATACACGTATCATCCATAATAATAATATTGTCATCGTCTTCGTCTCTGGCATAAGCGCACTCATCGACAGTGACAACGGTAGTCGCATCGGCAGGGGCGTCGTCGATCGCGTCTTCACTGTATTCATTCACAATCATTGATATCGGGTCCGTCTCTTCTACGACGGTCTCGACAGGGACCGGAGTCTCTTGGTGAGAATGACGAACATGTCTTTGGATACGACGTTTCACATAATCCTTCATATCAGAATAGTCATGATCCATTTCACTGTAAATATCGGCCTTCTGTTCGATGATATTCTCGGTCAGATCACATACTTTGTCTTCCAAATCAGTCACGCTGTTCACCATGACACCCACTTCGTCTTTCAGGTATTCGACTGTCTCCTTCGTATCCGACAATTCCGCATCCACCATCCCGATACTCTGTTTCAACGTCTGGCACATCTCGCGCACTTGCTTGACATCCTCAACCGTTCCGAAATACCGCGCCGAATGATACTCATTCGACCTCGTAATCAGGTCGGTGAGTTCATCGTGGACGCCTTGGACGAGTTCCGCGTTCACTTTGCTCTCAAATGCGACCTCGCGGCAAATCGCGGTCGAAAACTCTTCACGTAAATCCCCGGCCACATGCGTATCCGCATAATTTCGCACTTGCTGGATTTGTCTCATAAAACACTCCTCTAGATCCTTCATCCTCTGATTGATCGCCTCGTTCATTTTCACGGCCGTGTCCAATTTCGCCAGCAGTTCATTTTCGCGTTGAATGAACATTTTGTAGTCGCGATCATACGTGTCGTGTAGTTCAGATAATTCTTCATGCATTTCATCGCGCACAGTATCGACATACTTGAAAACCTCCAAGTCCGCATCAAACGCCGACCCTGATGCAGCCTGTTTGGTGTTATTCACCTTCTTTGAAACATACTTTCGCGTGTGTTTCTTCATTTGACCGAGTTTTGAATCAAGTTCATCTGACAACTCGTTGGATATTTCGCCAATACGGCACTTCAACTCACGGGTCTCTTGAACCAACTCATCCGTCGCATGGTTAAGGACGCCAATACAGGGGTCATAATCTTCGCGTTGTTTCTTGATTTCGATTTCATTTTGTTCGCACCTAGAAAACAGGGTTGCAATATTACGCCAAAGCATCGTCTGCTCATCATTGTGTGCGGTCGACGCCGCCGCAGCCGACGCAATAGGAATCAGGTGAGGAATAGTCGGGGATGATGGAGATGACGACACGGGTGCGGTGTAATACTTGGGATTGTCAACTGTAATTGAAACCAGGCGACCAATACTCGTTTGAGGGGTTGGGCGGGGGTATGCATTATTGTTATTGTTATTGTTATTCTTTGAAGAATACATCATTGGATCGAAAAATATGGACAGACGGATGTTGGTTTATACGTTATATTCATAAAATAACATTTATATTCAATTTTACTGATATTGAAAAACTTATATCTCGGTCATAACGTCATCCGCAATGTATTTTGTAATACCCCCGACGATGACGACGATGACGACGACCCACCCGCATGAACCTTCTTTTCACAAAATGCGACCATCTCCAGAAATACACTATCTCTCGCTGCATTACGTATAAAATCAACAAACCGGATCAAATTACTATCTTCACCTGACGAACCGCCATCTCGCGAAAAACGGATACATTTCACACTAGATAACTTGCGTGGGATGCTCGCGCTCGTCGCGCTGGTCGCACCCGCGTGATGATTGTTCTCCCGACACCAGGATATAAATGGAAGGGCGTACACCGAGAGAATACCGCCTAAAATATAATACGCGTATACATTTGTCTCCTCCGCGTATCGTTTTCGACACACCTCTATATTCTCCGGTGAAAGCACGGTTATTTGCGCATATTTCAGATCCATAACTTCCAGGACTTTTACTGCTTGATACGCATAAAATAATGCATTGACCGAGAGATTCTCTCGAACACGTCGAATAAATTCGGTTTGGGTGCGTACATTTGCATCAAAATATGTTTCAATCATCGTGTTTATTATGCGAGCCCACGTTTCCGTATATGTTTCAAACAGGAGGATATCATCATGCGGGATACAGAATGTTTCACGGAGACGTTTGTTGGCCGCGGACAAATCGAGGTCAATAAAATCCATATTGAAATTATGCATAGATTCATGAATAAATACTTTGAACCATTCCTCGGTTCGGTAAATAATAATCTCGCCGTTGGTTTCACAATTTCGGGTAAGACCGGTATTCACATGAATTGCAGATAATGGTGCCGACGCAGGTGTGGAGGGTGTTGCCGATGGGGTCAACTTCTTAAATGGTGTCATGTAAAGGTAAACGTCGAGAGATTGGGATGAACATTCTTTAGAGGAGAGACTGGTGACAATCGATAACCACAGAAATACCTTATAGGCGTAAAGTTGATAAGTGGCTATTTCGGTAGCGCACATATAGGACGACGCAGATGCACCGCCGACCTGGACCTGGAGGTTAGTAACGCTACGACCACATACAGAAATATGCGACTCGGGGAATGTAATAAAATATAATGACACTGCGCGTGTATGTATCGTCGTTTGAAACCGAATACAATATTCTGATTTTTCGCGTATATATTTATATACGATACGCGGAATATAGCGGTCGTCTTCGCTACTGCTGCTCGTGGCGGAACTTCGTCTACCTGCACCAGAATCATATTGATGGCGTAAAGTATCGAGCATACGCGGTCGCGGTAAATCATTCACGGAATTCTTAATTTCAGAGATTTTAAATGTCATTTTATCAATATAACTACCATCAGGTTTTGATGTCGTAGGTGCATATTTCCATTGCGTAGCCGTAAGTTGTTTATAAAGGTCTAGTTCATTTTCCGCGAGAATACCGTAAAACTGTTTCAGAAAATCGGTGGTCGCGTTTTTGTTTTCTGATGGCGCCGATCTCGCACCCGTCCCGGTCCCGACCCCTGTCTTGGAATAATCTCTCGCAAACTCCGAAATACACTTACGCAGTTTATCTGTATCACGTTGTATATCATCCTCTATCCATTGTGTTTTTTGGTTCGGAGGCATATGATATTATTGTATATTCAATATATAATAATACTACACAATTATGTTCGAACTCATCTACAAGAAATACTTCAAAAAAGGCACACTAGATATCTTCGTATTTTCATTTCTGATATTCATCGTATTGAATATCATTGAAAATGTGATACATTATAATATCGGTAAATACCATGATGTCGCCAATGGAAGCACTGGTGTTGCCGGTGTCCATTTTACCAATCCATCAAATAAAGATTGGGTAAGGATTATCGTAATTATGTTGATATTTGCGATATTACAGGGAATCTTCACGTCGTATTACAGCGTGTGTTAACACGCGATCGAGCAAAGCGCGTGGATCAGCGTGTGTTAACGTGTGTTAACGAGCGATCAGCGCGTATTCGTTCGCAACTTATGACGAACCCGTATTAAATGATGAAACACGATAGGATGTCCTCCGCGTACATATTGCACCAATTTCGCATTCCGGGTAGCCAACAATATATCCTTCAAGTTCTTGTTTTGAGAGAATTTCGCATATATCGCGTTTTCCATCTCTCGTTCACTGCGTCCATGATTGAAGAAATCAGGGTCGACTGTGACCCGTGAGGGGCGTAAAATGCTGCTACTACTGCCGGTCAGTTTCCCGCTTTTACTACCTGCCGCCTTCGCAAGGACCGGATCAGATGATAACTCCGACCGCGAATCCAGCGAGAATTTCAGGTAGAATTCGCGGTTATTGTTTTTGAATTTACTACCTTGATAATAGTGTTCTACACTTTGCCATGTATGATTATCCAGCATAAACGGTTCGCTCCAGAAATTCGATAATTTACGCCGCCAATTATCAAATGTAGCCAGTTTTTGAAAATGGATCTTGTCGTGTTCCGGTATTTTCTCGCCTGGACCTGCGCCAGGTAATGCATTAGGGTTGGATTTCGCATAAAACTGGAATACAATATCCGGTGTATAAAGATGCGAACCCGTGCGATTCCCGACGCTCCCTTCATCCGTATGAATCTCTTCTAATAAATCGTCAATACTCGTATTTTGTAACTCGTCGGAACGTATCCCCAGTTCTTTCTGGAAGAGTTTAAATTGGGGAATAAAACAAAAAGCACCTGATTGGGTTTCAAGGCACTTGGTGGTAATAAGTAATTTAATATCATACGGTAATTCGGAGAATGATAAAATTCCGTGTGTTTTATACGTGATAAGTTTATATTTATGCTGGTTTGTTGTTTTCGAAATGAAACTGCCGGTGCCTGTGCCGGTGACTGCGCCTGTGCTTGTAGATGCACCCCGCGCTGACCGAGGGGACCTCGACCGAGACCGCGACCGCGTTTTACCGCTACCACCGCCACTTAGGACCGAATCTTCCATAACCATTGTCCGAACACCTACATCGCGTCCCGCCCCCGCCATCGTCATCACAATCCCTTTATCGATCAATATATATGCGGTTGGTTCAAATACACCGCGTTTCAGAATCACTGCATCAATTGTATCCGGACCACCACACTGAAGCACATTATCAATATCACCCGTTTCATATGCATTCGATGAAAAAAACACGAATTTCATATTCAGTACACGCTCCATCGTCGCAACACCCCACGCATCCGGCCAATAAAGCGACGTCATCATCCGTTCTTTTAATTGCTGTGTAGACCGAACTTCTTTCATATAATCATACTGTGTTGCCAGCAGTTTCGTATATTTGGATTCATCCAGTTTCATATTATGCTCAACGACAAGTTTCTTCGCACCTCCAATCATAAGTTGCTGTTGTGCACGATCATGGATCGTCGATATCCGGCGTTTCAGATCATTATAACTATTCACGAGTTCTTTAGTTTCACGCATCTGGGTTCGGGCGATACCGTGATACAATGCGAATTTCTCTCGATATGCGCGAAATACATCATCCGTCACTTCATCCGACAATTGTTTGCGTAATTCAAGAATCGTCGTCGTACGACCTTGTGTAAGAAGAGCGTCGCGAATCACCGCGAAAAAACTGTCACTACCACTCCCGCCTTCATTGTCTATGAAATTGAAATACTTATTACGAAGATACTTTTGGATCCATAGATCGGTGGTATTATTCTTGTATTGTTTTCTCTCGAGTTCGGATTGTTCTTTTGTTTGAAGTGGGAGAATCGATGCGCCTGATAATAGATGCTTTTGACGTGCGTCTAATCCGGCATTCAGGATATCGCCATTGCCGTCATTGTCGCTGTCGCTGTCGCTGTCGTCACTGTCTCTTGATTCATCCTGTTTGTTAAGAGATTTTTTGATTTCGGCAGTTTCGATTTTGGTCTTAGCCGCAGATGCAGCCGCAGATGCAGCAGTGGTCGCGGAATTGGTGACAGCAGCTGTAGCAGCAGCACCCGCCTTCACAATAGATTTGCGTAATAATTCCGTATTTACAAATCCGTATAACAAGGGCGTCAATTTATGAATATCGAGGTCACCAGATTCATCCATTTTGACATTATTGGACGGCATTTCATACACGCCGATTTGTTTCATAAAACCCCTTTCTGAATTGAATAAATAAATCGGAACATAAACAACAGTATGCCGTTTCGAGAAATTGTAGTTCAACTGTCCTACACCGATAATAACAGTAATACCTAATATTTTCAAATTGAATAACGGCGTATTGTAATTGAAATCTTCTTCTTCTAAATGCGAATATTCGTGATAATTGATGTCCTTGTTGAGTTTTGATTTCACCATCTCCACGTAGTTATTATATAGATATAAATAATAATTACGCACTTATCGCACGTCTCGCACGTCTCGCGCGAGTTCATCGATAAATTATCGTCTTCTTCGCGTCGGTTGTCGTATCCGTCTCCGTCGTCGACGTCGACGTAATAAACGCCAGTTTAAAATGCCGATCCTTCGCCTTATTCAACGCTGTAATCACGCGTTTATACCGGTCTACATTATTGTCCGATGTACCACCAGCACCCAAATGAAGTGCGTCACCCTCATTTCCATAATCAAGGATATTTTTATTACGCCACATATCGTGTATGGATAAGAACCCAGGCACATTAACGATGGTAATACCGACACGTTGTTTATGATAATAATTGCTTAAAATGACGTCATCCGATAGACGGCATATCTGGTTATCGAGGGTCGTATATCGCGTCATATATTCCATAAAATCATCACCAAATGTGTTCAATGGAACACAAACCGACCCGTATCCTTCCGCGATTGTGGCGGTGTCTTTGTGTGCACGTTTCCCGTTCAAATTCAAATTCACGAAATCAAATCCCGTCGCTGTCCAGACATTATTATCTCCCGGCGCGATCATTTTTTCATAGGATTCTATCATTTTTAGAGGATACGCAATATCATCATCCAGGTATATAATGCGTGTATTTGCGGGGTCGAAATTATGTGTCTGCTCCACCGCCTTCAAATACGCGACCGCGGGCAGGATTTTCGTCGCAGGTCCATAATCTGTGGTCACCCGATTCACTGTAAGTGATTTACGGATATACTTCGGCACATTATACGTTTCGCCTGTTCGCGCGAACTGTTCCGGAATATTCAATAAAAATAGGTCGGGTTTTCGTGTTTGGTCTAATATACTGTGGATCATCGGTCCACATTTTCCGATACGCGTCGGACTGGTCGTAAATGAAACAACGAACTTCATTTTTGTAGTAATTATATACACAAATGATTCTCTATATTTGTTTACGGTTTACCGTATACCGTTTACTTCTTCGCCTTCCCGGAAATCTCATCCAGCATATCCAGATGCTTAAATATAGTCTTGTTCGTAATACTCGGTTTGGATTTAATCTTCAGTTTGGAAATCTCGACGATTTGTTCCATACGTTGTGCGAATAACTCGGCCACCTCTGCACCATCCGCATCCGTTGTCGCGGTCGCGGACGCAGCACTCTTTAGAACACTGTGACTGTTCTTTACCATAATATACAGATTCTCCGCGAGTTCATCCACTTCGTTGGTTTTCCCTTCCTGGCGCAGATTCGCATACATCAATTCCTGAATCTGGCGCATAATTGCAAGCACATGCTTCTTCTCCACAATTCCATTCTTCATCAAATTCACGATAAAGAGTGACATGGCCTTACGCTTCTCGTTGGCCTTGTTGATATCGCAGAACTTGTCGTAATTCTTCTTCGGGTCGCAATATTCAATCGTCTCAAACAGCGACATGAACGACGCTAGATTCTTCTCGAATACGTCGCGAAATACCGCGTATTCCGCCATAAGGTCGCGAAACAAGCGTGCATAAATCTCAGAATAGAACGAGTTTGAACTCGCAGTCGTGAAAATCGATGACGCAATCCGGTTCATCACCGCGATCGTATTATGATCTTCTGATTTATCATCAGTAGACGCCGTAAACAGCGCCGCGATTTCTTTCAGGATATTCGATAACATTGCCGTATATGTCTTGTCAGTGAGTTTGTTAAGATACGAACGAATATTATCAATACTCAATTCAATGCCCTCCTTCTTTTGAAGTTCAGTCTTTTGAAATGCGAGGATTGTCTCCCACTCGCTATTCGGGATTTGCTGTGATGCGTTTCGCTGACGCGTGATTGTACTTCCACCGGAACCTCCGTGTGCTATCGATGATGAATGTCTTGTAATAAATGAATCATTTCCACCATTGCCACCATTGCCACCATTGCCATTGCCAATTCGAGTTTGGAATGTATTAGCACTGCTTCCTGCAACATGATAACCTGTCGCCGTAGTCGTAGTCGCCGTCGCCGTCGTTGCTCCGTCACTCGCGCCCGCGCCCGCACTATTTCCTAGTTCTGACCTAATCGGAAACACCGGTGTCTTCACATATGTAGGCGCACCTACCAAATCAGCCAACTCGGAAACAGACTTCAATACATCATCTGTCAATTTCAGGTCAAATCCAATATTCATAAATGCGGCGTAATCAGGAAGGTCATAACGATGGGTAATTTTTGCCATCACGTTCGTTCGTTGTTTGTGTGTGCGTGAAATGCGTCTATTATAATACTATATAATGCTGTTTTATATCAATTTTATTTATAGATAACAATTCATTATTCTATCGATTAGTATTTATATAATGGAATGCGGTTTATATAAATATTCAACGGTTTAATTATATTGTATACGATTTTTTTGAATTGCGTGACCGTATTCTACATTTATGACTACGGTTACAGTGGCCTTTACGAGTACGAGTTTTCTTACGTATTGTTTTCGTTTTTTTGCGATTACTTCCTCCTTTAGTTACAGTTACTGCTTGTTCGGACTTAATTAATTCGTGTTTTGTTAGCATTACACGCATAACAGATGGCAATGATTCTGATTTATCAATTAGTTTATATCGGTCAGGATCGGTGAGGTCCCAATGTCTGCTCACTTCTTGTATTTTATCTACAAACTCACATAGTAACTCAAAACATTCAATAATATATAAACGGATTTTATCGATTGCCCTTAATGCGAATTCTCGCATGCGAGTTTTAATAGTTTGTGATACAATATTACTATCGGTTTCTGGGTGAGTTTCATTAAATGTTTTTGTATATTTGTCTACAAGTTGTGATAGTATCTCTTCACTTTTGTAACCCGTATAACCACCTTTCTTTGAATATTTGGAGTCGAATACTTTTATATTGAACGTATTTATGTTTTTCGCCCTGTAAGCTTCTCTTTTGTCTATCATCTCCTTCCGATACATCTCTTTTTTTTTTTCTTCTATCGTGCTTTTAAATTTTAACCTATCTGTCCAGTTGGATTCGGCCGGTTTAGGTTTTGGATAGTTTAAATGTGGATCAATATAATCCTTCAAATATTTACAAAGGTCGTCAATATCAAGAACCACATCATTTAACGTAAAACTAAAGTTATATCCATGACAAGATTTTAGTGTTTCTATAAATGTATCACCTGGTGGCAAGATTTCACTTACTTCAAACTGATGATTCTGAATCCACTGACAAAGTTTAGTATACCCCTTATCATCAATTACACCTTCTCTATAAATTACAAAATTATAAGGTTTAAAATCATAACCATCTAAATAATTATCACTTAAAAAATCGTATACAGATAATCGTGATTCTAACCTAATTATAAATTCTTTTAATTCGGTTTCTTTTACAACTTCTTTCACTCTCCGTTCCGCTAGATGACGATCTTCTGCTGCCTTTTCGTAACGCGCCCTACTAGCCCTATACCCTAAACCCGCCATCGTAATCTTAACTACTAGTTATATTATTATCTTATTATTATATGTAAATATTGTAAAACATACTCATAATATACAATCGAATGAACACGTTAGATTATACGTTGTCTATAATATTTTAATATATAACTCTATAACAATGATACATTCTACAGGAAAAATATTTGAATTATATACCGCTAGATCATGTGCCGACTCATCGAATACAATCGCGGGGGTGAAAACCCACATCGATTCCAATCTCTCAGTGCGTGATATTGAAAAGAATAAATATGGCGAAGTATTCACTCCGTATTCTTATATCTGCGAGTTATTGGATCAACTTCCTGCGCGGGTATGGAGCAGTCCGGCACTACGATGGTTAGAACCCGCGTCGGGTATCGGGCATTTCTGTGCGGTTATTTATATGCGACTTATGGATGGATTGTCTGCGATGTTTCCGGACCCTGGCGCCCGACACGAACATATTATCCGGAATATGTTGTTTATGGTGGAAATAAATACGGCAAATGTAGAACGAACGAGAGATTTATTTGGTTCATTGGTGAATATAACGTGTGCGGATTTTCTGGATCCGGCGACGTCGGTCGCGGGTGCGACGATCCCAACGATAGACATCATCATCGGTAATCCCCCATTCCAAATGCCGAGAGATGAGACCATTCGGGTGGGGAGTAAAGGAGGACGAACATTATGGGACAAATTCATCGTGAAATCTCTCGACATATTGAATTCAAATCTTGGTAAAGAGGAGAGATTCCTATGTTTCATAACCCCGCCTGTATGGCGGAAACCGAACAGTCATCTTGGTTTGTGGACGCGTATGACGAGAGATTCGTGTTCACTACGATATCTTCATACAATAGATAAGAAAATAGCAACCCGTGATTTGCAGGTTCAGCAAAGAATGGATTTGTATATAATCGCCGTAGGATTCGGCGATACGGACGGCGGCGCCCGGGACACATGTCCCATCATCGAAACAGGTTGGTGTAGTCAATCCGTGAATACCATCACACCGAGAGATTGGCCATTCTTACCTAATTCAGAATTCGATTTTATAAAGAGTATCATCGACCCGAACGGTCCTGACCCCCGAAGGGTAATCTACGACCGCTCCGCCTACGGCACCGATCTCCCGCATATGTCGCCAGAATACCGCGCCGGAGAATTTATTTATCCGGTCGTTCATACAATGACGAAGAAGGGATTGGGACTTTGGTATTCGAACACGAATACGCGGGGGAGGCATTTCGGAGTGGCGAAAGTCATCCTTAATTTCAATGAAAAATTGTACCCATATTTGGACATGAGCGGTGAATATGGAATGGGGCAATTTTCATTCGGGTTGCCTGTGGGTTCGGTGGAGGAGGGGGAGTCAATCGTGCGTGCATTGACTTCTCCACAGTTTCGGGCGGTGATAAAGGCGACGAAGTGGGGGGCGTATCAGACGGATAGGCGGATGTTTGAGTATTTTCGGGATGATGCGTTCATATATTCTTGCTAAACATACGTGATATCAAAATTATTTTTTAGAATATTTTGTTTTGCGATTCTTAATCGATTTGCGGGTTTTACGGGATTTACTGGTTTTACGGGTTTTCTTTACCTTTTTGGATTTGCGACGGGCTCCGCCACCTTTTTTAAGTCCAACAGTAACATCAATAATATGAATTAATTTGTCATCAAAAAATACATACACCGAGTGATCTCTCTGTGTTAATTTCTTATCTTCTTTCTTATCGTATATCGCTTCATTCATATTTTTTTCAAATGTAGCTTTGTCAGTATAGGGTAATTTTTTGTATATAGGCCAAACATTGTTGTTTGAATCAGGTTCAGTAAACCCTGTACAAAATACTATGGTAAGCGAGTTATCCGCTGGAATTGATATCTCGTATGGTTCGATCTTGTTTTTAATGGTCAACATAGGAGGATCTGTATCCATGTTTATTTTGATGACTCTTGCACAGTTCATGGTGGTCCATCTACTGGAAGGAGTATCATTATCATTAACATTTAATTCATATAGCAAAATGCGGGGCACAGGCGGTTTTGCTTCTGCTGCCACCTTTGCTTCCGCTGCCGCCTTTGCTTCCGCCGCCGCCTTTGCTTCCGCCGCCGCCTTTGCTTCCGCCGCCGCCTTTGCTTCCGCCGCCGCCTTATCTGCTGCAATCTTTGCTTCTGATGCTGCCTTTGCTTCCTCCGCCGCTTTCTCAGCTGCCGCCTTTGCTTCCTCCGCCGCTTTCTCAGCTGCCGCCTTTGCTTCTGCTGCTGCCTTTGCTTCTGCTGCTGCCTTTGCTTGTTGTTGCCGATTTTTATAGTCTTTTTCCCAATTGTCATTTTCTTCTTGTTGCATCTTTGCCCATGCTATATGTTTGTCTCTTGCTACTGCGTTTTTGTACATTTCTTCTTGTTTACGTCGTTCAGCCTCGGGATTATACCGCTGGTCTTCGTCGTCATCGGATAAAGCCTGCCATGCGCCTTGATTGCCACCGTCCCACCGACCGTTATATGCATATTTAGGAGGCATTTTATACATTACAAACATATAATAAAAATACAAGTTATGACCGGGAAATTAAACCCCCTAAATAAATACATCAGTAACCCCTAAATAAATTCACTTATTGATAATTGCCGACTTCAATCGGTTCCACATTGTTCTATTCCGGGCGGAATCGCATGTTTCGATTTGCGTGGCCTTGGCGAAGGCCCTCGCCGTGAACGCAGTTCTTTTGGTATGAGCCACTGTTGTTGCTGATCTGCTGGAGGCGCTGGAGGTCGAAGTTCCGACTCTGGTATATTTGATAATGATTGCGTTGGCGGGACTCATTCGATTGATTCGTTGATTCGTTGATTCGTTGATTCGTTGATTCGTTGATTCGTTGATTACGATGACTATCATCATTACATTATTTACAAAATCATTTCAATTTTGTTGGACCACGGCGACTACGACGACTACGACGACTACGACTACGTGAATGTTTTTTGGTATTTTTTGTTTGTTTGCGTTTTATTGCATTATATATACGACGACGACGACGACCACCTTGTATATTGAATAATGATAGTCTGCGTTCTGGGTCTGAGGGAGGTAGTGACGCGATATATGCATCAACTGATTGTGAAATTGCGGTATTTGTATCTATATAATAGTCAATCCCTTCTGGTTCTAGTATTTGAAGCAATTGAAGTTGGTATGTTTCGTAATTGGTTCTATATGTTTCGAAATATTGAAATAAAGAAAATATTCTCCTGCATTTATTATCGTTAAATACGGGTTGTGGTTGTGGGTGTGGTAGTGGAAATACATTATCATAAAACATTTCGGCAAACCAAAAATAACTATGCCATTCAAGCATATCCTTACCCTTTGCTGGAGATGAATTTATAATGTATTGTATTATTATTGAAAATGTGGCGTAATCTAATACGGGTGGCAGTGGGTGATTATGTCTCCAAGAAAAACCCCAATCAATTAATAAACATCCGCCATTGTTGAATCCTAATGGGGATGCATCAGGTACAATACGATTATGCTCGGCAAATGACGAAACACCGCCATATATCATAATATTTCCCGAATGTAAATCGCCGTGGCAATAACCGGCCATGAATAGACGAAACACTAATGAAATAATACAAATAAATAAATATATTCCCATATTATTACTAAAAACAGTTTGAACTGTAATCTCCGAATTGTCTGGTAATGAAAGAATTGTTCCAATATTTCGGGTTACGGCATTCTGTGATATAACATGTTGTTCGATGTCACGCCTAGACTGTTCTTCCATACCACAATCTTCTGTATCAAAATTAACAGAATACGGCATAAATGCGATACCATATTTTATTTTCCTATCAAAAACTATTCCAGTTGTCGAAAGTACGTATTTTATAAAACTATTATATTCGTCATTATGCGGACCAACACCAACCTGACCATCAACACCAACATCAGCGTCAACAACCTTGTGATAAAATAATGGCATACATACAGAATTCAAATTATTATTCGTTTTAGCATAAATATCCATTTGTTTATTACATTCATTATTGAATGCGATTGAAGTTGAAGTTGTCATCATTAATGGTCTTTTTTTAGGTTCAGTTAATTTAACCTGCGAAACATACTTATATCGGTTAGTCCGAACCGGGTCTGAAATAGGAACTAATTTCATAAAAATAATATCTTTATCCGAGTGTATATCCTGTCCTATCCCAGTAGTATCTTTTATACGGTCTACGGTTACTCTTTCTGTACCGTCTGGTTGCCTAATAATTGCACCACCTCTTTCAATTTTGAATGTTTTAAATGGATTAATATCTGGATCCATAATCGTAATACGAAATCCAATACCATATGAACCCTTAGATATTCTTTCAATCCTATTGTTGTATTGTAGTTCTAACGTATTCAAAAATTCTATAACTCTTTCTTCCGATATTACTTCTAGTAGAGTCAACGGATGTGACATTCGATATACAATATGCTTATATATAATATAATATAATCATATTACGTAATCAAACAAGACTTAAATATATCATGCTATAATTATTAGACATATCCGACCTTTTCTTCACCTACTTAACGACATCGATTATGTCATCCACCGACGATACTCCTATCACGCCCATCGGCGTCGCTGACTCTGCTGACTCCGATTTCGCCTCTGGCGTCGCTGACTCTGCTGACGCCTCCGCCAGTGGCGTCGTTTCATATTCCGAATTCAAGAATTGGGAAGACGTTGACGAAATATCCCCCGACCTTCTTCGCGGTATTTACGCCTACGGTTTTGAAAAACCCAGTCATATTCAGCAAAAATCGATTCTATCGATTATCCAAAAACGCGACGTTATCGCACAAGCCCAGTCCGGAACGGGCAAGACCGGTGCTTTCACAGTGGCCGCACTTCAAAGCATCGATGTCACTAAAACCAAAACACAGGTTCTTATTCTCGCACCCACCCGCGAACTAGCCAAACAAATCTACGATGTCATCTCCAGTATCGGTTCAATGATGACGGGGTTGACTTTGCGTCTGCTTGTCGGCGGTACTTCAACGGCGGATGACGCTAGCGATTTGCGTAAATCCGCACCACATATCATCGTGGGTTGCCCTGGTCGTGTATTCGACATGATTCGCCGTAATCATATTCAGGGTTCGCACGTTAATATGCTTGTTCTTGATGAGGCCGACGAGATGCTTTCGGCCGGTTTCAACGACCAAATCTATAACATTTTCCAGTTCATGCCGTCTGATATCCAGGTTGTCCTCTTTAGCGCAACGATGCCACCTGAATTGTATACATTGACCGAGAAGTTTATGCGTTCCCCCGTGAATATCCAGGTGAAGGCGGACCAACTTACACTCGAGGGTATTCAACAGCATTATGTTGCACTTGACGACGATATCCAGAAATACCTCACACTGAAGGACCTGTTTAAGACAATCTCCGTTTCACAATGTATTATCTTCTGTAATTCCACGAAACGTGTGGCCGATCTTCATGAGGCGATGCATTTTGACGGATTCCCCGTTTGCTGTATTCATAGCGGGATGGAGAAGGGAGAGCGTGATAAAGCGTATCAGGATTTCAAGGCGGGAGTTCATCGTGTCCTCATTTCGTCGAATGTGACCGCACGTGGTATTGATATTCAGCAGGTCAGCACGGTTATTAACTTTGATATGCCACAGGATGTCCATATTTATCTCCACCGAATCGGTCGTTCGGGACGCTGGGGACGCAAGGGTGTCGGTATCAACTTCGTTACTCGCCGTGATATGCGTATCAAGAAGGAAATCGAGGTGTATTACGGGACGCTTATCACAGAGTTGCCTGTGAATTTTATGGAGGGGGTTTAATACATTATTGTGATATTGGGATCCATGGAATTAGTATTCCAATGATTAGGGTTTAAAATGAGTTTATTTATTCATTTTATACTGTAGAATCGAAAAAATAGAATACTTATGTCGTGTTGTTCTTTTAATGTTTGTTCGTTGATTACGGATGTTCGTGAATCTGTTTCTGAAATGCCGCGTGATCCGGCAGATGTTAAGACGTTATTAATGGAACATTTAGGGATTGGTTGCGGAAGCGACGCGAAGGCAGCGGCCGCGATAGCAAAACCCGCGCCTAATTGTTCGACTGTCGTCTCCGTATTTAAACACCCAATTTCATATTCTGACCCGGATAAATTACATGAATTACCGACGACGATTATTGAAGATCTCGAAATGATTCAACCTAAACCGACGTCGACGAAGATCGATAAGGTCATTGAGACCGGGACCGATAAGGTCGACGTCGACACCGACGTCGACGTAGCCGTGAAAGGTCTATATCACTACGTATTTTCCCCCACATCCGTATACGGAACCGACTATTTACCCATCTGGAGCAGGTATTATACTACAGATATCGCGTATCTTAAAAACACCCAAACACTGCTAGAAATGTTTGATAATGAACTGCTTGAACGCAATATCGTGCAGAATATGGGTCACGCCGGAAGCGTCGAGGCGTTTTCCACAATGAAAGAAACATGGACCAACTTCCGTGGAAACAGTAAACTCGCGGATTTCAAAGAGAAATTCAGTTACGTTGAAACCCCCTTTCTATCGAAACTGAATACCTCGTCATCATTCCTCCAAATATTAAGTCTGTATAACATTTCATCCCCTGTTATTGCTCTATTGACACCGATTATTGTCCTTATTATCCCCTTTTTCATTCTGATTATGCGCGGGTTGAGTGTGAGTGTGTCGGAATATATTGAAATCCTAAAAACAATTATCGGGCAACACTCGGTCGGACGTATTTTAAACAATTTTAGCGAGGTATCAATAGAACAAAAATTGTATATTTTGATGTCGGTCGTCTTTTACGGAATCCAGATTTATCAAAATGTGATGGCGTGTATCCGGTTTTACAACAATATTAAACTCGTCCATACACACCTTCACACCATCAATGGGTATCTTACTGCAACTGGTGTTAATATGTCGTATATGATCCAACTCATCCAGACGTATCATCTCTCGTCATATGAATCTTTCCGCGAGGAACTCTCCGATAGATATACCTTATTAAACGAGGTTACAACTGCCCTAACAGACATTTCGCCGTTTTCAGTTTCTGTATCCAAATTCTTCCAAATCGGGTATGTGATGAAGAATTATTATTCGCTGTTTTCACAGACGGACTTGAATGAATTGCTGGAATATAGTTTCGGGTTTAATGCGTATATGGAACATTTGACTGCATGCCGTAGTATTGTTTTATCCGGGATGATGAATAAGTGCTCGTTCGTCGCGACGGCGAAGTCGGACACGGACACGGACGCGGACGCGGACGTGACACGCCCATTGTCACCGATAGTCGAAGTATCGGAGACCGAAGGAGACTGTGCCAAAGCACTCGAGACCGATGCACCGGAGACCGATGCACCCGATGCACCCGATGCACCCGATGCACCCGACGTCGCACTTCTCCTGCCTCCTCCACCGCCACCTCCTACGGTCATTGCCATCAAGAAAACCGGTATCACAAAACTAACATCACAGATATACGCACCTCTGAAAGCCCGCGAACACGACGCCGTCGTAGTCGTCGCGAATAACATATCACTTGATAAACAACTGATTATCACGGGACCGAATGCGGCCGGTAAGACTACCGTAATAAAAACCACGCTATTCAATATTATTTTATCACAACAAATCGGCTACGGATTCTATGACCATGCAGAAATCAATCCTTACGACTTCCTTCACTGCTACCTGAATATCCCAGATACGTCCGGTCGCGATAGTCTCTTCCAGGCGGAATCACGCCGGTGTATGGAAATCCTGCGCTGTATTATCGACAACTCCACCAAGCGACATTTCTGTATCTTCGACGAGCTTTATTCAGGGACGAATCCATACGAGGCTGTCGCGGCCGCCTACGGATACATTGATTATATATCCAAGAACCCTAATGTCGACCTTATTCTTACGACACATTATATTGAGTTGTGTGAGTTGTTGGAGAAGCGTAATTCGGGCGCCATTACCAATCTTCATATGTCTGTATCGACCCTAACGGGTGAATATTTGTATAAGATTGCGGACGGTATTTCAACCATCAAGGGCGGACTTAAAGTTCTACGTGATCTTGATTATCCAAACGAGATCGTGGAGAGTGCGAGGCAGATTATTGATCGGTCGTAATGGATAATTTATCAATCCACACCCTTAATTTGCGTTTATATATATAATAATCAGGATCGTCTGTATCTGTCACCTTGGTGAGAACGCATAAGTCTTGATAAAATGAAACACAATCTTCTTTTGTAGGTGATTGTGTTTTTGATACAGTGTCGTAAATCGCGTTTATATTCGCACGAGAATCTTCGTGTTTTTTATTGAATAAACTCTCATATAATGACGAATTCAGATAATTTATGATATTCGCCATTAACTCGACTATTTTGCTTGTATCTTCCATGATAATCGTGATTGTATGTTTTATGTTGTATGTTTTATGTCGTATTTATGTCGTGTCGGACTTATTGATAAGCACATTCTTCGCCACACGCTTTATAATCTTGGATATATTCCCTTCCTCTGCACCATCTGTAACCGTCTTCGACAGTTTGAAATATTGCGCATTCTCTTTCGTATTACTATCCATACATCGTGGATGACGTGCGGCCCACTCCCCCATCAAACTCACATTTTTGTGCTCCACAGCAAGTACTGCATTCACCATTTTTTCATGGTCGGGTCCTTCACGCTCCCATTTATCCGCGTCTTTGACGTATAATGTCTCTCTCTTGATATCACTACAATGGACTGGACGTTTATGTACTTCCGTTTTATTCAGATTGTTTATAAGAATATTCGACATTCCTTCGACATATCCGAGTTTTCCCACACTTTCAAGATCGTCAGTATCCAATTGAATCGAATTCACGAAATCCTTCATATTCATCGCGTCTTTACATTTCTCGTTAAGAAATAGATTCATATTGAATGTCTGATTGTAACAATTCGTCAGATTATTGTTGTTTATATTATTATTATGATTATTTGTATTATTATTGGTGATTGCGGTCCCGGTCCCCGCCGTCGCCGCAGATGCTGCTGCAGTTTTATACAAACCTAATATCTGCGTCTTGAATTCGTGGTTCATCTGCATCATCGTATTTATCATATTCTTCAATTCTACCGTATTTTCAAGTTTGGATTCATTCATTATCTTCATTATACACGAAGACCCGAATTTCTTATTATGTCGCCATAATCCAGTTCGGTTGATATAGGGACGTTTACAGTATTTACATTCGTAGGCCGCGGTGACGGCGGCGTCGGTCACGTGACCACCTGTCACGTGACTATCAGGGTCAGTGGCGGGGGGTGTTTTAGTCACGTGACCTCCGGGGTCGGTCGGGTCGGCGTGATAAACCACATTATTTTCATCATCTTCATCATGGAGGTTGATTTGGATGATTTCATTGATGGGTGTTTTTTGGGGGGTCGACATTTCATAATTATCGGAGGTCGGTTTTTGGGGGATGCAATTGGCGACCGCCGTTCCGCCTGAAACGCTTGACACGCCCGAAATGAGACTGTGAATGTAATTTTTACATTTGACGTTCTCGGAACATAACCGTTGATGCTTTGATGATAAAAGATGTGTATTGAAAACCGTTTTGTTATTGGTTTTGATGTCACACGTATCACAATAATACATTATTGTAAAGGGTCAGTCTTGATGGAAATAGGATGATGAGGAGGTTGCCTAAATCGACCTGTCTATATAAATGTCCAATATTAGAACCTCGGTGGTTGGACGCGGTGGCGGGGTCGAAAAAGTTACAGTCACAAAATTTTAAATCGGTCCAAAAAAGTTGTGACTGGTCAGTAACAAAACACGCGTTTTTCGTGTTTCAAAAGTCTCCGGCGCTCATGATGAAAAGGACATTCTTGGACATGTTGCGTACAGGATGCCATAGTGGCATCATTTCCATCATTGTCCGTTTTTAGGGGTGTCTGGAATGGGTGGTTGCTCCCCGGGGCCTTGGCCCCCATTTGGTTGATTTTTTATTGATTTTTGAAGGGAATATTTTTTGGTGTTTTATAAGTTAACGGATGAAATCCGTTGGTATCCTATGGATACTTTTGAATCTAACTATTTCTGATATTTTCTATTTTTCTAATTTCAAACGGAATATTTTCGTCTGAAAAGTATCTTCAACGACCAAATCGACCGGTTCCAAACCGGAACTTTTGAATCTAACTATTTCTAATTTCAAACGGAATATTTTCCGAAGTTTTTACTCTTTACATATCAAAATCATTTATTCATACTGGAACTTTCTATCTAATCATGAAGGAATATAACCGTAACTTAACAAACATAAAACCAACAATATACAATAAATACATACAATCCGTTTATTTACAGAATATTTCGTCGCGGATTAATATATTAAATCATACACAACGAGAGAATGGGTGAATTGAGTTTTTTAACTATTATTATTAGTTTAGCCGTTTGTTCTATTCTGGTATTTGCAGTGTATCAGTATATGAAAGTCCGATTCACGGTTTTAGAGCATTCACAGAAAGAACAGGCGCTCATTTTACAGCAATATATAGAAGAATCATCGTATGATATTCAAGGATTACAAAGCATTGTTTTTAGACAGCGCGGTGGTGTGGGGGTGCAACAACAACAACAAGAGCAACAGGCGCAAATGGACACTTCAGAACCCGAGGAAGTCTACGAGGACCACAACAAGCATATTCATATGGATACAGTCATGTATGAAGCACCAAATAAACCGCGCAGCACTTTAATCGCGATATCATCCGATAGTGAGAATACTACGTCTGATGAAGATGAGGACGAAAACAGCGATAGCGACGGAAGCGAGAGCGGAAGCAGCAGTGGGAGCAGTAGCGACGACGACGGAAGCAGTAGCGACGGCGAAGAGAGCGGAAGCGAAAGCGACGACAGCGAAATCGAGAGCGAGAATGTTCACATGATCCATGATATTCATGAAGTTAAACATATAGAGATTTCAAGTACACAGGATCATCATGATAATGAACTTGAAATCGAATCAGTTACTATAATTGATGAAGAACCCGCGCTCGCACACGAAGAACCCGCGCTAGAGACAAAAACAATCACTATCGATTTAGGAACAAGTGTCGATACGGATGAACACCAACTGGCGAGTATGACAGAGTCATATTACGCGTCTACGGCGTCATCCGCTGCGTCGTCCGCGTCGTCATCTGTATCTTTCCATGGATTATCTGTTATTGAACTACGCGCTTTACTTAAGGAGAAATATAAAGGTCAGCACGACAAAATCACAAACCTGCAAAAATTGAAAAAACCCGAACTCATCCAATTGTTACATGAATAACAAGAGTACATAATATTTTATTCTCATTATAACATAATATTATGTCAACACAACCTCATTGGGCCAAGAATTATAGTTCAAGTCATAATGTATATTTTGACTTCCCGCCGTTAATGAACGATGGGCGCAATTTTGCTGGGTGGCAACCAGGTAACGCCGTAAATGCATCGATTCGTAAAGCCGAAAATATCCAATCAAACTGGGATTATCGCAAGTATTTAACACACAACGCAGATAATGTAATGAAAATAAACAGTCTTGATGCAGTCAATATGTCAGGACATGGATCATTTGATGTAGAAGCCAATCAACCGAATACGCCGTTTATGTATGCGTCGGTTATGGATACGAGAGAACCGTTTGGGTATGTCCAGAGTGATTTAAAGGATATGTATCTCTCGAGAGACCAACTTCAATCCCGGATGGTTGCACCTGAAATCACACAGGAACAATTGCTCGCATTTTCGCAGCAGCAGGGTCGTTAATGGGGATTCGATTACGTAATACGTAATACGTATAATAATGTATTAAACCGATTTTATTACATTATTATTACATCACACACAATATGCGTATTATAAGTTTTGATGTTGGGATGAAAAACCTAGCGTATTGTATTATTACAATCCCGGATCCTCCTCCCCACCTGGTAGGCGCGCAGACGACGGCAACTACGACATCGACGACGCCTACGAATTTCAACCAACAATCTCTCGACAATCTACTTCAAAATCTACATATCGAGAGATGGGATGTCATTGATCTACGGTTTGAACCAACCACCACACCCGTCGATCCGGTCGCCCCCGCACCGAAAAAGACATGTGACCATGATATGAAACAGGCGAAATTCATGTATTTGCATGCGACCTCGCCGCCGCATTCGACAGCGCCGCTTTATTGTCTGAAATGTGCAGAGAAATCCAAATATAAGATACCATCTCGAGAGATTTTACCCATCAAGCGTAAACCAGAACTATTACGCCAGAAGAAATTAGATGAATTGATAGACATTTGGAAGGGTGTCGTTGTGACATGTGACCCGGGGGTCGGACCGACGCCAGCCACCGGACCTGGAATCAAATTAAGGAAGGCGGATCTTATCCAAGAGATTAAAACAACGATGTCGAGAGATTATCTAGAACCATTCGATGAAGGTAAGTATTTGAATCACTGTGCGAGCAGCGGCGGCGGGGCGGCAACTACGCTCCCCTTCAAAAAACCTAACTATACATACGCTCACGACCTGGATTTAATAACCTATGGCCGCAATTTAATGAAACATCTGGATATTCTACTCTCGAGTATCGACGGTCCTATCGATATGATGATTGTAGAGAATCAAATTAGCACACTTGCATCTAGAATGAAGACGCTACAAGGAATGATAACCCAATATTTTATTATGAAGGATGTTCCGCAGATTGAGTTTATATCGGCGTCATGTAAATTGAAACTATTCACGGATTCGGCATTGGATATCTCATCGTTCGTAGATGCATCGACATATAGCGACCGTAAAAAGTCGGGGATTTCGATTTGTCGTTCTCTCGGCACTGGTGCTGGCAGTAGCGGCGCCCCCTACGCGACCTGGATGCCGATGTTTGAAAAACATAAGAAGAAGGATGATCTGGCGGATTGTTTTTTACAGGGATTATGGCGGGTGTATCTGCTGGGCGGGCAGTAGTAATGCGGTAAGCGCACAATATTAATGTATGTATTTTAATCATATAATCACATTTAAATATTTGACGTTTATTTTAGTATAAAGATTGTTTTATCTATAATCTATTGAATAAGAACGAAATGGCTGAAGTTATTGATTTGGGTGATTTAGATAATATTCCGACGTTTACACTCGGAGGCGGAAGCGGCGGTGGCGGCGGAAGTAAATCCGTCGGTAATTTTGGCGGCGGTATAGAATTGTTGATGAATGATAAATTCAAGGGCGGCGATTCAGGTCGTAAAAATGGCGGTGGCGGCGGTAATAGCGGCGATATTGATTTAGGTGAATTGGCTGACCTTGAAAATGAATTGAATGATTTGAGTAATCGGCGATCTTCATCATCGGCGTCGGCTGCAGCAGCGGAGGCCGCGGGAAGCAGTGGTGGTGGTGGCGGTCTGTTCGGAAATATATTTAATATCGGGCGTTCCGACGACAGTGGCAGTGGCGGAGGCGGAGGTGGCGGTGCTAGCGGCGGTGGCGGAGGTGGCGGCATCAATCTAGGATCTTCTACATCGAATACAGACGCCGATAATCGAACATGGGATGGATACGGGAAATTCAATAATATCCCACTCGACCCAGACGCAAATGTAGACCCTACACCGCAATTATCCAAAGACGATATGTTGAAAGAGAAATTTAAACTTCTTCGTAAGTTGGAGGAATTGGAGCAGAAGGGAGTCACATTGACGAAACGATATTCTATGGATTCATCGTATGCTGAAATGAAGGGCGAGTATGATACACAGATAGAAGAGCGTGAGCGTCATAATAGTGTGAAATTCCAGGGAAAGATGCTTCTTGCATGTATCACGGGGTTGGAGTTTTTGAATAACAAGTTCGACCCATTTGACCTGAAACTTGACGGATGGTCAGAACAAATGAACGAGAATTTAGGCGAATATGACGAGATTTTCGGCGAACTTCACGAAAAATACAAGTCCAAGGCGAAGATGTCACCTGAATTGAAACTTTTGTTCCAATTGGGTGGAAGCGCGATTATGCTTCATATGACAAATACGATGTTCAAATCCGCGCTCCCTGGAATGGATGATATTATGCGTCAAAACCCGGAATTAATGCAACAGTTTACTCAGGCAGCAGTTTCATCCATGTCGAATAATATGGGCGGCGGTGGAGGCGGTGGTGGAGGCGGAGGCGGAGGAGGTGCCGCCCGCGGGTCTGGATTCGGGAATTTCATGAATGATATTATCGGCAGTAACGGCGGCGGTGGAGGAGGTGGCGGAGGTAACGGACGTGAACCACCTCCTTATGTCCAACAACGCCCACCGCCTGCACCCATCGCCACAAAAGGACCAATGGCGCCTCCTCCACCGATGCGCCCTGGAGCAATGAATAGTAGTAATAGTAATAACGCATACGATCAAAAGGCGCGTCGTCAAGAAATGCGTGGTCCTTCAACTGATGTATCAGATATGATGTCCCGCCTGAAAACAAAGACGATTAATATTCAACAATCGGCCGGTGGTTCTTCTGCAGGCAATGGCAACGCAGCCGATATTACACTTAATGGTATATTGTCCGGAATGGGAGGCAACGGTAACGACGGCAATGGTCACGATCTATCTAATGTTATTAGTGTCACCGACCTGGGTGATATCCCGGGTGACGCCGCGCCACATAAATCAAAACGTCGCCCCCGTTCAGAACGAAATACCGTCAGTCTTGATTTATAGTAAATAAAGAATATAAACCGGGTTGTTTCTAATTGTATATAACACGATCACATACGTTCGTTCGTACGCACGCATACACAATCAATGGCCGCGTCATCAATAGGAAGCAATAATTTCAAAACGATTTGTGCGAAAGATGATATGGTTTTACGTAAAAATATAGATATGAAACTGTTCTCATTAGAGTATGTTTATAACAACAAAGTGATCGATATGTCGTCACTGATTAATATTAATATACATAATTTGCTATACGAGGTGAATAAGGATATTTTCGATTCGATTAATATTCAACCAGTATCGCATGACCCAGACAATACGGAGTATAATATTCTGTATATATTCAAGGATTTTGGCGGGGATTTAGGCGGATTTAAGACTTACATGTATGTTTCTACGAAAATCAATAAACGATTTGCGGGGAATGGGAATGTCGAAATCACTTTTACAAGTAAGAGTATTGCATATGAATATCATACCCAAATGTCGGAACAAAAATACAAACTTATCGAGTATCCTCTTTATATCCAAAAATACATTTTGCTAACACCCAACCACATTCAAGTGTTACATATGTTTAAACTAAAACCGGAAAATGAAGCCGAACTCACAGTTACTATGGAAAACGCGATAAGTCTTATTATTAAAAAAATGTATTTGAGGTTGAAATATGCCGTCGAGCATATTACATTATAGTGTCCGCGCGGTTGCTTTAGTGTAATATTATATCTTTAGAGTAATATGTATTTAGAACTATACAATATATATTATACATTACGATGACCGACATCGATGAACTATTATCAGAGTATATCGAACAAGAAAAGAATTTGAATACTGATAATTCAAGCGCTGCTGATGGCGCCACGACTGACACTGATACCCACACCCACACTGACCTGACAGAGACCACCGACAATTATTTCGCCAGAACACAAGAATATTATAAAAAGATGAGTTTTTACGATATGTTTTGTGCCGTGTATTTTACATTACATTCAAGTTATATTTGTTGTGCTGAATACCTGAAATACAGAACAGGATGGAAATCGAAAACAAACGCGATTATCGATGTTTCAAAACGACTCGCGACTATCAATATGATGTATGTTAAGATATTCCAGGCGTTTGCGACCAACCGTAATATCCTTTCCCCCGAACTGAACAAATTTTTCAACGATTATACAGATAATGTCGAATATACAGATGACGAATATAATGACGAGGATTTAATTGAACTACAGCATAAAGCAATGGAATGTTATCCATACAAACCTATAAAAATATTAAATAATCAAAAACCGATTAAATCGGGTCTCATGTCACTGATATTTAAGGGGCAGTTCGTAGACGGTGCGGGCGATGGCGGTGCTGGCGAGTACATCGCCATTAAATACCTTCGCAATAATATTATTACGAATTTCAACACATCGATGAATAATCTCGTCGTATTTGCGAAACTTACAAAGTATATTCCATATATACGCACCCTGAATATCGAAACTGTTATTTTACAAAATATCGTCTCATTGAAAGACCAGGTTTGTTTTCGCAAAGAAGTGACGAATATCCAACAATATTATAAAAGTTGGAAGGATTGTAACTATGTGAAAATACCCCAACCGTATTCTGAATTTACCGAGAAAATCAACCCGAATATTATTGTTATGGAATTCATAAACGGGATGAAAATAACCGAAATCGACCCTGAAGATAATGACCGGTTCGGTAAAATTCTTGCGTCATTTAGTGCGAAAGCTGCATTTTGTAATTCGATTTACCACGGAGACCTTCATCCAGGTAATATTTTATTTATTAAAGACGCGTCATCGGTTGCGCCGGCACTTGCAGTGTCATACAAAATCAGTATTTTGGATTTCGGGATTATAGGGCACCTAACTCGACTAGACCAAGAATTGCTTTTTAAGTCGACAAAACTGTTGTATCAGAAGAAATACAAGCGCGTTGTTTATATGATTTTGAAGGAAATGTCGGAAGACCTTAATCCGAATTATAATATAATTAATACATCGACAATTGTCAATTTAAACGACGAGTTATTTCATAAAATTCATAGTGAATTACACGCAGTTGTTGTTGAATACTCTACACCTGAAATCAAATTTTTAGGCGTGAATGAACTATATACAATCAATTACATTTTGAATAGTTATAATTTGACGTTTAGACGTTCATTGTATCGGTTGTTTATTACAATCGCGATTATGGACTCTATCGCTACAAAACTTGGCAGTGAGATGAGTTATATGCAACATATGACGGATGTGGTCATTGACTTATTCGGAATAGACACAGGCAATTTAGCAGATGATTAACTCGCCCACTGCTGCTGCCGCATTACCGCGAGCAATCTATATTAAACATTAGTTGTTATTATAGATTATTAAAATGAGAATCGGAATTATCGGAAACGGTTTCGTAGGTAAAGCTACACAAATATTTATAAAGAATTACTACTTGGATGCGGATTCTACGTCGTCGCCCACACGGTCGGAAATATTGCCGACTGTGGCGTCCGCGTCCGCGTCCACGTCCACGTACGATATCACGGATTCGGCATTTCGCCCCTTTTACAGACACGAACATTTCACACCGATTGGTGTATATATTTACGATATTCGCCCCGAAGCGTGCGTTCCACTCGGTATAACACTAGAAGACCTCGACCGTGATTGTGATCTCCTTTTCTTCTGTCTTCCCACTCCTCTTAATCACGACGGATCGTGTTATACGCGTATATTAGAAGATACACTATCTCGGTGTAAAAACCCCTTCAAGGTTATCCGTAGCACGGTTCCAGTTGGGTTTTCAGTCAAACATAAGTGTTATTTTATGCCGGAGTTCCTTACAGAGGCGAATTGGGAAACCGATTTTCGCCAAATGAAAGAATGGGTTGTTGGATTGCCTGTATCGGCGTCGGCGTCGGCGTCAGTAGACATGACCGAGATAAATATCTTCCAAGAACGTATCAACAATCTTATTCGTACAAGTAATCGAAACGGTTCGATTTATTCGTCTACCGTCGTATACTGCGATACAAATGAAGCTGAGCTGCTTAAACTAATGAAGAACTGTTTTCTCTCGGCGAAGGTCTCTATTATGAACGAATTCTACGATTTCTGCGGTGCAACGAAGACTGATTATGAAACTGTCGTCACAATGGCGAAACAGGATGCTCGGATGGGAACATCGCATTTCCAAGTCCCAGGACCGGATGGACGGCGTGGATTTGGTGGAACATGTTTTCCGAAAGATACACACAGTTTATACTGTCAAATGAATGCACACGGTATCACACCCCACATATATCCAGCAATCCTTGCACGTAATGATACACACGACCGCCCAGAACGTGAATGGTCCCGGGATATATGGAGGACGACAATCCCGCTTCCATCTGCGACATCAAAAGTCATTGTTGTATACAGCGACGGGGGATCCGGATCAGCGTCGTCGTATCTCACCGATATAATCAAGACCAATCTCGCAAAGAATAATGTCGTTATATTGGTCGTCCGTGACGCGGACTGCGAGAACGATATATATGTATCGCTATCGACACACCCGAATCTCATCATTAAACGCCAACCCGGCGCAGGAAGACCGCTTTTTTTCCCCCGGGTGGATGAATGTTATTATGCGTCGCATCGACGAGATACGACACTTGATGCGATGCGAGGTGTAATGAATATCATTGATTTGTGGAATAGTCACAACGAAATGATATTATATATTATAAAAAATCATTTACACGATTACGACAGCGACATACCCGAAAGAGATAGCGTGATCGACTACGCCAAAATATTCGAAGAGCATTTCCGTTTACAATTGTCAGTTATACCGAATCAGAAACGGAAACTTGTCGTTCTTTTCTAATATGTTTTCTGGTATATTTACGGTTACCGGGATTTGTCAGTTGAGACGATGATGACGCAGATAACCGGCGAATTGTTTTATGATGCGCACGTCGTGCGACGCGTGGTTTTTTTCTGGTATGGCGTTTATTACCGCCCCTTTTGGGTCCGTCCCTGATTTGGCGCGACCTTGCAGTTGATGGCCCTCCAGTTGATGGCCCTGGTGGTTTTGGTGGAGCAGGCAACAATGATTTGGATTGTTCATCGCTTTCAGTTTTCGTCTTTATCGGGGATGATGATAAGGGTGTGTCACCTGACCCGCGCGGTGTTGTTAGGAAAGGTCTAAACGTTTTTTTTGAATACGCAGTAGATGTTCTGGGTATTGTCAAAGAATCGGATTTTTGTCTATCTGACAAAAACCCAGTACTCATCAACGGTACTGGTTGAGTGCTAGGGTCAACTATTGCCGGTCTTATTACTTTCGACGTTTTCGTTAGGTCTAATTTTGGCACTGGCGCAAGCATACTCCGAACTAAAGTCCTGGTATCAGTTGAGCCAGCAGGGGACTGTTCCGATTCGACAGCAGACGGAACAATAGACGATATAGCAGGGGGTTTTTTTGACCCGATCGCGGGCGCAGCATCAGGTGGATGCGGTAACACGCTAACCGGATGACCAATCGACGTGGAAACGACCATGTGCTTCTGTCGTGGTGATGGTATCATAAATCGGGGATCGACCCCCTCTATCCCTCTATCACACAATCCTTTTTGTATCTTTTCACGTAAATTTTTTAACGTACTATCTGTAGTATCAACACTGATATTTTTTTTAGTTTGGTCAAAATACGAAAAGGAAAATCGTCCGGTTGGATTAAATGTATCTAATATTGCTTGTGTATCATGTTTTTCTACCCATCCAATAAATATATTATAAAGATGTTCTACCAATTCACCAATATCAATTAATAATTGGTGTTTACGGTCAGGTTTACTGCTTTCATTCCAAATATGAAACGCAATCAGAATAAGCCAGTTCAACTTGAAATGATAATAAGGATATTTTTTTAAAAATGTAGATTTTGCGAGTTTGATGATGGTGCCATTTTTATCTTCATAATTACTACAACTAGAAAAACCATCAAAAAGTTGTGTAAGTAATATATTTGCATTCTGAGTTGGATTTCCCCAACCTATTTTTTCCTCCATTTTTCCTGGATTTGGAGTAATAATCTGTTTTGTCAAGTCGATCACAGATTTTATTCCACTTTTTATATCTTTCTCTTTTATTTGTTTAAACATTTCCTGGAATACGCTCACAGATTTTCCATTATCCCGTTGCATAAACGTCCACAAATTAATATACATATATTCGTATGTGTTGCTGTTTGTTGTAGGGCGAACATGAGAATTATCAAGAATTCTCACAAATTTAATAATTGATTTTTTCCACGCAATCTGGTTCCCTCGCCCTTTAGAATATTTATCTTCATTAAAATAGTCTGTCATATCATCGGTGGGTATCAATTTTTGTTTTATTTTACTATACTCGTTAATAGCATCAGTGCCGGTAATAGGTTCTACATTATCTGTAAGAGACTTTAAATCGGCGTCCTTAAATATTTCATTTACTGGTTTAAATGACAACATAAAATTTTGAACCAACGGAGATAATTTTGTTATTTTATAAATCTTTAAATTTGCGGGGTCTTTTCCTCCTCCTCGTTGAATAATATCACGTTTATTGAGGTTGCTGCCGCCACTTTGACTTCCATCATCACGACCAGAACCAACCACCGCACCACCACCAACATCGGGTAACTCAAAAGCAGCCGCACCACCACCATCACCTCTATCACTACCAACAACACCACCATCATCATCCTCCTCAACCAGTTCCAATATCGTAGTATCACCATCACCTTCCCCAGAGGGTACGAATATTGAATATTTACGACGACCAGAAGGTTTGGAGGGTTCAACCTTTTTCGAGGCGTCATCTGCCTTCTGTTGGTCGTCGACCGTAGGAGCAGCAGCAGTAGCAGTAGCAGCAGCAAGGTCGGCAGTCGCCTTTCTTTGGAGTTCGGCAGCAACCGCCTTCGCCTCAGCAACCGCCTTCGCCTCAGCAGCAGAATTTGCTTCGGCAACCGCCTTCGCCTCAGCAACCGCCTTCGCCTCAGCAACCGCATTCGCCTCAGCAACCGCCTTCGCCTCAGCAGCCGCCTTCGCCTCAGCAACCGCCTTCGCCTCAGCAACCGCCTTCGCCTC